TTTAAAGAACACGGATTCTTATTTAATTTTAAGCGTCACCTGACCAATGAACAGATACATGTGATCCGACCTGTGGTCGAGGACAATTGGGATAGAATAATTAAGACAAACAGATGGGAGTTACAAGATGAGTTTGAAAGATAATGTATTAAACGCACGAGATATGCATGCAGTAACTAAAGTAATGAAAACACAGCTCATAGATACTAGTATTTATAATAATATTAGGAAACGAGCACTCGATGAATACTCTTATTATGTAACGAGTCATATTTCACCTGAAACAATTGCCTCATTAAGAATACTGGGCTATAAGGTAACTGAGAGCCAAAGTGACGTTAGATGGGTGGTGATCGAGTGGTGAGATTAGAATCGGCGCATAAAATGCATGAATTGGCCTCTTCATATATTGAGCCGCATGAATTTGAAGATTACGTGCTTGAGGGTATCTATGAACAGGCAAAGCAAGGTAATTTTGTATATGGCTTTCAGGGTGAGTTAAGCGAACCAATTATAGAGCAATTAAGAAAAATGGGCTATATAGTGGACGTGCGAAAGATATGTGATAAGACATTTACAAAGATTGGATGGTGAGATATAGATATGAGTGTTACGGCAGAAAATTTAAGAAGGGTAGCTGATATAGTTAATGAATATGAAGAAGGTGATAATATTTTAAAAGAAATTAAAGAGCGCGCATTAAACGGGTATTACAACTATGCTTGCTATGACATTCTTACAAAGGATGAAAATAAATTGTTAAAATTGTTAGGATTTAAGGTAACAACCGGACAGAACGCTGAAAATCATTGGTTTGTAGTTGAATGGTGAGGTGAAGATATGAGTTTTAAAACAGCTGCCATGATGCGAGAAATAGCAGAAAAATTTATTGATTCTCATATTGGAGAAATGGTAGAACGGATGGAAGAATGCGCAAAACAAGGGGAATTTGAATATTCTTTTGAAGGATCATTGACCGCTCTTCAGATAAAGAAGCTTAAAGAATTGGGCTATGATGTGCAGACAGGAAATCAGTACAATCAGCCGTGGGTTATTATAAGGTGGTAATGAGGATATATAATATGAAAGAACTTAATCAATATCAGTGTGAAATCTGTGGCATTGTATATAGAGATCGGTCTGCCGCAGAAAAATGTGAGGCTGCACACATCTTACCAAAAGCAAGGAAACCAATTACAGGATATAAGTTTTATAAAGAACAAAAGTATCCTGAATATATTATGATTGAATTTGAAGATGGGTCAATTGGGAAATATAAAAGGGCTTGAAATGAGCATAAAAATATGCTATATTATGAGAGGTGATAATTAAATGTCCGATAAATATGTTAAACTCGATGATGTTATTAAAATGTTTTGTTCGATTGAATGTGGCTACGCTCCTTCTCCTTGTGTAATTGATGAAGAATGTGCAGATATTAAGCGATTCCGCTCATTATCAACTATTGATGTTGAAACAGACAAACATCATTATTGTGAGTTTTGCGCAAATCATGAAGATGGTGACACTTTATATGAAATGAATGATTGGGATGGTGGTATCGGTTTTGATTATATTAGAGATATTCATTACTGCCCTATTTGTGGTAAGAAACTGAAAGAGGAAAAACTGGAGTTTTAATATGATAGTCCATTGTAGAAATTGTAAAAATAGATACACAACTGACTGTCCTATGCTTTTTGAAGAATATGTGGAATGGGACGATGATGGTTATCATGAAAGCGATTATGTCGTACATGATAATACTGTAGATGCAGGATTTTGTGATCGTAGCGTATTAGATGAAAACGAGGGAAATATATATGCAACATAATACTAAAGCAGATGACATTCAATTTTATATTCCACCTAATATTACGGTGCCGACAGGCTTGGTATTAATGGTAGATGGCATCCGTGTGGATTATGAGCATTATTATTATACAGAAGTATTTGATTTCTATATTGATACAACTGATAAAGAACTAGCTATGAAAATTGCTAATAAGATTGTTGCGCGTATTCAAAAAGAACATAACGATTTTAAACATGGTGTGACATGGCGTACTATTTATTTAAAGATAGTTACAGAAGATGATTATATCGAGAGATACGGTATTATACGGATTATGTGGAAATATAGAGTAAAGGACAGCTATTAACATGAAAAATAAACAAGATACAATTAAATTGTTAAATGATTTAAGACAAGACCTGATGTTGGAATATCGATCTAATCCGCTGTTATATAAGAATCCACCATATCCTAAAATTGAGGCACTTGATCAGGCAATTAATGCATTGTGCGTGCTGGGACAGGTCGTTTGGGAACGTGATGTAGCTATCCAGCAGCTTGATGAATTAGGATACGGTCTGGCTGAGCGGACAAATGATAAGTATAAATGTGACTTGTGCCTGTCCGCTGAAGACTTCACATGTGGAACGATGATGCTTACAAAAGCTGAATATAATACAGTAAAGCGAGTGACTAATCCAAATAATTGGGATGATCTAGATGCAAATATGTGGAGTGGCCTTTTTAGCATTGAATGTGAGGAATTAGAGGAAAATGGCTGAATATATAAAAAAGGAAGACGTACTTGATGAAGCATATTGGCATGGTGATAGATATACCATGCAGAATCCTTATCCTAGCGGTGTAGAAGCAGTGGATGTAGAAGATATTGAGAAGATAGAAACTATTAATATCGTAAAATGCAAAGATTGTAAATACCATATTTATGATGAAGATTTATGTTCTGACTGGTGTGAACACCCGTTTATGGCTGGAATAGTAAAACCTGATTTTTATTGTGCTTGTGGACAGGAGTGAAAGTTATGAGAATTATCGATGCAGATGAACTTATAGAGCACGTATGGAGAGATAGACTTGATAGTCGTGAACGAATAGCGAATCTTGTTGAGTCAATGCCTACTGTGAAAGAAACAGAAGGGGTCTGGATAGTAGGTAAATTTACTGAGGACGCTCGTAAATATACTGATCGGTCATATAGATGCAATGAATGTAAGACATTTAGTTTTTTTGCAAGTAATTATTGTCCTAATTGTGGGACGAAAATGAAAGGGGTAAAGGTTATTGTAATATGATTGAGTATATCAACAAACAAGCAGCAATCATTGAAATGATGGATAATGATATCGATCATACACAAGGAACAGATGGCAGAGAAGTTGTGCAGATTTTAGAGGATATGCCCGCCGCAGATGTGACTCCGGTGGTACATGGGAGATGGTTGTCGATTGTATCATACAACAACACATATAAATGCTCAGAGTGCGGAAGGCTTCTTGTGGATATTGCGGACGGATTAAAGATGGTTGCCAAACATTATCCGTACTGTCACTGCGGGGCAAAGATGGACTCACAGGGAGAGGAGTGAGCAGGATGGATTTCATTGAAAGATGTAATTCGGATATAAGGAGGCATAGGATATGACGATAGACGAAGCGATTATTCATTGTGAGGAAGTGGCTATTCGAAACCTTAAAAATGAAAACAATGCAAAGTGTGTTCAGTGTGGAGAAGAGCATGTTCAACTTGCAAAATGGCTTAAAGAACTTAAGGACTATAAAAACAGGGAAGATATTGTGGAGGTGATCAGATGCCGTTATTGCAAGCATTTTATGTCGCCTCACGCTTGTTCACATGATGACGGCATGATTACAGCACAGTCGAACGGATTTTGCAGTTACGGCGAAAGGAAGGAAGAATAGGATTGAACAATAATATTTTTACCGCAATCGGATTATTTATTACATCAGCACTCTCTTTTGCATTTGTAATAGCATGTTTTGGTGGTGTTGTAACTGATTTTGATAAAAATAATGCTTGGGGCATATTTGCGTGGTTTATGGGGTCTATAATATATGGTATTACCTTTGCGGTGTTTTGCATGTAAGGAGTTAGAAGCATGGATATTACTGTTTTTATAGCATCACACGCCCATACAATAATTGGATTTGTAGCTGGTGCGTTGATGTGGGACGCTGTGTCAGAAGTCCGTCCGAAAACTTGTGTCTGGGCACTTGCGTGCTTTGTAGTTGCAGTGTGTTTGGCGATCACATGATGGAGAGGAGTGATAAGCATGAGATATAATGACCTTCCAGAGCAGTGTAAGTCCTGCCAAAACCTCAAAACGTGGGGACTCGATATGGGTGGCAATCATCTTGTTTCATGCAAAAAAGGAAGTTGGCGATTTTACATAGAGTGTGACAAGTATGAAGAGGAAGCCGATGGATGAGTATAGTGACAGAAAGGAGTGAGAAGCATGACATTAAAAAAGTTGATTAAGCAATTAAAAGATATGGAAACTCTTTATCAAGATGCGGTAATAACGGTTACGAATGAAAATGGAGAAGAATATTATATTACTTCAATACAGGGATTTTATGGAGAAGTAAGACCACATGAATGTCCCGATCCGCATGTGGTAAATTTTAATATTAAAAGAATGAACAATAGATAAGGAGCAAGAGCATGAAGAAAACTATTATAGCAATCATTGCATCTATCTTACTTGTTCTATCTCTCTGCGGATGGAAAGATGCTGAATATGGGTGGAGCAGGAATGATGATGTCATAGTTTTTGTCGATGAGGCAACCAACGTTGAATATGTAGTAGTACGTGTGTCTCATGGTGTGGGCGTCTGTCCACGATATAATGCGGATGGAACGTTGATGATCCACAAACAGAAATAAGGGGTAATGTATGGAATTTCTTAAAGCAATAATAGCTATGTGGCTATTTTCGGTTTTTATGTTGATTATGTTTTGTCATTCTACTAAGTTCCCGTCTCAGGATACACTAGTTTTGGCTCTTGCAATTGTGGCTGCGGGTGCATTAGCACATAGTGAAAAATAAGGAAAGAAATATATGAGTACTAAAAGCTGGGATTTAGTCATGTTTATTATAATTGTGCTTAATCTGTGGTGTTTAAATTTTAGAGAAAAAGATAATTTGGCAGGAATTCTAATGCATACAGGTGTTATTGTATTGGTAATTATTAATTTAGCATTAAATAATAGGGGGTAACATATGGCAAAAAAGAAGAAGCAGAAAATTAAGATTTATTTTTATGATGGTAAGTCTGATATTATTCCACAGAAATATTGGGATGATTATGAAGTAAATGACGGGCTTTTTGTCGTAAAGAAGAATGAAGCATGGATCGCATTTTATAATTTGAACATTATTGATTGTGTAGTGGTACATTGAGGTGTGATATGGGAACAAAATATATTATAGAGGTGGAAGACAAACCGTTTGAGCTGTTGAGTAAAGACGGTTTCACATCCGAAAAACTTTTTAGGGTAAAAGGGTTTAACAGTCTTGTGTTCGATTGGAATGGATTGAATATGCTAACGCCTTATACTGAATCCAATCTTGAGTTAATAAAGGAAAAGGCTCACACAAATGGGTACGGCGAAGGTTATCAAGATGGATACAGCGAAGGAATGAACGATTATTTACAAAACCCTGAAGTAAAGGAAGAATCGGATAGGGCATACGCACATGGCTACTCTGATGCAGAATCAAAGTTTAATGAAATTAGGAAAGAGGCATATGACAAAGGATTTGAGGACGGAAAAGAATTATGCCCTCTTCCAAAGGTTTGTCATAATAATGCTTATCAGAAGGGCTTGTCCGATGCTTGGGAGGCGGCGAGGAAGCTGTGGGAAATCGACATAAGTACATTACATAAGATTTTTTACAAAGAAACAAGAATGGACTGCTATATGTATTATACCGCCACTGACGTTGTTGCCAAAATCAAAGAGTATGAGGACAAGCAAGAGGAAATCAAGATTGGGAATGAAGTCAATGCGTTTGAAAAGAAACCGTTTATCGTGACAGGTTTTGGCTATGGCGACAATGAAGAAGACGTTTACTGTTACGGATTCGTAACGGAAAACGGGATATCCACAAGTGCCAAGAAGAATAGCTGCGTGAGGACAGGTCGCCATTTTCCTGAAATCGCCGCTATCTTTGAGAAAACGAGGAATGAGTCGAACGCACAAATTGACACTGAATAATATTAAATTTAGTTGAACGAACAAGGGGGGATGATATATGATAATTTCAGATCAACTTGAAGCACTAATAAAAAAATACGAGTGTGTACATATAGAACATGTAACTCCAAAAGAAGAATTGGATATTTGGGGTAAGACACTGAACCCGCATAATTTAATTAATGAACATTCTAAGGATATTTATTATGACGATGAGATTGATCGTCTAACCATTAAGAGCGCTATGCATACCGCTATTATTAATGAGAAGGATGTGATTATTATTGAAGGATTTATTCCATCTAGAACGGTAATCTGTCCAAGTCGAGATTGGGAAGATGGTGTTACCGTTATTTTTGAACATACAAATAATGCAACAACATCACTGGACTTCTTTAATTAATCAAGGGGGCAACTATGTTCAAAATGTCTTCAAAGTTTTATCTTACTAAGTTTGCAACATGTGATTCGTGTGGTAAAGCAAACGGTGCTGCTATAAAGACAGACATTATTAATGATAAGACAACCTACAAATTCTCCTTTATTTTATGTGAAAAATGTTGGAAATCTTTAATTGACAGGAGATAATTAAAATGTTAGTATATGTAATAGAAACGGGGCAATACAGTGATCGTCATGTGGTTGGCGTGACGGATAGTGAAGATAAAGCAAAAGAAATTTGCAAGGCAATTGAAGGGGGACGATTAATTTTTAAAAACAGCGCGACTTATACGCCATATGATACAGATCAATTTCAGACACAGAAGTTGCGATACACTGTAGATTTTAATGTGAAAAATGCCCCTGTCTGCGAATATGATTATGATGGATTCTATGATTATTATTATGAAAATGTAATGGAGTACCCCGGCTTCTTCATTATTTATGCTGATACTCCAGAACAGGCAATTAAAATTGCATGTGACATGCGTGCTGAAGCGGAAGCAGAAAGGAATGGCCTATGTTAACTATTGAGGATATTAAGAATGGAATTCAGGATATCACGCTGTATTCTAAACATTTTGAGGGTAATAAAGAGGCTACTCTTCTCTTCTATTTTAATGTGTGTAAGGATGACGCATGGTATGAGGTTGAAGTAGGTGAATATGATCCATCTACGGATAGTTATCATGCTCTGGATGCACACAAATTCCGTTCAATTAAGAAAGCAATTGATTGGTGGAACAAGAATCTTGAGGGGGTTACAGAATGACGTATAAAGAGCGGTATGAGCGTGATATGGATTATGCGTATGATCAGATTCAGAAAGCAACTGCTAATGCATGGAACCTGCCTGAATATAAAATGATTCAGGCATTAAATGTGGTTATGCGTTTAGTGGGCAGTACATATGAAATTGTTGCAGAGATTGGAGATAAACTAAATGGAGAATCAGAATAAAAAGCCAAATATTTATATTCCTCAGTGGCATGTAGAATCTATTTTATATTTTCTAAGAGGACATCTTATTGAGGGGGATTTAACTGCTAAGCAAATGGTATCAGCAATAGATAATTATTTAAGTGATGTAGAAAACGCAGAGACTGAAGAAATTGCAGTAACAAAGGAGAAGACAGTATGAGTTTTATGATTGGATTCTTGTGTGGGGGATTTGTAACATTTGTTGGGGTGTTGGTTGGTCTTGTTATGTATCTTGAGAGAGAGGAAGCGAATGAGGAATGATAGATTAGAAGTTTTAGTTCAGAAATATAAGGTAGAAGCAGATTGCCCTACTATTTTTTTGTCTGGTGCTATGACAGGATTGTCACAAAAAGAACAGACAGAATGGCGAGAAGTTCTAGAGAAACATTTTATGGGTCATTATCAATTCTTTGATCCAACTGTTTTTAATGCTGAGGACGAAAGTGATGAAGTTCAGCAGTTGGCTCATGAATATGATATTTGTGGAATTATTAATTGCAATTATTTTGTGGTGAATCTAAACAAAGCAAAAACATCTGTAGGTACATGCCAAGAGATTATGTTGGCATGGCTACTAGGGAAAGAAATTATTGGATTTTTTGAAGAGCAGGATTTGGTTGAACCGCTTCATCCTTGGATTGAGAACAAACTTAATAAGAAATTTGTAAGTATAAACACATTGATAATGTTCCTGACATTGGAATATTATAAGAAATGGTGGAAGGGAAGAAATGAAAGTAGAAGTATATAGGAAGAGATTGATTAATAAGATTAAGTATTTTTTTAAGAGGTTATTTAATAAACAGTACCGTATTGAGTTGGGTAAAGAAGAGATGATTAAAAGATGGCGTGCAAATCCTATGACTTTTGCACAGAATAGTTCGGGTAGTACTCTTCCACCCTTTGTGGGGCTGAGACTTAATGTAGCTGCTAAGATTATGGAGATTGGAGATTGGAGAAATAGATATGGCAGATGACAAGAAACCTTTTAGAAAGTTGACATGGAGATTAGCCGCTATTGCACGTTGTAGACAATGCTCACTGAGTGCGGCAGAATCCAGAAAATGTACAGCAGAAGGGTGTGCTCTTTGGCCTTTTCGAACTGGTAAACCACCCGCTGAGGACGTAAACGCCCTTGATTTGCTTATCTTTTCTGACGATCCGACATCTGTTATTTTCAGAGCACGTAAACCCAAAGATGAAAACGATGATGGTATTTCTACTGTTAGGACTGAGTATCCTGCATATATTGAAGATGACGATGAAGAGGATGAGGTAGACGATGATTAATAAAATATGCGAAACATGTGATACCAGAAATAGGTTGTGTTTATGTAATGGTGTTGAAGGGGATTTTAAATATTGTTTTCGTAAGGTTGGGTCGGTATATGATTTACAAGAAACCATTACTCCTTTTAATAATTTAGATGAATTATTTTTAAATAAATGCGATTATATTAGGGATTTGGATAGAGAAACCCTGTATCTCTCAGACGAATATTATGGTAATAGTAAACATATGAGATTGTTATTTGGACGATTTTTGGGGGATTCAGGTAATTCATATGATAAAGGATATCCAGTTGGATTTGTTATTTGCTAAAAAATGCTTGACTTTATTACATAACCCGCTATAATAGTTTTTGACAGTTGATAATTAAATACGAGGTATTAACAACATGGAAACCGAAATGAAAAACTTGATTCAGACACTGGAAGACACTAATGCAAACCTCAAGGACATTAAGGAAGCGCTCAAGCCACCTGATATCGAATATTCGATATCTGACTTAAAAAAACGTATTAAGTACAGTAAATCTCCGATGGAGAGAAAAATGTATGAGCAGGAACTTAATCGGCTTTATAAAAAGAGGAAAGGCATGCGGTAATTAAATGATTAACGAAGAAAGACTTAAAGCGTTTATTAAAAGCAAGTGCTATGATTTACTTAGTGTTAAACATTGTTATAAGTATGCCTGTGATTCTTTTCAGCACGCTGCTAACAATTATACGGTAGGGGTTCGTGCTTCTGATTCTATGACTAACTGGTTAGAGAATCTGAAGCGTTGGGAAAGCAGATATACTGAGGAAGAATATCTGTTGAGCCAGTTCTGTCATCAACTTGGTGATGAGTATGTAGAGATTTGGAATGAGATTGTGGGGGAATAATGTTAGAAGATACCAAAAAGACATGGAAAAATTATTTGGATGTGTTGTATTGTGTTTATATGCATGTAGCCCCCAATGATAAGAGGTATATTGGTATAACGTCATTAAAGCCTGAAGTTAGATGGGCAAATGGAGAGGGATATCATACTCAAACTGTATTTTATAGGGCAATAAAAAAATATGGTTGGGATAATTTTAAACATATTATTTTGGAAGAAAAACTTTCTTTTGAACAAGCCTGTAAACGAGAACGCTATTATATTAAAAAATATAAAACTAATTTAAACAGATGGCAACATCCTTCTTATGGATATAATCGAGATGATGGTGGTTATTCACATGTTGGTGTTCCTCTATCAGAAGATCATAAAGAAAAATTAAGAAATAATAAACATAATTTAGCTAAAAGAACTCCAATAGATTACTTTGATTTAAATGGTAAATACCTTGGTACGGCAATGACATATAATGAAGCACAAGATATAACTGGCGTTAAAAAAACTAATATATTAAAAGTAGTTAAAGGTCGGCAATTAAGAGCTAGTAAATATATATTTCGGTATCATAAAGATACACATGGAAATGATATCCCTGAATCAGAAATAAAAGGGATAAATAATATAATACGAAAAAAGTATAAGGCCAGTATTAAACAAATGATGCCATATGATGGAATTGTGTATTGTTGGGATGTACATACCAAACAATTAATTGGAGTTTATGATGATGTTAGAGAAGCCGTGCATAGACTGTATTTAGGTACAGAAACTAATGATACAGGCGCAAGACATCGTATATATCAATGTTTAAGAGGTGAAGTTCAAAGTGCTTGTGGCTTTCTGTGGACTAAAGATAAAAAACCACCAACGTTATCAAAAGATGACTATTCTGGTATGTTGCGTCCTGTTAATAAATATGATATAAACGGTAGTTATATTTGCACATTTAATTCTATAGCAGATGCTGGGCGCAATGTAGCAGAAGAAACCGGACAAAGTGCTGAAGCCGCACAAAGAAATATTAGGAAGGTATGTGATGGTATAAGGAGAAAATGCGGTGGTTTTGGATGGCAATGGGCAAATGCAAGTTAAATGAGGTATAATTAAAAATGAACAAAACGAAAATTCTAATGGTAATTGATATGCAAAACGATTTTATCACTGGCATCCTTGGTACTCCAGAAGCACAGGTGATTGTGCCAAAGGTTGTTGAGAAGATTAAGGTTAAAGATTATGACCGTTTAATTTTTACGATGGATATGCATGACGAAGATGAGTATCCGCAAACAAGAGAAGGACGTTATTTACCAATTCCACATTGCCAAAGTGATAGAGGGTGGAATATCGTGAATGATATTTTAGATACTGTTCATGCGACTGGACGTCATCCATGGATTAAAGGAAAAGAAGGATATAATACTATTGTTAAAGAAAATTTCGCAATTGAGGGGAATGTTTGGAGAACGGTGGTTAATCTTTTGAATTCATTTTTGGATATGTATGTTCCTCTTGATTATAAGGGAGAAGACCTTGAATTTGAATTCATAGGTGTTTGTACAGATATCTGTGTGGTCTCTAACGCATTCGCAATTCGTCAAGCATTCCCTGAAGCTGAAATCACTATTGATGCATCGTGTTGCGCTGGTACTACTCCAGAACTTCATAGAGCAGCATTAATGACTATGAAATCTTGTCAGATGAACATTATTAACGAGGACATTTAAATGGCTAAATATGAAGACCAATGCCTCTTCGCTATCACAGCTGATTATCGACCAAACAATGAGAATAAACCAGTTTACTACGTTTTAGCACCAAATCGGCGTAAAGCAAAGAGTAAATTCAAAGAAACAATTACATGGCTGACGATTTATGATTGTAAGCGCATTCGTCAGGAAGACAAGATTCAGGACATTATAGATCATCCAGAGAAACACATTATTATTAAATAAGGAGATATAAAATGAAGATTGCTATAATTATTCTGTTTGTAATTGATATTATTTTTGGCGCTGAAATGTGGTCGTTGCATGATAGGATTGAGGCTCTGGAACAGGAAGTATATATTCGTAAGATTGCGGATGAAGCAACATTGAAAGAAGGTGATGATACGTGAGTACATTATATGAACTGACAAATGATTGGTTGATGCTCATGGAAATGGCTGAAGATCCAGATATTGAAGAGGATGTCTTTATTGACACTCTTGAAGGAATTGAGGGCGAGATTGAGATTAAAGCCGATGGCTATGCGAAGATGATTAGACAGCTTGAGCATGATGCTGAGGCATGCGGTGCTGAGGCAAAGCGCTTTACAGAAAAGAAGAAGTTCATTGAGAACAAAATTGATCGGATGAAGAAGTCGCTTCAGGGTGCTATGGAAACTACTGGTAAGACAAAATTTAAGACAGAACTCTTCTCTTTCAATGTACAGAATAATCCTCCAAGTGTGGCGGTTGAAGTGGACATTGATAAGATTCCTGAGAGGTATCTTAAACCAGTTGAGCCAAAGGTTGATAAGGAACTTATGAAGAAAGATTTAAAAGCTGGGATTGATCTGGATGGGGTCGCTCATCTGGTACAGACAAGGGGGCTGAGGATTAAGTGATATTATTAATAGGAAGTAACGCATATAATACCAGAGACCAGACAATGGAATATTATGGTGAAGCGGATACACAAGAAGAATTATTTGCGCTTTGTAATAGATATTTAGACGATAACAATTATGACCAATATGGCTATAGGCGTTGGCTTTGTGACAAGACTCCATTGGGTAAGCCATTGTGGATAGTTGATTTCGGTAGTTGGAATCGGTTCTTTTATATATATGATTTAAACGGGCAGTTATTGGAAGATTGGAATAAAATGAATAAAGGGAATAACGAATGAATCCTGTATTTATATTTTTAGTGATTCTATTTGCCATCTTTCTTTGGGGAGCGCTAAATATTTTCTTCCCAATCATTGGAGATGTGCTTTTAGATATGTGGAATGATATTAAGAGAAGTTTGAATGAAAAGGAGTAAAGAGATGAAAGGTATTGTTGGTGGCGTTTTTTCGGCTATTGTAATTGCCCTTGTGGTTATTTGTTGTTTCAAATGTACAGAGAGGATTCCTGCGGGCTATGTAGGTGTCGTGTATAAGATGAATGGTGGTATTGATGACGAGGTTTTGTCTCAGGGATGGCATGTTGTTTCACCTACTAAACAGATTACACTGTATTCTATTGGTATTGAGCAGTCTTATCTTACTGCTGGAGACGATGGGGATTCTGAGGGCGATGATAGCTTTGAGGCTCCTTCGAAGGATGGTAAAGGTCTGAGGGTTGATGAGACATTTACTTACAGATATGATCCTGAACGGGTCGCTGAAATCTTTACAAGATTCAAAGGTCGTTCTGGTAAGGAAGTACTTCGTACATTTATTAGACCGAATGTAATGTCTTGGACTAAGGAAGTCACGCCCAGATATTATATGACAGAGATCATCGGTGAACAGCGTGGTGCGGTTAATATTGCTCTTACTGAATATCTGAAAGAGAAATTTGAGCCTTACGGAATTATCATCGAGAGTGCGTCACTGATTGATGTCAATGTAGATGAAGAAACAGATAAGGCAATTCAGAAGAAGATTCAGGCTCAGCAGGATTTGGAAGTTGCTAAGATTAATAAGCAGACAGCTTCTGTAGATGCTGAAAAGGAAAAGGAAGTTGCGCTTATTAATGCTGAGAAAGATAAAGAGACAGCTAAGATCAATGCAGAAAAGGCAAAGATTAAAGCTGAGGGTGATGCAGAAGCTAAGAGAATCGCTGCTGAAGCTGAGGCAGAGGCTAATAAGAAAGTTGCTGGTTCGTTGACTCCAGAACTTATTGAGAAACAGAAAATTGAAAAGTGGAATGGTACTGTTCCTCAGATTCAGGGTAGTTCCACTCCTATTGTAGACACACGTAATCTTACAACAACAGAGGAAGGTGATTAATATGAAATTTGAGTGCAAGAGTTATAATCATGCGCCTGAAGTAACATCAGTAATTGAGGAGGTTAGATCAAATGGCTAAGGATAAACATGGTAAGCACAAGGAATGGTGTAAGAACTATAAGGCAAGCGGACAGCGTGAAGTTAATAAGGTAAAGAAGCAGGAACGTCATGAAAAGCAACTTGCATATTTTGCAAAGCGCCGTGAAGAGGGTAAGACATATACTTATCAGAAGAATCCGTATGAAAAGGATTCTAGGGCGTGGCTGACTGAGCGTGCAAAACGTGCTGAGAAGACGCATAAAGATCCTAATGAGTATCGGCATTACGCAAAGGTGTTTGGGCGTCTTCAACGTGATCTTGACCGTGAATATGCTGAGGCACGTAAGGAAGAGATGAAGACTAAGAAACGTAATAAAAAGATTGACGCAAGTGATAATTAAAGCTTGACAAATAAGCGTGGTTTGATAGAATATAATTAAATGTGAGGTGATTGTATGAACAGATTGTACAAAGAACTTGACAGGATATTGTGGTCTATCCGACCACGCTTTTATCTCTGTCGTGATGTAATTGTAGTTAGATGGATGAAGTATGAATGGTTGATTAAAAGGAGACATATGTTATGAAGATTCAAGTAAGAAATGGCGCTTGGGAGACAAATAGTAGCAGCATGCATTCGTTGCTTATTATGAAAAAGCGTCAGACAATGACTCAGGCAGAGATCAGGGATGAGTTCTATCTTGAAGATTGGTACAAGGAGCGTGGAAATATTCTGCGCTTGGATTCTTGGGACAATGATTTTGGTAGAGAATTCAGGGTACTCACGTCATTTAGGGACAAGTTGTCTTACGCAATGGCTGCCATGCTTGGAAACTGCTATAACTTAAAGAATTATATTAAGGCTGGCAATGAGTTTATGTACACCTTTGAGCCGATGTTGAAAAAGTTAGTTGGTGTGGATGAAGTTGAAATGCCGATGGAGTCTGAGTTCTTTAGAGTTTACAGTGATACTGTAACAGATGATGTTGAGCAGGATTACGAGACTTATGAAGAAGTGCCCTATGAGGATTTGGTTTACGATGAGACCAAAGAGTATGGGCGTTATAAGGAAGTTTGTAAGTCCGGTCGTAAGCAGATGGGGATTTATCTGGAAGTGCCGAAATTTGGTAGTATCGATCATCAATCCATGGGCTTGTTCCAGATGTTTCTTAGGAAGTATGGAATTACTATTGAAGAGTATTTAATTCGTAAGGATATCGTGGTCGTAGTAGATGGTGATGAGACTTGTATCTTTGGCACTATGATGGACGCTGGCCTTGTAGATAAGGATGCGATTCAGGTCTTATATTCTGTTAGCAAGTCTTATGAGAAGAAGGTGAAATCATGAGAAAGCAGATTAGGTTAAGTGTGTGGGAAACAAATAGTAGTAGTGTGCATAGTTTCTGTTTCAATAAAAAAGGATTAGAGAAATGCCATATGAAAATCCATGAAGACGGCTATGTGCATATTACTTTGGATCAGTATTTTGGTAAGGATGAAGAACAGTTCTTTAATCAAAAAACTAAATTAAAGTATATCGTTACATGGTTGTATGCTTATTATGATTTTGATAAAGCAAAAATCAGAGATGAGGGATATGTTTTCAATAATTTTAATGAAGCATTCGGCAAGTATGTAACAGAACACAATGGCGTTTTGTGTCGTGGCGTTAAAGTAGATGAGTGTAAATGGGAAGGGGCTTATGATTATTTTGATCATCAACAGCTGAGTAGCGGTTGGTGGGATGATAATTGTATAGTGAACCTTTGGGACTCTGAAGCATGTGTTGAGTTTATTTTTAATAAGTACGTTGGATTGGAGACAGGGTGTGATTAAATGATTAAAACCAGAGATGATATTGGTAATATGTTGGCTTTTGATGAACGTTATAGTTTTCTTGGCAAAGAGCCTCTTGTGGGAAATATTGTTCTTTTAGGACTTGGTGGTAGTTATGCCTATGGTACTAACAATGAAGACAGTGATATTGATATTCGTGGTATAGCTACTCATAATGCTCAGGACATTTTGACCCGTAAAGGATTTGAGCAGGTGGTTAACGAGGAAACTGATACAACTATTTATTCTCTTGAAAAGATTGTGAACCTTCTTTCTAATTGTAATCCTAATACAATTGAGATTCTTGGCCTTGAGCCTTGGCAGTATTTCTATGTAACAGATATCGGTCAGGCGCTCATTGATAATAGAGATATGTTTCTTTCTAAGCGTGCCATCCATTCATTTGGAGGTTATGCGGGAAGCCAGCTTAGACGTTTAGAGAATCGGGCTGCTAGAACTATGGAGCAATCTAAGCGTGAGGAGTTTATTTTGCGCAGCATTGAAAATGCTAAATATACATTCCCCGCAAAGTTTTTTGAACATCCAGAAGACGCAATTAAGCTATATCTTGATGAAGCAGTAAATCCTGATTATGATACAGAGATTTTTATGGATGTTGATTTAAAGCATTATCCCCTTCGAGATTATAAATCAATGTGGTCAGAGATGCTTGCAATTGTCAAAGAGTATGCAAAAATCGGGGCTAGGAATCGTAAAGCAATTGAACGTGGTAAGCTAGGTAAGCACATGATGCATCTGGTTCGGCTTTATCTGATGTGTTTTGATATTCTTGAAAAAGGCGAGATTATTACTTATCGTGAGAAAGAGCATGACTTTCTTATGGATATTAGGAATGGTAAGTATCTTGATGATGAAGATCATCCGGTCGCAGAATTCTATGATATTGTAGATGATTTAGAAAATAAGTTACAATATTGGAAAGAACATACAAGTCTTCCCGCAAATCCTGATTATGATAGGATTAATAAGTTTCTTGCCGAGGCAAACTGGGCAGTGGTTAAGGAGTATAAAAAATGAAAGAGTTAGCACAATATCAGAATGGTAATACAATTACTACCATTTACGATGATGGAACAAAGATTCATGTAACAGAAGATGATGATTTCCGCTTTCAGTACAGTGAATCCTGTGATATTCAAATCTCACAGTGCTGTGATAATGGGTGTGAGTTTTGTTATGCAGGTTGCTCTCCTACTGGTAAGCATGGTGATTTGACCAGTTGGAGATTCTTGCATACCATGCATCCTTATACGGAGATTGCTATCAATCTTCAGTTTCCTACTCCACCTGATTTGATGGAATTCCTGTATACTATGAAAGCACAGAATGTATTTGTGAATGCCACCATTAATCAGAAGCATTTTATGAGCGATTACGGTCGGCAGTTTGTGCGTTTTCTTATGAAGATGGGACTGATTAAAGGGATTGGTATTTCATTGGTTGATCCTACACAGGAAGGATTCATTGAAGCCATTAAAGAATTTCCAAATGCTATCATCCATGTAATTGCTGGGGTTATTAATCCTGAGGATATTAATGCTCTGGGTGATCATGATTTGAAGATTCTTATTCTGGGATATAAGCAGAAGGGTCGTGGTCTTCCTTATTATAAGGATAATAACCAAATGATTCTGGATAATATTGCATGGCTTGAGTCTGGGATTGTAGAGCTTGCTGACAAATTTGAAATCGTGTCCTTTGATAATTTGGCGCTTGAACAGCTTCATATGAGAGATAAGCTTACAGATGAAGAGTGGGAACTGTATTATGCAGGTGAAGACGGGACAGTTACTTTTTATATTGATTTGGTAAGTGGAACATTCGCAAGAAGTAGTCTTTCTGAAATCCATTACCCTATTGGTAATAAGAGCATTGATGATATGTTTCAGATTGTAAGAGAGGAAGTTATGAATGAGTCAAAGGAATTGTCCTAACTGTGGGGCACCATACAAAACAGAATTAAATACTTGTCCATATTGTGGAACTTCGTATTTTGATATGAGTGCTATTGATGTCAGTGAGAATAAGCCATTTTATTTGAAACTGAAAATGAATGGTATGGTATTTACTTCTAAAGTTATTGCTGAGCCTGATATACAGATAGAAGTTAATCAAGATGATTATTGTGCTTATAATCATAATGGAGACAAGATATATAGAATTGTAGCGAATCGATATTTAGATATAGATATGCATTTTACATCTGTACATGATTTTAAAGAACCATTATATACTGTGGAGGTTAAATAATGACTTGGTTTGAAACGAAACTGGATGGCTATGATTTTTGTGTGCAGTCTGGAGATTACGAGGTAAGACGTAAGGGTGAACAGGTCGGATTGTATTATTATGATCATAGAATTGGTTGGTGCAACGATGTTAAAAAGGGAATGTTTAGAGCATGGGTTCTTGAGTTGTATGGGAGAAAAAGAAATGGATACTGTTGAGTACAATAAAGTATTGGTTCAAAAGTACCCTTGGCTTTATCCACATTATCAATGGAGTGGTGAAAAAGTTGAGGACTATGATTATACATGGACTGAATTAGATGCATTGTCTGAAGGTTGGCGTGAAGCGTTCGGGGAATTGCTTTGTGAGGAAATTCAAGAAGAGTTAGAGAAGTTTGATTACGCAGATAAATATAGTATTGCACAGATAAAAAGCAAATTCGGTGAAATGCGCTGGTATGATAATGGATGTCCTGATAAATGTAGAGTCCATGAAATTATTGAGAATTATGCGGCTATAAGTGGTTATATTTGTGAAGCATGTGGTGAACTTGATGTACCTAGTACTGACGGCTGGATTATGCCAGTGTGTAAAGAATGCATTAAAAAGATGAATTATAAAGACCCTGATGCATATTGGGAGCAGATTAGTAAAGAACAGTTTCCTCATACTCTCCCGCTTACACGTAGGTATAGACGGTGGTCTCCTGACAAGGATGAGTGGGAAGAGTTTGTTGTAGATTTGACACCAACAGTTCAGAAGATTCGGAAGCGATATGCAGAAAGGCATGGTGATTGAATGTCAGCGTCACTTTATTTTGATAATGCTGCTACTATGCAGCCTGATGAAAAAATGATACAGGAGTATGGCTCCTTGTGTAGGGAATATTGGTGGAACCCCTCTTCTATCTCTCAGGGATCGATGGAGACACGACAGGCTATTGAGGATGTACGACAGGATATTTTGAAGCGTATTAATGGTCAGGATGGTGATAAAATTATTTTCACATCTGGAGGTACAGAAGCCAATAATCTAGCGATTAAGGGGTGGTGTTGTGAGAAGTATCATCATTGGAATGCTCCTCGTGGGTCTTCTAAGATGTTTGATTATTATCGTTTAACACCATCAATTTTTGTCTCAAGTCTTGAGCATCCTTCTGTTATTAATCCCGCTGTATGGCTTTATGAAATGGGGATTGCCAATAGTGTGAATATAGTGAAATGTCATGATAGCGGTATGGTTGATTTAGAATCATTAGAGGAGCGTATTCGTTATACACCAAATGTCAAACAATATCCAATTCTTGTGTCAATTATGATGGCAAATAATGAAATTGGGTCAATTAATGATATTAAGGCAATTAGTAAAATTGTACACAAGTATGATGGAGTGTTGCATGTAGATGCAGTTCAGGCATTTACACATATGAAAATTGATGTACAAGATATGGGTATTGATATGATGTCGGTATCTGGTCATAAATTTGGTGCGCCTCATGGGGTCGGCTTTTTGTATGTGCGAAATGGTATTGAAATTAATCCTCTTCTGCATGGTGGTGGTCAGGAAAAAGGAATGCGGTCAGGCACTGAAGATGCGCCCTCTATTATTATGATGGGTCGGGCTATGGATCAAGCATACGAAAATATGGATAAAGATAATAGGAATTTGAAAAGATGTAAAAGTCTTTTGTTGGATTTCCTAATGACAAGATATGACGTAAAGATTAATAGTCCTTATAACGGATTGGCGAATATTGTCAATGTTACTTTTAATGGTATTGATAATGAACAGCTGATAACTAATCTAGATATTTTTGAAGGTTGCCAAGTGTCTGCTGGTAGTGCTTGTCATGCGGGGGTTAAAGAACCTAGTAAGGTATTGCAGGAAATTGGGTTAACAGAAAAAGAGATTAATAGCACTATTCGTATTAGTATGGATAGGGACGTGACTGAAAACGAACTTCAGTTGTTTGTGCTTGGTCTACAAACTCAAATTAATAAGCTTAAATTGCTATAAACAAAGGAGGCCAAAGATGCATGGGTGAATACGGAATAAAAATTAAAAACATCGTTGTCGGAAGCCTTTTAGAGAAAAATGCTGGTGTCCGTGATCATATTGATATGACGGACGCCATGTTGTGTAATAGTCTTTTTCTTGATTACATGAAGAAACATGGGCTTGATATATATAAAGATACATCAACCAGAGACGTAATTGTTCTTGATTTTAAATATGGCACACGTAGCTATGAACAAGAAAAGGCGCATTTAAAGAAATGCATTAAAGATACAGAGAAGAATGATAAGTTAACTGAAGAAGAAAAAACACAAAAGATACAATATTTTAATGAGTTATTAGTGAGAGCTGAAGAAAATCAGGACAAGTATGTTAGATATAATCGGGCTGAAGCAAGGGATAAGGTTTATACCGAGGGTGTTGATGTGACTTATCCTGCCGCTCGTAAAAATCAGGAACCACAGACAATACATTATAAGAGGTTGTTCAGGACACCGGGCAAGGCTAAAAAGGGAACTGTTGATTTTATTAGAGAAGAATTGTATGACATAGCTAAAGAATATTTATATATGGGGATTGATTTAGATGAATATGAAAATCCTCTTCTGGTTGAAGCTGAAGCATATTCTTCTTTGGCAACTAGTACTATTATTGGGAAGATTAAGGTTAATCCCTATGATATATTAGTACTTGATGATTATGATTCTTTTTGTTTTAAAGATATTATAAGCATTGAAAAGGGTGATGATGGACATGTTCATGCAGTAAAACGTGAAAATGCTAAAATTGGTAATTCAATGTTTGACGGGCAAGGTTTAATTGATCATAACTTTGTTCATGCGCAGTTTCCTAAAACGAATGGATTTGTTCTTTTAAGAAATCACTTTTGTAAAATGGCGTGTTTTGACACAGATATTCAGGGTTTTTTTAGAGATTATGCTGCTGATCATGATATTGATTATGAGACATGGAAGCTGACAGATATATTTGGTCATGAGCATTTGGTTAAAGACGTAAAAATTATTTGCCATGAATCTGCAATGAAATGGTGCAAATTTATAAATGATAGAATTAATTATGATTATTGGTGTCAACGAGTTATTGAAGATAATGATAGTTATTTTGGAATTGTTAAGACGGCGAAAAAATCTAAGTTGGGTGATGTTCAGAAAATGAGTTATCAGCATGTAAACTGCATGTCTGAGAATATTATGGAAGATGTAATTCAATGTACAAAAGAATATATTAAGGAATTAAAAACAAATAACGAAGCGTTTCTTGACTATCTAAAAAAGGGACAAAATTTTTCCAATGATTATGAAGTATTAATTGCTTTGGTTAAACACAATCCAGATTTTATTAATTCTAGTTATTTCCGAGATCGTAGGAAATTAATTATTAATACATATGCTAAAATGGCGAAAACAGGGCGAATTATTAATGAGGGAGATAATATGGTTATTGTTGGGTCTCCTTATGCCGAGTTGTTGTTTGCTGTTGGAGAAGACCCAGAAAGTGACCCAACCTTTGAACAAGAAGAATTGGCTATCCAGTGTTATAGTGAAAGATTTAAAGATGGAGAATACTTAGCAGAATTTCGTAGCCCATTTAATTCGCAAAATTCATTGGGGTATTTACACAATCATTTAGATTGGAGGATGAAAAAGTATTTTTATTTGGGTGAGAATTGTATTGCTATTAATATGAGACAAAATGATTTTCAAGACGCTAATAATGGCAGCGATCAGGATTCTGACACAATTTTAACGTTAAACCATTTATCGATTGTAGGCCATGCTAAATATTGTCAAACGGCTTTTCCAACTGTGAAGAATAATATTCCAAAAGATACTACCCGCTACAAAAATACAGCATTAGATTTATCATATATAGATAATAAATTAATGTCAAGTCAGATGGGTATTGGATTGTCTAGTAACTTGGCACAAATAGCCCTCTCCTATTCTTATTCATTTCCAGATCAAAAATATAAAGATTATGTTTGTATTCTGGCTGTACTTGCTCAGATATACATAGATTCTAGCAAACGTGCTTATGATATTGATTTAAATGAGGAAACGGACAGGATACGCAGAGATTTGAATATTAAACAAAATGGATATCCCATGTTTCTTAAACCTATTCAAAAATATAATAATAAACGTCTTGGAATGAGTACGGCTAAAATTAAAGAAGGACGTTATAATCCATCGTTGAATTGTCCTATGAATTATTTGTATAACGCTGATATTAATCCCGCTATGACATATGAAAGAGAGATTCCTATGGATTATTTTTTTATTAGGCATGATAGGGACTTACCAGTGAGGCGCAGTAAGAAAATAGAAAAGCTGATAGAAAAGTATAGTTTTAAATTGGGACAATATCAACAAAATATAGTAGATGATTCTGATGAAGATATTTTATTATTAAGAAATGATTTTGATGAATTAATTAATGACATTAAAGAAATTAGTTTAACAAAGAAATATCAAGGATTAATGTCTTTTTTAATTGATCGTGCTTTTTGTATCACACCTTATTTAAAAAGGAACAGAGCATTGGTTGCAAGTAAGATGAATAATAATCGTGCATTATTGCTTAAAGTATTATACACAATATCTCCAGAACAATTTTTAGAATGTTTTAAAGGCTGTAATTAAATATATATTGAGCGACTTAATTTTTTTAACATTCAAAAAACCCTTATATTATAAGCACTTTTTAAATATGCTAAAATAAATATATATGAAAGAAGACTTATATGATATCATATACGTTTTCAGATATAGAAACAAATAGATTACATTGAGTAAAGGAGAAAAAATTATGGTAAATAAGCAGGATTTTATTTCTAAGATTGCAGAGAAGACTGGCTTCACAAAGGTTGACACTAAGGCATTCCTTCAGGGTATGGAGGATGTTATCTTTGATGTCATGGGTGAGCATGAGGATATTCGTCTGATGAATGGTCTTACTCTGTCTGTTAAGGATGTTGCTGCAAGAGTCGGTCGCAATCCTATGACTGGTGAGACGATTCAGATTCCCGCACGTAAGAAGGTCTCTGCCAAGATTGGCAAGGCGCTCAAGGATGCGGCGAACTGAATAACGGAACCTATCACGCCTCTGTAAAAACAAGCGTACCACGATAGGTATATAGATACAATTGAATATCGAATAAATAGAGCCTATCAAGATGTCAAAGTCTTGGTAGGCATTTTTTGTATAGAAAGGGGATGCTTATGAGCGAAAGAATTATTGATGTATCTGAGCATCAAGGTAAGATCGATTGGAAGCGTGCTAAAGATTATATTGACGGCGCTATTCTTCGTACTGGATATGGAGATGATATTAAGTCTCAGGATGATAAATATTATAAATATAATGTAGAACAATGTGAAAAATACGGCATTCCCTATGGTACATATCTTTATAGTTATGCTGGTAATGAGAATCAAATCAAGAGTGAAATTGCTCACGAAAAACGATTGACAGAGGGAAAGAATGTTGTATCGCATTGGCTCGATTTGGAAGAATGGAATTTAAGGCATTTAAATAAAAAAGCAGCTACTGCATGGCTTAAAGAATTTGGTAATGATTCTGGAGTTTATGCAGGACAGGCTTTTTGGCGTGACCCGTTAAAAGGATTTGAATGTCGTAGATGGATTCCTGCTTATGGCACAAATTCTGGCAAGCAAGAAGCTAAGTATAAACCATCATTTTCTATGGATGGTTGGCAGTTTACTTCAAGAGCACATATTCCCGGCATTTCTGGAAATGTAGATGAATCTATATGGTATGTCCCGTTTAATAATAGGAAGAAAGACACATCAAATACTCAGCCTGTTAAGGAAAAGAAAATTTATCGTGTGTATAAGAAAGAAGTGGCTGCTTTAATTATGAGACATTTGTGTACTCATAAAGATCACGGTTATACACAGGATATGGATAAAAGATTTGGCACAGGTACTGAGACTATAGATATCTATGGTCATAAATATACTATCAAATCTGGAGATAGAGATTGCTCTTCTGCTGTTATATCTGCATTTGAAGCCGCTGGCATTAGTTGCGGTGGTGCTACTTATACTGGCAATATGCGTCAGTGTATGACAGGTACTGGAAATTTTAAATGGCGTCCTATGTCCTTTATTGCTCAAATGGGTGATGTTTATCTTAATGAGAAATGTCATACAGCTATGTGTTTGTCGGCTGAGCCCGATGTGTTAATGGAATTCAGCATTAATGAGAAGGGTACAGCAAATGGTGGCAAAGTCGGTGATCAGAAACAGGTAGGTAATTATGATGAGCAATACGGACGTGGCGAAAGTCATTTGAAGATGTATTACTCTTATCCTTGGAACGGTATTCTTGAATGTGTGAATGATGAAGTGGCTTTTGAGATTGAATATGAGGTTGAAAAGACTGGTTCTAAATCTCAGGTTGTTTCTGAAAAAATCGTAGAAAAGAATATTAAACCTGTAGTTAATAAGGCTATTGTAAAGAATACGAAAGAAGTAACGCCTGAAATCATTGCAGACGTATATCGTGGTAAATATGGTAATGGTGCTGTTGATGGGTCGGAGCGTTTTACTAAATTAACTAAAGCAGGATATGACGCAGTTGCAGTACAGAATAAAGTCAATTGGGTATATAAGGTTGCTAAGGGTTTATATACTGGTGATAAAGCCATTGATCATAAGTACGGTTCTGGCGAACAAAGACGTAAAACTCTTGGAACTTGGTATGATGTAGTGCAAAAAGAAATCAATGTCCTTGCTGGAATTGATAAATGGTAATGATATGGGGGTATAGATATGGGCTATATAAATTATAATCCGAATCCCGCTCGTAAGTTAGTTGGTGATTGTGTTATACGAGCCATATCAAAAGTGACTGAACAATCTTGGGAAGATACTTATTTAGGTTTAATGTTACAAGGTTTTGCTATGAATGACATGCCGTCCTCAAACGATGTTTGGGGGCGGTATTTATTTGAGCATGGATTCAGGAGATATATTATTCCTGACACATGCCCAGATTGTTATACGGTTAGGCAATTTTGTGCAGACAATCCTCAATTAACAGGTATTTTAGCCACTGGAACGCATGTTATCGCAGTAGGTGAAGGTGGAAATTATTTTGATACTTGGGATTCGGGAGATGAAGTTCCAATTTATTATTGGAGAAGGGAAGATTAAATGGCTTATAACAACAATGGATTTCCAATGAATTATCAGCAATATTATCCTTATAGTTATACACAGGTGCAACCACAGATAAGTCAACCTGTACAACCAGCACAGAATGAAAGTGGTATTCTGTGGGTTCAGGGTGAAGCAGGTGCAAAATCTTGGGCTGTAGCACCGGGCAAGAGTGTAATGCTTATGGATAGTGAATCAAATACTTTTTATATTAAATCATCAGATAATAGTGGTATGCCAATGCCGCTTAGAATTTTTGACTATACAGAACGGACTCAACAGAATGGAGCGCCCACCGAAATTGCTCAGGCAGCTACGTCTCCTCAATATGTAACGAAAGAAGAACTTACTGAGATTCTTAGTGGCTTTGTTACAAGGAAGGAGATTGAGTGATATGAACCCTTTGTTTAATTTACTAGGTGGACAGCAACAGATGCAGAATCCGATGACAAATATGTTTTCACAATTAAATCAGTTTAGGCAAACTTTTCATGGTGATCCTAAACAACAAGTTCAACAATTATTAAATAGTGGTAGGATGTCGCAAGCACAGTACAATCAATTGTCACAGATGGCTACGCAAATTCAGAATATGTTGATTAACAGGAGATAATTATATTTCGTTAAAAAACCATTGCGCAAGGTTTTCAAATATTACAAACAGTCATAAATTAAATGTCAGGAGGAAATGTAATATGAGTTTAACAGATGGAAATGGTAACGATATGGTTATGCCTGTAACCCCAATGAACGGGAATGGCGGCTCTGGCATGGGCTGGGGTGGTTCTGATGGATGGTAAGGTAATTTGCCATCGTTAAATCGCGGGATTAAGCGGGAAGGCTGAAATGCTAATCCGAACCGAAGGCTACACTAAGTGTAGTCAGGGGCAACGCATAGAGAGTGAAAAGATATAATCTCTCCACGAGACCGCGACATTGTTTATATTAAAGGAGAATTAGTTATGGGATTTCCAACATTCACAATAGATGATTATGAAATTACTCGTAATGGAGATATTTTTAATAAAAGGAATGGGCATCAAGTTAAACCTCAACCAAACGGGAAGGGATATTTACGTGTATCAATTGGAGGTAAATTACGTTTTGTTCATCGATTGGTTGCTGAAAAATATATTCCTAATCCAGATAATTTACCACAAGTGAATCATAAAGATGGCAATAAATTAAATAATTCAGTTGATAATTTGGAATGGGTCTCTAATCAACAAAATCGTGATCACGCAATAAAAAATGGGTTGCATCTTTGTGGAGAAAAATGCTCTTGGGCAAAATTAACATGGGATGATGTTAATTATATTAGAGAGCACGCAGAATTGTCTAATGCCGAATTATCCAAAAAATATCATGTTGCTGTTACAACTATTAGGGGTATAAGAAATTATAGGTCTTGGAAATATAAACAATGAAAAGATATGCTGAACTTATACGAATGAAAAAGTATAAGAAGTAAAAGATAAAAAGCTTTTACGATAACAAAATGGGATTATCCTTCTCTTCCTGTTTGCATTTGGCAACGGTGGCTGGGGAGGCTACGGAAATGGTGGCGGTTCCATGGGCGCAGAGGTACAGCGTGGTTTTGATCAGTCTGCTGTAATGTCTGGTGTTTCTGGAATTCAGTCTGGTATTTCTGGTCTTTCTACTCAACTTTGTAATGGATTTGCTGGCGTTAGTGCTGGTTTTGCTAATGCTGAAACTGCGGCAACCGCTCGTCAGATGGCTAATATGAACCAAGCTTTTGCAGCTCAGACGGCTGTAACTCAGGGCATTAATCAGCTTGCGTCTCAATTTGCAGATTGCTGCTGTGAGAATAGATTAGCTTCTGCTAACCTTCAGAATGTTATTCAGTCTGAAAACTGTGCAGATAGAACAGCGCTGAATGATGGAATTCGTGATATTCTTCAGAATCAGAATGCTGGTATTCAGCGTATTCTTGATACTATGTGTCAGGATAAGATTGATGCTAAGAATGAGAGAATCGCAGACCTTGAAAGGCAACTTACAATGGCTAATCTGGCTGCGTCTCAGGGTGCTCAAACGGCTGCTATTCTGGCTAATAATGAAGCACAGACCGCAGCTCTTGAGAGATACCTCGCTCCTACTCCAGTTCCTGCATATACAGTTCCTAACCCGAATTGTTGCGGACAAAACTTTGGCACATGTGGATGTGGTTGTGGCGTAGCTTGATGGAGGTGTAATTATGGCAGAATATTTAACCAGAGATGCAGTTGAAAGCGTAGCGCTTAATGCTGCAATTCCTTTTGTGGATTCTATCCCCTGTAATCGTGGTTACATTTTTCACCAAAGTGGAACGGGGATTTTTGTTCTGCGTGGTATCGTTAATAATCCTACCGCATGTTTTGCACGCTATAATGTTGAATTTACAGGTAATATAGCAATTCCTGAAGGTGGAGCAATTACTCCTATAGCGACCGCTATCGTGGTCTCAGGGGAAAGTCGTGATGGCAGTAGAAGTATTTTTACCCCTTCTGCCGTTGATGAATATGGGAATGTAACTTCAAGGGCTACTGTAGATGTTCCTCGTGGATGTTGTTTTACGGTTTCAGTAGAATATGTAAATGGCACTGTTAATGATTCGGCAACAACTCCTACTCCATTAATTAATGTGGTTGATGGTAGTTTGAGTATTAGCAGAACGGCTTGAAAGGAGGGACAAGAGTATGGGACTTTCTAAACATTATGATCAACTCAAAGAACTCCTTGATGATCAGATTTGTAAGATTCTGAAAAAAGGTGATATTACTCCTCAGGAACTTGATAGTCTGTATAAAGCGTCTGCTATTATGCTTGACATGGAGACAGAAAAGGCTATGAAAGAGTCTGGTGGTAGCGAAGAATATGAAATGAGTCACAGAGGTGATTCTTATAATAACATGGGTGGTAATTCTAATCATTATCCTTGGTTTATGTATCATAACAATGATATGAGTCATCAAGGGAATTCTTATAGAATGCCAATGGATCAAATGAGCAATACTTATAACCATGCTTATGATGGTGCTTATGCAGGTGCGTATGATGCGTCTCAGGATAATGAATATTCTGAACGTAGAGGACGTAGCGCAAGGACTGGACGTTATGTAAGTCGTGATTCTGAAAAAGAACGCATGATTGGAAAGCTTGAAGACATGATGGACAATGTTTCATCTGAGAAAGAGCGTAGAGCGCTCCAGCAATGTATAGATAAATTGGAACAACAGTAATTATTATTGAAAGGAGTCGGCTTTATGCTGACTCCTTTCTTAATTATAAAGGAGGATTCTTTTGGATTTTTATAAAGGTTATAAAAGAATCGAAGGGGACACTAAGTATATAAATACAATGCTTTCCCCTGAAAATTATAAAAATTGGTGTATTAATGAATATGCCATTATTAAAAATACGGACACTGGGCAGGAATTTGAAATGAGATTTACAGGTGACAAGTTTGTAAATCTTAAACTTCCTGACAGCAAATATATAAAAGGGAAAAATGCAGAACAGAGGTGTGCTCTTGATGCATTAAATGATGATAAAATTACTGCCGTTGCTTTGCTAGGAACATACGGGTCGGGAAAGACAATGCTTGCTACCGCTATGGCTCTTGACAGTGTTAAAAGAAAAGGTACGCAATCAAAAATATTGTGTGTACGTGAAGCTTGGGGAGAAGGACGTGAAATTGGTTTCCTGCCCGGTGATGTCTCAGATAAGATAGGTTTATTTCAACTCCCGTTTATTCAGCAATTAAATGGAGGAGAGTTTGAATATAAAAGCCTAGTACAGCAAGGGGTAATTGATTCTACTGTTCTTTATTATATGAAAGGTACAACATATAATGAAACAGTCATGCTTTGTGATGAAGCAGAGGACTTGACAGAAAAGCAAATTAAATTAGTAGGAACAAGGGTGGGCACAAATAGTAAAATATATTTTTCAGGGGATTATAAACAGTCATTGTTAGACAGCACTGAGTTTAACCCTTTATTACGCATGTGCGAAAAACTTAAAGGAAATCCACTTTTCGCGTGTGTATATCTGTCAGAAGATGTGCGTAGTGAGACTTCTAAAATGTTTGCTGATTTATTTGATTAAAGGAATTAAAAGGAGGAAACGTGTATGGCTGAACTTGCATTACTCCCTGAAGTGGGAAATGAATTTTCTTATATTGAAGAAATGGGCGCAGATGTATACGATGAATTAATGAAATTTTATACGGGTAAACGGGTTCTGATCTTTAATAAAGATATTGATAGTACTATTATTGAATCCTATGCTATTCGTATTTTGAAGTGGAATGAAGAGGATAAGAATATCGCTCCTGATTTAAGGAAGCCTATTACTATCCTTATTAATAGTTGTGGTGGCGACTTATTTAGTACACTGTTTTTTATTGATATTCTTAAACAATCTAAGACGCCTATTAGAACAGTAGGTATGGGATTTGTAGCATCGGCTGCTTACTATATCTATATTAACGGGCATGACAGAATTGCATTTGAAAATACAACATTCCTTCAGCATGACGGAACCATCGATATTGCTGGTTCTAATTCCAAGGTTAAGGATTTCATTGCTTTTAATGACTATACCGAGGAAAGAATCAAGAAAATGATTTTGTCTGTAACCAAAATTGATCCAGAGTTCTATGATAAGACTTTTGATAAGGAATATTACTTCTTTGCTGATAAGGGTAAGGACTTGGGTGTTGTAGATAAGATTATTGGGCAGGATGTTGAACTGACTTATATTTTTGAATGAGGATAATATATGGATAAACAATTATTAAATAAATTACCTACTGAATCAGAAGAACAATATATTTGGAGAATTGGGCATTATATTGGTGACGGGCTGATTGATTCATGGAAAGACGTGGCTGATACAGTAAATGCTCAGTTATATACAGATGAAAGCCAATGGAAAAATAGCGATACTTATAGACGTCAAGTTTCTACTGCTAAAAGATATTATGATAATGTATTTAGTGCTATGGTTTCAGATGCTGAATACGATCCTAATATTCAGAAGCAACTTGAGGAACTTAGACGTGAAAGAATTAAAATACAGACGTTAAATGTTGAGCGCAACAGGATTGATAGAGAACAGGCTCGTAGGGAATTATTCTTTGAACAAATTCATAACTTGGCTCAGACTATTCCTGTGCCAGAGTTTGAAGCGGTTCAGGTTAACGATGACAGTGAAGAGGCATACGTTTTGTGTCTTGCAGATATTCATGCAGGTGCAAAGTTTACATCTTTAACTAATGAATATTCATTGGATATTATGAAGGATAGATTTGATCTGTTGGTTGTGGATATTGTGAACTTTATTCGTTCTCATAAGGTTAAAGAATTGACGGTACTTGGTTTGGGTGATTTTGTTCAAGGTCTCATTCATGCTAATGATTTAAAGATTAATGATTCTTCTATGGTGGTTGCTGTTGTTGAAGTATCTAAGACTGTGGCTGCATTCTTAACAGAATTGTCTAAATATGCTTATATTAAATATTATCATGTAGGCTCTTCTAATCATTCTCAGCTTAGGGTACTTGGTACAAGACCTAATGAGCTGATGGACGAAGACGTGGAATATATTATCGGGCATTATATTGAAGATTTGTGTGTACCAAATAAGCGGATTACAGTTAATACCCCTAAAGAGGGGGAATGGTTTACTAAAATTGATGTGACTGGATTCAATGTAATTGCAATGCATGGTCATCAGATTAAGAGTTTTGAGAATGCGTTAAGTATGTTGTCTGTTAAACAGGATGAGATGGTTGATTACCTTATTATTGGGCATACGCATACCAGTAAAGAAATCAGTGGTTCTGAAGGATGCTGTCATGATACTGAGGTTTTAGTGTGTCCTAGTTTTGTGGGATGTGATCCTTATGCAGATAGTATTTTTAAAGGTAGTAAACCTGCTGTAAAGATTTTTGGTTTTCATCATATTTATGGTCATAATGAATCATACAAATTTATATTATAAATAGGAAGAGATGCGTGTGAACGTGTCTCTTCTTTATTATATCGCGGGATGGAGAAGTTCGGTTTAACTCACTAGCTTCATGGGCTAGAGATTCGGGGGTTCAAATCCCCCTCCCGTTATTTCGTATGTAACTTTTAATGAATCAAACAGATAAAAAAGGAAGGTGATTGCATGGCTTATCTTCGTGAGGTTAAGAGCCAAGAAGCTGTAAAAAAAATGAGAGTGGGCGATTTGCGAAACGAATATAATGCTCTTGCAGAACGCTATACAAGAATCACGAAATGTGATGATTTGGTGTGTCCTTCTTGTGGACGATTAAAATCTGCAAAGAGAGAAAACTTTTATGCAGATAGAAATACAATACATGGGTTTTATCCATATTGTAAAGAGTGTGTCTTTAGAGATGCAGAGAATATAGAGAAGCCCACGGATCAGCCTAAAGAGACTAAATTGTCTGTCCAAAGAGTTTTACGGAAAATGGATAGACCTTTTATTGAAAGTTTATATATCAGTTGTGTTAATGCATATAACAATGAAGAATCTAATGATTCTGGTAAAGCAAAAATGATGCCATTCCAAAGATATATGACTCAGATAAATAGTTTCCCAGCATATAAAGATAAAACATGGGAGAACTCTGAATGGGGTGAAAAGCTTGTTACTAAGCAACCAGATAGGATTGATATAGTCGATGAAGACCAAGAGATAATTAAACGTGGTCGTAAAAGATTTGGCGCTTATTCTGCTGAAGAACTATATCAACTTGAAAGTGCTTATGAAGACTGGGTGTCCAGATATCCTGCCGAAGCTAAGGCTCAAGAGGTTTTGTTTGAGCAGTTGTGCATACAAGATATGAGAGCCAGACAATTAGCTAAAGAGGGGTCAGATCCTAAAGATGCTATTAAATCTTGTCAGGATATTATGACAAGTTTAGGAATTAAGCCTACACAGAATTCTACTGATGCCATGACTGATCAAAAAAGTTTCGGTGAATTAATTAAAGCTTGGGAGATGGAAAGACCAATTCCTGAACCAGAGGGTGAATGGGCTGATGTGGATAGGATTGGCTTGTTAATTGATGTGTTCTTTAAAGGACACTTGGCTAAAATGCTTAATTTAAAAAATGCTTTTTCTTCTATATATGAAAGATTTATTGGTAAATTTACTGTGACACGTCCTGAATATGAAGAGGGCGATGATACAGAAGCTATTTTTGACGAAATTTTCGGAAATAAAATGGCTCAAGAATTTGAATCGGATGATGAATAATGGCTGAATTTATAGAAGAAACTAGAAGTATAGATGAAGTTAAAGAAGAAAAGCATAACAAATTAATGAAAACCATTGCTTGGCGTGCTGGATATTATCGAGCAAATCCACAAAGATTTGTAAAGGATGTATTACAATTTAAAACTATTCGGTTGCGATGGTTTCAGGAATTATTATTATGGGCAATGATGCATAATAATTACGTCCTCTACTTAGCCGCAAGGGGTCAGGGCAAAACTATGTTAGTTGCACTCGTGGCAACAATATATTGTATTTTATATCCCGGTTCTAAAGTTATAATAACAGCACCTGTACTAAAACAGGCCGCTGAATCGTTGTTAAAAATTAGAGATGAATTTTGTCCCCAAAGTAGCTTTTTAAGAAATGAAATAGCTAAAATCAGTATAGGGCAGAATGATGGTTCAGTATATTTTAAAAATGATAGTTGGATTAAAATAACTACTAGTACAGACAATGCACGTTCCGCTCACTGTAATATTATTATAGTAGACGAATATGTTAAAACAGATAAACGTATTATTGATAGTGTTATTCGTGAATTTTTGAAAGCCCCTCGATCACCGGGCTACCTTAGTAAACCAGAATATTCCCATCTTCAAGAACGTAACAAAGAAATATATATGTCTTCTGCATGGTTAAAATCAAGCTGGGGTTATGATAAATTTTTAGCGTATTTTAAAAACTTCATTAATCCAAAAAGAAAATATTTTGTTTGTGGTCTTCCTTATCAGATATCTATTCTTGAGGGTTTATTAATGAGAGATGAAGTTGAAGACCGTATGTCAGAAGACGATTTTGATGAAGTTGCTTTTCATATGGAAGATGATTGTTTTTGGTATGGTGATAATGAAGGTGGTGTGTTTAGTTTTGATGAAGCCACCCGACTTAGAGTAAATAAAAAAGGATTACTACCTTTGAAGTTTTACTCTAAAGATAATCCTGTACCATTGGCTCCTAGAAATGGAGAACGTATATTGTCAGTTGACGTTGCACTTATGGCTTCTACTAAAAAGAAAAAAAATGACGCCGCCGCTATATATATTAATGACGCAATTAAAACTACAGATACAAAATATAAAGCCCACTTTATATTTGGTGATACTTTTGAGGGACTTACTACAGATGAATTGGCTTTAATTGTTATGAGATATTTTTATGAGTATGGTTGTACATATTTAGTACTTGATACCAACGGGAGTGGCTTAGGAGTTTATGATTATATTATAAAAGACCAATATGATCCTGAAACAGGGAATACTTATAAAGCTTTGACTTGCTGTAATAATGATGAAATGGCACAGCGTTGTAAAGTTCGTGATGCTAAAAAAGTTGTTTATTCTGTTAAAGCGTCAGCCGATTCTAATAGTGTATATTGTCTCTTACTCCGTAATGCAATTCAGAATGGCAATGTTGATTTCTTAGTATCTGAGAATGATGCGGAAATATATCTTTCTAAAGAGTTTAAAGGCTATAAGAAATTAACCGTATATGAAAAGGGTGAATTGCTTAAATCATATGCAGAAACATCTGCTGCTATTTTTGAGTTGGTAAAATTAAAAGGCTATTATAAAGATGGCAAACTTAAAGTGTATGAGACTAAAGGTAATCGAAAAGACCGTTACTCTTCTCTGTCATATAATTACTGGTGTATGAAACAATTAGAATTGCAATTAAAACCTAATATGTCTGATGTGGAACAGCTTGTATATAGTCTTCCTATTAGAAGAGGACGTACAAGAAATAATAGAGTTATTTGAGGAGGTGCATATGGCACGTAAAAGAAGAAAAAATCGCAATGTGTCGAGCACAGCCCAGACACGAGAGTCAATTAATACTCAGCATGGAGTAAAGACAGTTTCAGAATTACAGTCTTTTTATAATGATAATTATAACAAGATAAAGAATTTCGAAGCTGCTGAGAATTCATTTAAACAAATTACAGATGTGACTAAGAATACCAGAAAAGCAATTCCTACGTTTAATAAGGAAAAACTTCTTACTTATTTAAAGAATATCAGTAATAATGAAAAGAACCTCAGGAATCTTTCTTGGTATCTTTATTATAGGTCACAGATGTATAAGAAACTTATTAATTATAATGCGACTATGTTTGAATTGGATGCAAGGCGCATTATACCAAATTATGATGTAACTGCTAATACACAAAATGATAAGAAGATATTAAAAGAATATGCTGAAACAGCTAAATTTATTGATAGCCTTGATCTTCAACAGAAATTCTTAATGATATATCTTATCTGTTTTCTTCAAGATGTGTTTTATGGCTGCGCATATTATGACGATAATGGCCTGTTTATTCTTCCACTTGATCCTGATTATTGTAGGATTGCGGGTAGATTTGCAAGTGGTGATTTCGCCTTTGCTATGGACATGTCATATTTTACAGGAACTTATAATTATTTATTAGAGTATTGGGGTGAACCTTTTGAAAGTATGTATCGTCAGTATGAATCTGGTGGTGATGATTTTAGATGGCAGATATTTCCAGAAGAATATACTGTATGTTTAAAATTAAATACTGAAGACTGGAGAGTTATTGTCCCATATTATTCTGGTTTATTTGCAGAATTAATTAATCTGGAAGATGTTAAAGATTTTCAAGCTATTGCAGATGAACAGGATATTTATAAGTTAATCTGGTTAGAGATGGAAACTATCTCTGGCAGTAAAAATATAGACGACTGGAAAGTTGATCCTGAGATTATTATTCAATACTTTAATAGAATGTGTGAAGAGGCATTACCTGATTATACTTCTGCTGCTATTGTGCCCGGAAAATTAAATACCATTGGATTTAGTGATAATGATGCTACGACTAATAGCAATAAAGTTACTAAAGCTACAGAAAATGTACTTAATTCTGGTATGGGTGGACAAGTACTGAATAGTATATCTATTACAGGTACAACTGGTCTGAAACTGGCAATGAAGGTTGATACAGAATTGGCAATCAGTTCTTTACTTGGACAGACTCAGGGATGGGTTAATAGATATGCAACTTATAATCTGAGTACACCTTGTAAAGTAGTGTTCTTCCCTATTAGTGCTTATACAAAAGAGGACTTTAGGAAAGAATTACTGGAGAATGGTACTTATGGTCTTCCTGTAAAACTTGCACTTAATGCGCTCAATGGCATTAGTGAATATGAGTCATTAGCTACTAATTATCTTGAAGAAAATATTCTTGGTCTGTCTGAAAAGTTTAATAGTCCTCTTGCATCTAGTCATACGTCCTCTGGTAATAGTGATGGTGAGGTTGGTAGACCAGAGTCTGACGACTCAGATTTGAGCAATGACGGGGAAATTTCAAGAGAAAAAAGAGACAGATCAAACGAATAAAAGGAGGTTTCAAAAATGGAAAAAATGCCGTTTATTAAAACCTCTGATGAAGAGGTGGCTGAGTTATTTAGACAAGCTGGTTATCCTGAAATGGAGAAAGAGGGAAGCCAGTTTGTATTTGTTAATATAGGTCGTTTTGAAAATGGGGAGTTCAGTACTGTCCCTGTAGATAAATGCACCTTCTCAAGAACGGTATGTCTGTAAGGGGGTGTGTTATGTTTATTAGTATAGATGCTTTTTATGATTATTTAGTAAATAAGGGAACCAATCTTAAATTTTCTAAAGATGAGTTTGGTGCCTCATTTGTAGCAGTCGGTCTTGAGGGATCGCTGTCTTTTAGCAATGACACGTCTAAAGATGGTCTTGTAAGGGCGCATCTGCAAGCTGCCCATGTTGGTAAGAATAGAAATAGAAGTCAGATCACTTATAATTCTATGAAGAAGAATCTCAAGAGTATTAAGAATCGACCTATTTTAGCGTACATTCACCAGTTGGAAATCGATGGAGAAGAAAAGAATGTATTTGGTTGGCATGCAATGCATGAAGGTGATAATGGAGAAGTCGTATATGACGAGATTCCTGTTGGTCATGTTCCTGCCGATGCAAAGCCTGAATTAGTTTATGACGCTGATAATGATAAGGAATATATTGAAACTGATGCTTATCTTTATGAGGGTTATACAAAGGCACCTGACATTTTAATGGACGCCGAAGGGAAGTGCCCAGTGTCTGTTGAAATTGATGTCTATGATTTTTCATATGATGCCAAGGAAAAGATATTAAATATTGATGATTTTGTATTTAAGGGAATCACAATTCTTGGTTATTATGAAGATGGCTCTGTAGTTGAGCCAGCTATGGAAGGTGCTAACATATCTTTATTAAATTTCAATGTGGATAAAGCCACATTTGAGATAGATCAAAATTCTATGAAAGGAGGAAAAGATGAAATGGGCTTATTTGAGCAACTTTTAGAACAGTACAATGTAACTGCTGAAGATGTCACATTTGAGCATGAGAATCTGACAGATGAAGAGCTGAAAGCTAAATTCGAAGAGATGTTTGGTAGCGCTGAGGCCGATCCTGCTCCTGAATCGAATTTTGAAGATGAAGCTGATTCTGATTCTGCTGAAGGTGGTGAGGCTGAAGCTGACAACGAGCCTGAAGCTGAAGAGGAAGACACCGAGCCTGAAGTTGAGGAATCTGAGACTGAGCCGCAAGAAGAGACTCCAGCTGTTCAGGATGATGAACCCGTTAAGAAGGTCGAGAATTCTATTACTTACAGTGTTAATGGCAAAGAGTTTGCTGTGTCTCTGAATGATAAGATTTATGCGCTTGGTACACTGGTAAATGATACTTACTCTGAATCTGATAATGCTTATTACAGTGTTCTTGTTTATGACAAAGAACTTGTAATGGTTGATGTATGGGCTGGTTCTGCTTATCGTCAAGCTTATAGTGAGCGTGCTGGCGTGTTCTCTCTCAAGGGTGACAGAGTTCCTGTGCATGCAATTTATGTGACAGACACTGAAGAGGCCGAGATTGAAAATATTCGCTCTAAGTATTCTGCTGTATCTGAAGAACTGGCTAAGTATCAGAAAGCCGCTGAAGATTCCCGTAAAGAAGAGATTATTAATTCTGACGAATGGAAACTGATTTCTGATTCTGCTGAGTTTGCACAGATTAAGGAAAAGGTCACTGAATTCTCTGCTGATGAGATTCAGGCTAAATGCGATGCTCTTCTGCTCTCTTATATTAAGAATAATAGTAAGAAAGAGCATGTTTCAAAAGATACTAATCAGCATACATTCTCTTTCTTCAGAGTTCCTGAAGGAAAGAGTGCTGAAACCAGTAAGAGATATGGAAATATCTTTGACTAATTTAAATTAAATTTATAGAAAGGAGATTTAAAGCTATGATTGATATTGCTTTCACTTTTACACACAATGAAGCGTTCCCCTCTAGGCTGCTTGCGGCTAATGGCGGTGGACATATTTTTGATATCGAGCTGACTGCTGATCATGACAATGGCGTTCTGGTTGGTCGTGGTGAATATATTAAGCTTGGTACTTACAAAGAAGCGGCTGCTCCTAATACTTTTGCAGGTAAGATTGTTGAGCAGGCTGCTAATGGTAATTGGTATGTTGAGGTTACTGATGCTACAGAGGCACTTTGGATTCTGATGCCTGAGATTTCCCCTTATGAGGCTATTCCTCAGACCCTTGACCCTAAGGCATGGGTGAACAAAAAGGGTGACGTGGTTAAGGGTTATTCTCTGGTTAAGGGCGATATCTTTGAGATGTCTGTTGAGGGATTCCAAGGCGAACCCGCTGTTGGCAAGGCAGTTTCTTTTGCAGACGGCAAGTATGTCGTTGCAGCGTAATAGACTAAGAAAGGAGGATAAAGCGATATGATTAAGGTATTTTCTACAGAACATCTGAGAAGCATCTTTGCGGAGACTCCTTATGAGTCTGTTCGTAATCTGATGTTTGATCTTGCTATGGGTAATGATATTGTTGATGATGGCAAGATTATTGGCAAGCAGGAAGCTAATGACAAGCTGAGAAAGTTTGTTTATCAGATTCTTGACATTCATGAAGAGAAGCCCTCTAAACGCACTCTGCATCGTGCAATGCGTAAGCATGGTGAAGAGCTGTTTGAGGTTATCGAGGAAGTTGTTGACCTGAAGATTGAGGAAGGACTTCGTGAGAATGATTTCTTCATGCAGTATGTTGACAGACGTTCCATCGCTAATGATGACGTTATTGAGTTCGTGACTAATGATGATACTCTGCTGAGTGTTGCTAAGGTTTCTGGTCAGCATCATGATTTCGTGCTTCAGAGACTTGGCAGAGGTGAAAGATTTACTGTTAAACAGGAAGTCTATGGTGCTGCTGTTGGTGCTCAGATTGACCGTTATCTTGTAGGTCAGGATGATTGGGCTGCTCTGGTTAATGCTGTTGCTAAGGCATTCCAGAATGAACTTATTAATCAGATTTATGCTGCTTTTGGCGATGCATATAAGAAGCTTCCCGCTTCTCCTACTCTGATTGGTAATAATACTCTGGTTAAGGACACCTTTGATGAGATCATTTCTAATGTTGAAGCTATCAATGGTTGCCCCGCTGTTATTGTTGGTACAAAGACTGCTCTGAAGAAGCTGAATGCTCTGACTGATGTTGATTGGAGAGCACAGTCTCAGAAGGAAAGCGTTGCCAATACTGGTAGGCTGGGTACTTATGAGGGTACTGAACTGGTTGAGATTCCTCAGCGTTTCCTTGACAAGACCCTGACTCAGAAAGCTTTTGATGATAAGATTCTGCTTATTCTGCCCGTTATGGAAGATAAGTTTGTCAAGGTTGTTGATCAGGGTGAGACCGAGATTTATCAGGTCACCGAGAAGGGTGAAGAGAACGGTCGTTGGGATGATGTTATGAAGTATGAAATGACCCGTGGCTTCGGTGTCGGCGTCCAGCTTGGTCGCTACTTCGGTATGTGGACTCTTCCCGCTTGATAAAATTAATTTTATGGAATAAAAGGAGTAAATAATTATGGCTAGAAGTGCTAAAAGAACGCAGGTCATACCTGCACCTACTATTGCTGAGAATGTTGTGATTGAACCAGAGGTTAAAGAAACAGCCCAGAAGAAGAAGTTTGCATCTGATGATAGGATTCCTTGCAAGGCTATTCTTACTGGTAAGACGCATCTTCTTGGTAAAAGAACTAATATGATTTACACATTTTTAGGTATGGGCGATATCATTGGGATTGAATATCAGGATTTGGTTGCTGAAGTGCGTGCTGGAACCAGTCTGTTGTTCCGTCCTATGATTGTTGTCGAGGATCAGGATTTTATTGATGAGTTTCCTAAACTGAAAGAATTTTACACAAAACTTTATCCGGTATCGGATTTGAGGGAATTGCTTCAAAGACCGACAAGGGAAATTCAGGCTATTATTCCTAACCTACCTATTGGTGTTGTAGACAGTCTTAAAAGCATCGCTGCTGAAATGGTCAGGAATGGTGAACTTGACAGTATTTCCACTATTAGAGCCTTGGATGGCATGTGGGGAACTGACTTGGCGATTCTGACTGGACTGAATAGTGATGTACAGTAAGTAAATAGGAGGTAACTAACATGCCTACTATTACATACGATGAATTGATCTCCTCCTTTCTTCGGAAGGGGGAGATTTTAAATCTGTTTACAGAAGAGATTACTGACGAGTACAGAAATGAATTTTTATGGGGTTTGATTTATTCCAGCCTTAGTGATCCGTATGTAAGCAGATTGTTTAACAGTCTTTCTATCGTAGACCCAACTGAACAGTTGGACGAAGATGGAGAGATTGTAATAGATGAAGAAACAGGTGAGCCTGTTATTATTGAAGGACATATTGAATATGAATTGGTGAGACCTATTAATGAAAGCTTGGATAAATTATTTATTATGGATGTAGTTGGATATGGAATGATTGTCCAGTGGATGACTCCTTTGGTGTTTAGCACTGTAAATCTGATGCAGATGTATGGTACGAGCGCTGAGAAATTTTATGCACAAGCTAATCATAATTCCGTTAATAATGAAATCCTTGATAAGGCTATTTATCTGCAAAGAAAACTTATCAGAGATAGAGGACTTACAAATAATTCATATATTGATGGTTCTTCAGCTTCATCGTTCCTTAGAGGAGGTGAATCCTAATGGAATACCTCTATGGAACATTCAGTGATTCCCAAATTGCTGATTTTAAAGAAAAACTCCATAAAAAATTATTTTGGCTATTACTCTATAAAGACCCTAAAACAGCAGATAAATATACAAATGTAGATTTCAAAAAGTATTTTGTGAATCTAATGAAAGAGATAGACGGATTGAACGAATTACTTTTCTATCCTGAACCCATTGTAGAGATTTGTTGTAAACTGCAAGCCGCTTATAACGAAGCATGTTCTGAGCGGTTTGATTATCAAGTATATAGAAAGTTTGTGTTAGACTCGCATAATTTAGTGGATAAAATTAATTCAAAGGATTGATGCGGTTTGATTACACAAGATATGTATAAATCAATGTTGACCAGTAGAGGTAGGAATTTGTCACAGGCTAGACGGAATCAGTCAGATATGATCATGAATGCTACCTTTACTGGTGATACAGGATACAAACGAGTATATATACTTGATCCTGAAAGAGGATGGCATTATGAAGATGCTAAATATTCTAAACACGCAACAGTGTCGATTTTAAAAGATGCTGTTGACTATTATCTTCAGTTTAGACCTAATACTCATTATCAAATAGGATTATATGTATTTATACCTGATGACGTGAGTGATGATATTGGGTTTAAAGAATTTGAGCCTATTGATCCATTTCAAGATGAAGGGTTCGATATGAATAAGCTGTGGATGATTGTTAATAAAAATGATGATGCACAGTTTGTTAGATATAATATTTTAAAGTGTAATTGGGATTTTAGATGGATATGCAAAGTCCATGGTAAGATGGAGTTAATGCATATTATCGGGTGTAGCAGGAACGCTAACTCATACACGAGTGGTATTTGGGCTGCTGATTATACAGTTGGTCTTGATAACATTACAAGTGGCTGGGTGCCTGATACTCATTATCTTTATGGTGATGAGGGACTTAAACGCTTCAATCTTTGTGACACTCGATATATGGAGCATGAACAGCGTTTTGTTATGTCTCATAATAAAATAAATCCTAAAGTTTATGAAATTACGAAAGTAGTTGACCTTAATCCTATGGGTGTTATTAACTTAACTCTCAAGCAGGATGAATGGGATGAAAAGCGTGATAACAAAGAACTGTTGATTTGTAACTATTATGATGATACAGGCGAAACGCAAATTGTTATTCCAGAAGCTGAACCTCAAGATACTACTTTAACCAGTTATATTTACACAGCTCATATCAATGAAGATGGCGAGTTAGAATTAGATTTAGTCGATCAGGAAACTAGAGATAGAGATTATAACAAATTAGAAATCAATGGAACGTATTATTTTGTGGCTGAATACTATACAGGAACCGTTGGTGGGGAACAGGTAATTGAACCTGAAAGGAAATCAGAATGGAAGCTTAATTTAAAAGATACTGATGGATTAACAGATGCTGAAATTAAACACTTAGATAATATGATGGTAATGGAGACAATAGATGATAATGTTATATCCATTCATCCTAAGCGTGCGAAGACGTTAATCGGTCATACTTTTACGCTTACTGTTACTGATATGACAGGCGAAAGTCGCTCTACCATGGATGTGGAGGTAATAGGATGAAAAGAGATATAGCCAATATAAAACGAGATTTGGATAATCGTAATAGTAATGACATAATTTATAAAAAAGATCAGCTTATGAAAGTATTTAACGAAGACCCAGATCTCAAAGAGGTATTAGGTGCTAAACAACCTAAGCCTCTGAATAAATACAGGGATAAAGATAATCCCACAGAAGAAGAATTAAAGAAACGTCAGGAAATATTAGATTACAATGAAGCGATTAAGCATGATCAGATTGTGCCTTGGATTAAGTTAAATGGGGTACAGAAGGAAGTGCTTAATTTTATTATGTTTGATATATGGGATCAGACAGATAGATATGATCGTGGTGGTAAAGCTGTTAAAAATGAACTTATCGAAGTATATTGTGTTGTTCACGAAGATGATATGGATACTGAATATGGTATCGCACGCACTGACCTGCTGAGTTATATCATTCGTGACCTGTTGTGTTGGACAAATGCATTAGGGAGGCAACTTAGATGTTATGAAGATAAGCCTATGATTATTGATGCACAATATTATATCCGTAGAATGAGATTCTTTATGAAAGCGCCTAATGTCGTCAATGGGCATATGGGCACGAATAATATTTACGATGACTTCAGTCAATTCTAATATTACTCAGCTTCAATTGTTCTACGGAGATGATTATGTCGTTAATGATTTCATTACTATTCATCAGCCTACTATTGGGGATATTTTGGAATACGATAAACAATATGGTGAATTCAGTTTCTGGACGATGCTGAACGTGTTTACAGCTAATCCTACTAGTTATCGCTTGTTCCTTTGGAAAGACATGAATATTGATTGGACTTTTTTAAATGATTATCAGTTGTTTTTAATTCTTTACAGGACTCTGAGTATAGAGCAGACCCGATTGATTTTTGGAGACTTGGACTTTTCTAAGTTCGAAATATATACTCTGCCTGAAGAAGAATGGACAAATATTGATGAAAAAGGAATTACAGATATTATCAAAGTCTTACGAAATTCGACCCTCTATAATCCTGAATTGAAATTTGAGTTAGATGAAGATAGTTACAATGTAATTGTTTATTATTTAAGAAGTGCTTTTAATATGTTTCCTAAAATAGAAAAAGCAAAGGATCGTACTACTAAAGAATGGATGATTGAAGAAGAGGAAATGAAATTAAATGCTAAAAAAGATGAAGAAACAAGTTCTACATCTTATCTTCTACCACTAATATCTGGCTGTATAAATCATCCCGGTTTCAAGTATAACAAACAAGAATTAAAAAACGTAAACTATTATGAATTTATGGACAGTGTGCAAAGATTGCAAATCATTGAATCTACAAGTGCTTTGTTACACGGTTCGTATTCAGGTTTTGCTGATGTTTCTAAAGTAGATAAAGAGCAATTCAACTTCATGCGTGAGATTAAACATGAATATGATAGGGGAATTGCTAAAAATAAAAAATAACAAGAAAGGAAGGTAATTGCTATGGCTTTTAAACTTGGTTATTAAATAGCCACTTTATACGGTAACGTATATCGCTTATGTTGGTGAACATATATTTATATGGTGTGTAATTCACTTTTGGAATCGTAGGAAATGACGATGAAGAATTATGCTAACAGGGGAAGCCTAAGTTGTTTTAGCGTAGACAATATGGTAATCCTGTGCCAAGCCTATTTATATAGGAAGGTCAAACGATCATCCCGAAGGCAGTGAAATTCTGCAACAGGAGTAGGGCTAAGTGAAATTCTTAGTGGGTGAGAATCCCTTAAATCGAAGTGCCAACTATCCATTATAATAAATGGATAAAGATATGATCTATTCCCTAATAAATATTACGAAAGTAAGGGTGTATAAAGGATTTAATTATTGATAGAATTTCCATGGGTTATGCCGAGAAATTTGATGGCACACCTCTTTATGTCCTGACTCAGCTTTCTGAGGCTTCTATTGAGATTTCTGCAGAGTCTCGTGACGCTGTTGATAAGGACGGTACGCTGATTAAGCGTTTCTGGAACGCAAAAACTGGTGAGTTTACTGCGACTAACGCAATGCTCAACCTGAACGTTATGGCAGCTCAGTCTGGTAACGATGCTAATATCGCTACTGCTGATAATGTTATTGTCATGCCTAAGATTATCACTGTTAAGAGTGGTACTACTGTCGATCTGGAGGGCTTTGTTACTGGTAATCGTATCAGTGTGAATGCTCTGGGTACCAATGGTGCTATGGGTAAGGCTTATACTCAGGGTACTGCTGCTTCTGCGACTGAGTTTGGTCTGAATGGTACTAAACTGACTCCTCCTACAGATACAACTGAGGCTCAGTATGTTGTTAAATATGATCGTCAGGTTACTGAGGGTGTTGATATTCTTAACTCTGCTGACAAGTTCCCGGCTACTGTTCGTCTGACTCTCAAGGGTCTCTGTGTCGATCCCTGTGAGGCCGATGTGCTGCGCGCTTTGTCGCATATTTATAATGATTTTTTCGTTTATAATATGTAAATGACGATTATAGAGTAATCTATATACACTTGCACATCGTTAAAATAAAATAAGTGTCAATAACAGCTATATCAGGGGAAGCCCAGAGATGGGTAATCCTGAGGAAAGACTTGGTAATATTATCAAGAATCCGCAACGACTACAGGATAAGACAACCAATTGTTTTATCGAAGCTGTTGCCCACAAGAATGATGTGGGATGATATATAGTCTGAACTCACGCAATAATCTAAATAAGAAACGTGAGAGATAGGTAGAAATTCCTATCCGCTATAGTAATATAGTCAGTACCCAATAAGCACTGGGGAAAGTAACAGTTTGGTTTACATCGTGCTTCCGTCCTTCCAGCCTAGCCCTGAGACCACTATCGCTCTGAATAGTGATAATCCTACTCTGGACTTCAACGGCAGCTTGCAGGTTGACTACTGCTCGACTGATAAGGCACTGTATCATGTTTACTATGCAACAGCTGATGCTGAGCAGTAATACTTGACACATGTCTTTTACATGTTATAATTAAATATAACTAATGGCATGGTGGGTGTCACAGCCCACCATGTTTTTATTTCAGAGTTTCAGGGAGGAAGAAGGGAAAATGTGAAAAGGAGTATTATATGCGAAAATGTGATTTGACAAAGGTTCCTAAAATTCTGAAAAATGGTAAAGAAGCCTGTGATTGGAGAAAAACTATTGGATTAAGTATACCATTTGAGTATGATGGTTTAAAGGATAGTTTTAAAATTGTGGGCTTCGAATCAAGAGATAAAGTATATGTGATATATAGAAATAAAAAATATATGCTTTATGGGAAATATATAAAAAAAGGCAGAATTGCCAAAATATTTGGGCAAACAATAGAATGGAAATATGCTGAAGGTGATATAATTAAAGATCATATTGGTTCACATGATAGAAATATATTAATAACCGCAAGAAAATACGTTGAAATAAATAATAATCCAAATAATAGAAATCATAAATATTATCAATACAGATGTTTAATATGTGGATATGATTGCGCTATGGATGATTTCTGGGTTAATGAGGCAGATTTAAGAGACGGTAAAGGATGCGGTTGTTGTGCGGGGACTAAGGTTATTGTAGGTGTAAATGATATATCTACTACCATACCTTGGGCTGTTCCTTATATTGATGATATTAATTATGTTCATACACATACTAAGACCAGTAATAAAAAAACTGATATGACATGTCCTATTTGTGGTTTTAAAAAGAAAATGTGTGTGAGCAATTTATATTTTCAATCTTTTGCATGTCCTAAGTGTTCTGATGGGTTTAGTTATCCAGAAAAATTTTTTCTTAATATTTTAGAGCAAGTAGGGGTAAAATATAAGACTCAATTAAATAAATCTGATTTTGAATGGTGTGAAAAATATCGGTATGATTTTTATTTGCCAGAATACCATTGTATTGTAGAAACGAATGGCGCACAACATTATGAAGACGGATGGCATAAAATAGAACTGCAAAGAAAGATTGATAAACAAAAGAAAGAATTAGCTTTGCAAAATGGAATTAAACACTATATTGAGTTAGATTGTAGTCGTTCTGAAAAAGATTATATCATACAATCTTTAATTAAATCTAATATACCATTTGATTATTCTAATGTTGATTTTAATAAAGCCGACTTAGCAGCACAAAAAAATGTGTTAATTGCAACTTGTAAATTATATAAGAATAATCCTAATATGACTCTTGCTAATATTGCAGATGAATACCATGTTCATATTAGTACTGTGGTGCGATATTTACAGAAAGGGAGAGAATTAGGATTATGTGATTATCGAGAATCTTTAAAAGGTAATCATAAGAAACGAAACAAAGGAGCGTAAAAATATGGGAAAATATGATAGAACTTGTGTCGTATGTGGAAAACATTATGAATACTGCACAAATTGTGATAGATTTCTTAATTATCCTTCATATATGACAATGTATTGTAGTAAGGAGTGCGTAGATTTGTTTGACGTACTTTCCTCTTTTGAAGCGGGACAAACCTCTAAAGAAGATGCCCGTAAGGTGCTTCAAGGAATGGATCAGGGTAAAATGAAAATGCTTAAAAACTCTATGGCTGGCAGCTATAAAAAGATTATGGCTGAAGACCAGAAACCTGTAGAAGAGTCTGAATCCGAACCTGTTAAAGAAGAGGTTGAAAAACAGATTGCGGGCGACACAGTTAAGAAAGCGGTCTATGATTCCACTCGTGAATCTAGTAAAAACATTCCTCGCTCAATCGCTTATCGTAATGGTAAGAAGCATTAATTATTTTTGAATGAACAGTGATTATTATTTTGACTTTTGACAAACACTATCCTATTACTAGTTTTTTATTACATAATAGAGGATAGTTATATTGATAAAAGGGCATAGCTTACGCTGTTCAGGCGAGGTTATGCCCTTTTTTTGTACGGCAAAAGGAGAACAACTATGTTTTATAGAGAAAATAATTCATATAAGGTAACGAATGGATTCTATATACGCCATAAGCAACACAGCGATTTACAGATCGGTATGCAAAATTTGGATGTGGATAGAGTTTATATCTATCTTTATAATCCAGAAACTGGTAGACATGAAGGTCAATGGGTTTGTCCCAAGGACTATTTAAATAAGAAGAGAGAGGAATAAATTATGTTTGGACATGATCTTATTACGCCTAATCTTCATCCACGACCTTATTATCCATCTGAAGTAGTACGGATAGTTAATTCGAAGCAATTTAAATTATATATAGCGAATGGGATTTATCCTATTGATGTGTATACAGGTATGGACAGGAAGACAGGCAAGACGATTTTAGTAATGATTTTCTTAAAAGAGGAAACTAAAGAAGCCTATGAGTTATGGTGCAAGTATGAACTTGAGGAGGATACGATATGACTACTCTTCTATCTCTTGACACCAGTACTACATCTACGGGATGGGCTATTTTCAAAGATGGTGAATATCAAGAATCTGGTGTCATTGATGATTTTAAAAAAGTAAAGAATGGCTATGAACGTCTTAAATTAATGACAAAAGAGTTATTAGATAGTATTGGACAATTAAAGCCCGATATTATTGTTATTGAAAAAGATGTTGTGTTTGGAAATATGAAAGTTATAGATATGCTCATGAAAATTATTGGAGCGGTCTATGGTTTTTGTTTATTTAATGGAATTACATATTATGAATTTGCGCCCAGTGAATGGCGTAAGTATGTGAAGCTTCAGGCATTTGGTAGAAAACGAGATGAGTTTAAGAAAGCTTCAATTAAATATATTAAGGATAATCTTAATATGGATGTAAATGATGACGAAGCAGATGCTATATGTATTGGGCTGGCATACTGCAAAAAGTTTGGATAAAGGAAGAAAAGGAGATTAAATTATGGCAAAGAATACAAATCAGAATCAGGAACCTAAGGTAAGACAGTATTTTACTGCTGATGATAATAACATGATTAAATATGTGACCGCTAAGGATTTTGTAAAGTCACTGAAGAACCGTTCATCTGATGACGCAAGACGTGTTTATCTTGAGGGTACACTTGCCATTAAAGAATATGAGCGATATGAAGTGGTATGCGCTATTTGTGACCAGATTATAGCGGCTAGTTATTTTACAGCAGATGGACAATTTAAGGTTGATTCCTGCAAGAAATATTTGTTGTATGTGAGTGCGTTGCTTAACACATATACAAATATCGTAATGGATAAAGAAGATTCATTGGGCGACTTTAACCTGTTGCAGAAATATGGACTGGTTGATGTGATTATTAGCTATATCCCTGAAGCGCAGGTAGCTATGTTTGATAGTGTGCTTAATATGAAAAGTAATGATATCATGACAAATTATTATGAGCCACATGCTTTTGTCAGGGAACAGGTAGTGAAATTTGCTCCGTTTATTCATGCTTGGGTTGACAACTTCTTAGGTGCTGCTGAGGGGGTGCTTGAGGAAGTTAATATGGATAAGGTGAAAGAGATTGTGAAGAAGTAAAAGAAGAAAAGGACGCAAAGCCGTCCTTTTTTAGTATAAAAGGAGGGCTATTATTATGGGAAAATTTGATCAAGCAATTAATGATTGGTGTACAAGATTTGAACAGGCTGTTGCTGAAGAGGCGACAAGAGTTTTAATGGAACAAGCGGCTATAGTAATGCAAGAAGATTATTATGATGAATATGAACCAATTATATATGATAGAATAGAGAATTTTAAAGATAATTCTTATTCTCCTTATACGACTAGTAATGAAGGTGGAGTGCGATTTTCAGCTGGTGGTATGTCGGATTATCCTAAAATGGGGAAAGGATTTACAAAAGAGTCAATTTTTGAATCAAATATGAGTGGTGAGCACGGTGGAATGTATCAAGGGACATCACCTTATGATTCTTTAAAAAGGTTTGCAGGTTCAATGGCAACATTATCCAGTGTAGCAGATGTTGCGGTGAAAAAAGCAGGAAAAATATTTTGAATAGGAGGAATAAGATATGGCTCAAGGTACATTTGAAGGTGGTACAGTTACAATAAGAGGGGATGCTTCCCAATTAAAGAACGAATTGTTAGAAGTTAGTGAACTGTTAACCACGTTAGAAAAAAGTAAGGTAAAATTAAAACCCGAAATTGATGTAAAAGATATAAAAAATCAAATCAACAAATTAGGACAGTATATGGAGGGTAGATTTGGAGCACTTGATTTTAGTAAAGTATATTCTGGTTTAATGTCGAGTGCTCAAAAGGATGGTAATAGATTTGCTAGTCAATTAAGCAGTACTATACGCAGCTTGAATTTATTAGATCAAGCTGTTAAACCAGAAGATGTAAGTAAACTAGCAGCGGCTTCAGCTGATGAAATTTCTAATCTTGTTGATGGAATAAATGGATTATCACCTAAAACCAAACCAACTAGTAATTTAATTACTAAGAGATTACAAGCCCTTTATGATAAATATCCTAATGGTATCGAAGGATTAGGTGGTTCTGGTAAAGGTGGCGGTTTTGGTGCGTCTGAAGAAGCATTAAATAGAATTGGAGACACTTTAGATCGAATAGACGCTAATGTCCAAGGTATTACTGAATCTATTCGTAATGGTACTGGTACGTTAAAGGTAGCATCTCAAGACGCAGAAAAATATGCTGGAAGCATGGAAAAAGCTGAGACAGCGGCTAATAAGATGCAGACAGCAGTTGATAAGATGAAGCAAAAACAACAAAGTGTCAAAAATGCTTTAGAAGGTGAAAAAGTTGAAGCAGATTGGGATTGGACTTTACAGTATCTTAATGGGACAAAAACGCCTACCTCGAAAAAGATTTCTAAACCTAAAACTCAAGTATCTGAAGCCCAACCTGAAATAAAAGTTTCTGCTCCTGATGTAACGCCGATAAAAAATGTGGTTAAAGCAGAAGAAGAGTTACATAATGCTGTGGAAGGTGCTACTGATGCTTTAAGAGAGCAGAATGACGCATTGCAAAACAACAGTATTTCCGTTCCTTCAACGGATAAAAAAGGATTAAGTTTTACAAAGGCAGTTGAACAAATTGGGGCACCAAAAGAAATTGCCAAATATTTAAAAGACCCGAAAAGTATTAAGACCATTTTAAAAGGATTAGATGATGATAGTCTTAAAGGATTAGATATAGATCAGATACTTACTAATTTTTCAAATGATGATGATGCAAAATTAAATAAAGCGTTAAATGATAAAATGAGAAGAGCTGCAATGTATGTTCAACAGATTGCGGCGATGTTCCCTGATGATTGGGAGGATATGTTTTCTGGTTTTTCAATTTTTTCGCAAGGAGTAATGGGCAACTGGGCAGATGACATTGCTGCATTTTTTGAACAAACCAATGATTTAGTGGATGAAGCAACTGGTGATATTGATGATAGTCGAGTAGAAGGATTGAAAATTACTTATGATAAATTAGTCGAAATAATGCAAGAATGGGCTGATTTATATAATACTGTTCGTCCAATGCTTGACAAAGGTATGTCTAAACAAGATATCGACACACGCTTAGATTTAATGAAGGGGTTTACTGAAGAAGATGTAAAAAGCAGTGAGTTGGGTACTTCTGGAACTGTTGATTTATATTCTCAAAAAATTGAGCAAACTCAACAACGACTTGATCAAATGGCTGAATTAAAATCATTATTAGATCAAGAAGAAGCGGCAGGACGAGTGCTGTCTGATCGGGAACTTATCTTTTTAAATAATTATCAAGAGTATGTAAATAAAGGCAACGCTATAGTTCAAAACGCAACAACAAGAAAAACCGCTTTAGAAAATCCTGAAGCTGTGCGTGAAGTGGCTCGTCAAAAAGTAGAACAAAGACAGCAAGAAAGTCAAATTAATTTTGAACAAGAAACATTAGAGGCAGCTAAGGCACAAGAAGAATTAGCAAAATCAGTAAGAGAGGCTAATAATGCCTTAAAGGAACAGAATGATGTTGGTAAAGATAATATCATGTATCACATGGGCAACTTGTCTGCTTCGAAAACTAAAGAAATTAGTCACCCATTTGGAGATGAATTTAAAGCGTGGTTTGAAGGGATTTATGATTCTGGAAGAGGTTGGGGTGATGGAACTGGTTTATATATGACCAGAAATAGAGATGAATACGCTCCCGAAATCGACCAGAAATCTTTAGAGAATTTTTATGCTATTGATACTTCAGGATTAAATCTTTATGAAGCACACACAGAAGAAGCCGCTCAAGATTTTTACAATTTTATTCATCATATTGAACAATTATGTTTGCAAATTGGTACAGGAACAGAGAAATTTGATGATAATTTAAAAGATATTGATTCAGAAAGTTTGTATACAGACTTTCAACGGGTATTTCCTAATATTCAGTTGTCATTTGAGCAATTTGATGATTTTATTACTAATATGTCTACAATGCTTGCTGATTCTGGACTTGATGAGAATGGTATTGCTGATGCTCAAAAATTAAATGCTTTTAAACAGAAATTCGGCAGCGATGATATAAAAACACGATTCCTTAAAATGCTTGGATATCAAGGTACAGATTTAAGTGGCACATCTTATGGTGGACTGCAATCAGGAAATGTGGTATTTGACCCATTGGATAAAAATCGTATTATTGCTCAAGGTAAAAATATTGAGCAAGTTGCCCAAGAAGCTGTACAAAAAACAAAACAAGCATCAGAAGAAGCAAAGAAAAACGCAGATGATGCTAAAAAGGCGGCTGAAGAAGGTAAGAAAGCTGTAGAGGAAACTAAAGATAACAAAGAAAAAGCTGATGCCGTAATTCCTACTTCTGAATCTGCCCCTGATCTACAATCTACTATAGACAATGCTAATCAAGCAAATACCGAAACTGAAAAGCAGGTAATGTATGTAGAGCGTTCTTTCGATACACTTAATAATTATTTAAGACAATATACTCAGGAATTAGCACAAAAGAAGCAAGAACGAGATGCGTTATTACAACAAATTCAATCTCTTCAAGATGGTACTTTTGATACTTCTCAAAGGATGCCGGGTGCTACTACAACTTTTGATAGTGCAATAGAAGACAGTGGGCAATCAAGAGAAGACTTTTTGAAAGGAAAATTAGAATACGATACTCAACAATTAGAAACTATTGAACAACAGATCATAAAGAAACAGGCTCAAGTATTGCGTGTTAATAAAGAACATGCTGAAGTCGAGGAATTAGTAAAGCAAGGATATGATATACAAGAAAAACAAAAGCCAGTCAAAAAAAATAAAAAAGGTGTTATTATTACTCAAGTAAAAGATGAAATTAAAGCTGAAGAAGATGATATCAAAGAAGCAGAAAAGATAATTGAAGAAGAAAGACAAGAAGCTGAAAGATTAGCGGCAGAAAAAAGAGCTAAAGACGAAGTTTTGCAACAAATGATAAACGATGCCGGAGGGTCAACCAAAGGTCATAGTAAAAACAGTGAATTTAATTTTGGTGCTAAACTTGAGGGTGGTGAAACTGCAAGACAAAAACAACAAAGAGGTGGAGCGACTATTAGGGGTGGTAATCTTCCGAACTATAGCACACCGGGAACAAGAGGTGGTAATGCTAATACCGGTGTTTCAGGTGGAGCGCAACAAGTTAAAGTAGTTTATCAAGTAGAAACTACTTTGGAAGACGTTAAAGATACTAATAAACAATTAAAAGCTTTAAAAAAGACAAACACTGAATTAACAACTTCAGCTAATCAAGCAGCTGACGCAATCCAGAAGGAAGCTGAAGCACTTAGCAAGATGGCTGAGACATTAACCACTATTGGAGAAATTGGCAGTAAAGTTGCGACTGTTAATCAAGAAATTAAAGATGTTACTACTAAAACTGTTAATCAGACCTTAACTCCTGAGCAATCCCAAATACCGACTAAACCCTTAACTAGGCCATCAGTAAAACCTAAAGCTACAGCAGTTAAAACATCCGATGAAATAAAAAAAACAAAAGAACAAATTGAACAATTACAAAAAGCAAAAGACGATGCTGAACAGAACTTAAAGAGTATTACATTAGACGATTCCACATTTGATGTTGGCGAAAAATATCAAAAACGCAATGCTTATTCTCAAGTTAAACAATGGGCAGATGATTTAAAAAAAGCGCAAGAAGAAGTTAATAGCTTAGGTAAAGATGCTGATCCACAAAAGGCACAAGAAGTATTAGACAATTACGATAAAATGCGGATTGGTTTTTCTAAGGCATTTAAAATAGCAGACAATCTTGATGTTGGTTCTTCTAAAAATTTTGCAAAGCCAATGGAAGAATTTAAAGAACTGTATCAGAATTTAGGAGAACCGAGTAGCGATTTTAAACAAGTCGAAGAACGATTCGCTCAGGCGTCCACTCAAGCTGCGGAACGGGCAAAAGCACAATTTGAACAACAAAAGCAACAAGCTGAAGTAATAATGGCTAGATTGCAAGCACGTTTGGAAGAATTGCAATCTAAAGAAAAAACTACTGCCCCTGCTCCAGAAAAGCCGAAGGTAACTACTGAGCCGAAACCTTCTAAACCAGTTGAAAATAAACCTGATTTAGGCGGTAATCAGACAGGTAATGGTGTTCAAACTGAAGGTGATAAAGCCGTTGATGCAGCTGCTAAAATGCAAGAATTGGCTGATGCTAAAAAACAAGTAACTGAAGCTAATCAAAATTTAGCTCAGAGTGCTCAAAATACAACAAGTGCTCTTAATGGTGAAGGTGGGGCTGGTGCTAATGCGAGTAAAGCTTTTCAAGATCAGATTGATGCTCAGAAAAAGGCATTAGAAGAACAGAAAAAAATAATAGAAGATCAGCAAAAAGCCATTGATGATTTACAAAAGAAACAAGAAGAGGCTACAAATAAAAAGATTGAAAATTTACAGAAAGAAAATGATGCTTTTACTGCTCAACAACAACAAGATTTACAAAGATACAAGGATGCTGAATTACAGACCCAAATGATGCTTGCTCTTCAAAAACAAGCGGCAGAACAAGAGGCTAAAGTTCGTGAAGAGCAAGAAGCTAAAGCCGCACAAAAAGCTAAAGAGCAAGCAGAAAAGGCTGCTCAAAAAGCGCAGACCAAAGCTGATGATAAAGAATTAGCACAAGCATACGGAAATTATGGTAAAGATTTTAATGCTGTTCTTAATGCGAAATCAATTCAGGAATTTGATACGGCTGTCGCTCATTTAACAGAAACAGAGCGTATTTTCTGGGATGCAAGATTAAAGAATATGGGTGATAATTATACCCCGAATTCTAATATGTATGCTCAAAACGATTTACCAGCGGATTATAAAAAATCTACCGAAGCACAAACTAAAGGTTTAAAACAGAGGCAAATGCAAATTGCCGCATTTACCGCTTCATTAATTGCTGAAGCAGAAAAACAGCAAGCAGCCTTTGAAAAAATGGATACGGCTTATAAAACTAATACACAAAATCCTGCAAAGGGACATCTTGATTTTATTACTAGCACAAAAGTAGATGATAAGCAAGCCCGGTCTTATATGTCCGCTGTAGACGGTGTTACAGAATCTTTACAGAAATTGCAGTCTGTTGCAGAGTCAATGAAAAATGGCACCTTTGATTTTGGTGATACTAATGCTTTAAGAGAATTGCTTGAGTTGCGCCAAACTTTAGATTCTCAAATGAGTACGCTAAAAGTCGAAGATAAAGGTTATAAGACTGCTCAATCCGAATTAGAGGCAAATGCGAACAAGACTGCTGAAGGTTTAAAAAAATCACTTTCTGGAGTCGCGGATCAAATTGAAGGTATTCAAAAAAAGAGCAAAAAATTAATTAATCCCGATCAAGAATACCAAGGACAGTTACAAGCGTCAGAGCAATTACTACAAGTAATCAAAGAACTTATTGCGGATATTAATAATAATCCTCTTCAGTTTATGGATGAAGGTAATGTTAAAGGGTTTAGATTATTAGTTGATGCAATGAAGGAAGATGTTGGTGATTTTCAAGATAGATTTGATTCTCAACAAGGTATTCAAGGACGTATCAACACTTATTTTACTAGTTATAAAGGTGCCTATACAAGCTTCTTTAGAGAAATAAAAGATTCCTTTAAGTCTCAGGCATTAGGCGAATTGCAGAATGAAATTGATCGTACATTTCAGACATTTGAAGATAGTATCACAAATCTTAATCGTGCTACTGGATTAAATCAAGGTGATTTTCTTAATAAAAATCTTAACACCAATGGTGGCAAAGCTACTGCTGGTCAGATTGAACAGCAACAAAAAATCAGAAATGCTATTGCTGAAAGTTATCGTGGATTAATTACAGATATTTCTGATGAACTTACTAAAGTTCAAGACAGAATGGGTAACGTTTTAGGCGAAGGATTTTTAAGTCAGGATTACTTTAAGAATTTTGGTGAAAAATTCACTGCTGGATTGGGTGATGCAAGTGAGTTTAAAGAATTTCAAAATAATGCACAAGGTGCTGTTGATTCATTAAATGAATTGCAAAAAATTCAAGAACGCATGGCTAATGGCAGTCTTGATTTGACTCAACTAGCACCTGATAAATTAAAAGATCAGATTCAAGAAATTGTTAAATTATTTGCTGATCTTAATAAAAATTATGCTGAAGTAGTTGAAAAGTCTAAGCAGTTTACTTTTGCTGATGTGGGGGATATTGAAAGACAAAGGGCGGGTATTACTCAGTTTATGAAGAGTAATCCGGGTATCAGTGCTGATGCTAAAGCACAATTACAAGGATACTTTGATCAATTACAACAAGGAATAAGTCAAGCAGATTTTACAAAATTATCAGATGGATGGAAACAAGTTGCGGATGCTGAACAAGCCGCTGGTAGGACTGGTGCTACATTTATGTCTGAACTCCAGACTCGTTTCAAATCCTTAGGCGCTTATCTCCTGTCCTTTGTTTCATTCTACAGAGTAATCGGTGTTTTCAAAGATGGTATTAATATTATCCATGAACTTGATGACGCTTTGACGGAAATGCAAAAAGTTTCAGATGAAAGTCTGAGTAGTTTAAGAGAATATCAAAAGAGTACATTTGATACAGCAAATCAGATCGGTACGACTGCGGCTCAGTTACAGACAAGTACTGCTGATTGGATGAGGCTTGGTGAAGATTTACAAACAGCATCTCAATCTGCACAAACCGCAAACGTACTGTTTAATGTTTCTGAATTCGATAATATTAATGACGCAACAACTGCATTAGTTGCTATGAGTGCTGCGTATGCTGATGCGGAAGAAGGTATCGATAAGATGGACATCGTAGATAGATTGAATCTTATTGGTAATAATTATGCAATAGCAACTGATGAATTGGCAACTGCTCTTCAGGATGGTGCAGCTGCATTACAAACAGCAGGGAATGATCTTGATGAAGCTATTGCTTTGACAACAGCAGGTGAGATTAAATTGCCTGAATGCGTGGCGACACGTATATAGAACACATCTAATTGCTGGAAATCCTATTAGGATAATTAGCAGCGAAGCCATATTGACATATGTTAATTAAAACGTATAATATATATGGAACGTTCAACGACTATTCCCGTGTCGGGGTTAGGACTAGAGAATACATATCCTAATCAATAGAAGTACGGCTCAATCGCAAATGGAGTGGGTGAGAATCCCTTAAATGGAAATGGTGTGCTCTCTTTTATTAAAGAGATGAAGATATAGTCTGATCCTACGAGTAATCGTAGAAACAATATGTATTAATTAAATAAGCATATTAACAGTTATATCTTGCGAATATAACTGAACGTAAATGAATTTAATCACACAAGACGCCTCTAAAACGGGTAAACATTTGCCCTTAGATAACTATATCGGTTAAAAGCTGGGGACAGTTAAGACCGAGGTAACTCATAATAAAATGAGGCACCGTAGAGACTGCGGGGTATTATAGGTAACTATAATGCTGAAGTTATCCGTTATTTTAATAACGTAATATACAGTCCGATCTCACGATATAATCTAATTAATGAAACGTGAGACATAGCCGGAAATGACTATGCGCCATATTTATATGGTCAGTAAGCGAAAGCTGAAAGTAACAGAATGAAAGGTGTTCGTACAATCGCCCTTCGTTTAACAGGTACTAAAGAAGCGGCAGAAGAACTTGAAGAAATGGGTGAAGATACCTCTGACATGATAGTATCTCAATCCAAAATGCGTGAACTGATTATGAATGCTACAAAGGTAGCTTCAAATAATTACAAAGGATTTGATATACAAGACGAGTTAGGTCGCTACAAATCAACTTATGAGATAATGTTGGGTCTCTCCCAAATCTGGGACGAAATTCGTCAAGCCGACCTTAAAACAGGCGATAACCGTCAGAACTTATTGCTTGAATCAATTGCAGGTAAATTTTTGCCTGAAATATATGGAAACATATATTTTAGAATGCGTTTAAATGCGTTGATTACCTAAAGCCTTATGCCACAATATAGGAGAAATCACTATATGAAGGATTAACAAGTTAAGGATGATACAATGGTTAATTCGCAGCGAAGCGCCTAAGTATGTTTTAATTAAATATATATGGTGAACGTTCAGAGACTATCCCCGTGTAGGGGTCTTAATAGACCAATAGGAGTACGGCTCAATCGCAAATGGAGTGGGTGAGAATCCCTTAAATGGAAACAGCGCATATCCTAACAGATCAAGCTGAGGATAAAGAAATAGTCCGTGCTTGTGTGAAAGCATAAGAATAATGAATATTAATAGACAAGGAGCAATTATGGCAACAAGAATTTCAAAAGAATTAATTCAAATAATGTATGAAAAATATGATAGTGGAATGACTATTGTTGATATATCTAAAGAAACAGGTGTAGGACAAGATACTGTTCGTAAATATATACGAAAAAGTGGACGCAAGCGTAGACCGTCAATAGAAAAACGGATCGGAGAAGAAGGAATTAAACAGATATGTAATTTATATACTCAAGATGCAATGGATGAGATACGTAGGCTATATCCTGATCTTACTAAACAGCAAATATATAGCATTGCCAGTCGGCATCAAGTTAAAAATACTAATTATTTTTGGAGTCAAGAAGAGGTAGAATTTCTAGTTAATAATTTTGGCATTCTGTCTTATGATGAAATAGCGGCTCATTTTAATAATAGACATAACGTAAAAGCTATATCTACTAAAGCTATAAAACTTGGATTAACGACCTCTCAACATTGGACTAAAGAAGAAGAGGATATTATAATTAAATATTACCCTCATATTCCATTAAACGAGGTGTTACAAATGCTTCCTCGCAGAAGTGCAAATGGTTTAAAGATACACGCTCTAAAAATGGGTGTTAAAGGGCTACAATATCTTTCTGAAAAATATTCAGATGAACAAAAACAATTTATTCTCGATAACTATGTGCTAATGTCTGACGAAGAAATTGCAAAAGTACTTGGTAAAACACCAGTTGGAATAAAAGAACAAAAACGGAAACTTGGCATTTATCAATTTAATAAAGAATATCAAGGGTATGAAAGTTTGAGTAAATTACTTAGAGGTCAAATATCGACTTGGAAAAGATTAAGTTGTGAGCAGTGTGGTTATCAATGTGTTTTAACTGGGTCTAAAAACTTTGAAATACATCATTTATATAGTTTCAATAAGATATTGCAAGAAGCATTTGAAAGATGTAATGAACAAGGACTATTAAAATCTTATAATATAGAAGATTACACCAAAGAAGAGTTGGATGTTATTATTCAACTTTTTTTAGATATACACGAAACCTATCCTTTAGGCGTATGTGTTGAAAAAGACTTACATAAATTATTTCATGATATTTATGGTACAGGTGGCAATGTGCCAGAACAATGGGATGATTTTGTAAACAGATATAAAAAAGGTGAGTTTAATAATGTAAAAGCATCTTAGTTAATATTCATTATTAGGTAGATTTGCGACCTACCTTAACATTTCAAAAAAATAGGGCGTCCATAGCCAGCAGTATCCTGCAAAATCCAGATGTTCTTCAATCCGTTTATGAAGACTCTTCCACTAAATCCGCAGGTTCTGCACTGGAAGAAAATCAGAAATATTTAGATAGTATCTCAGGTCACCTTGCAAAACTCCAAAATGCTTGGCAAGAACTTTGGGCAAATGCTGCTAATCGTGATGTCATCAACATGTTCATTGACTTAGGCACCACAATCCTTAACTTAATCAACGATGTTGGTGGACTTCAGTCTGCTTTTACACTCCTTTGGGGTGGTGCAATTGTTAAAGGATTAGCAACAGCCGATAGCTGGTTAGTTAAATTTGTCCGTGGGTTAGATGCGGCTAAGGCATCAAGCCAAGGTTTGGGGAATACATTAAGTAATATATTTACTAATTTAGCTGGAAAAACTGATTCTAATAAAGAAACACGTTGGAAAGGGCTTGCTCAGATTCAAAAGGATCGTGAAAACGCAAGTCAACAGGCTACTCAAGCTGTAGATAATGTATCTGAAGCAGCGTCTGATATAACCGCAAAAGCGGCTAAAGACGCCAAGACACAGTCTACAATTGCTTCCGCACAGGCAACTGGACAAGAAGTTGCAGCTCAAGGGCAATTAGTATCTTCAGATACAGAAGTCACGGGAGCTGAAGGTGCTGAAGCTACGGCAAAAGCAAATAGTACAGCTGAAAGCCAACAAGCGGCTCAAGCATATGTTCAAGAAGCCGAATCTGCAAAATTAGCAGCTGATGCTATTAGAGATAAGGCAAATGCTGAAGTCGAATCTTATATTAAAGACGAAGCAAAAGGTCTTAGTCGCACAAAGAAGAAAGCACTTAAAGGTCAGCGTGGTGATCTTGTAAATGCTGATATCGAATTCTTAACAGATATCAGACCCGAAGCAGACATGGATTGGACAATGATGTATGCTGAAGGTTTTGAAGATGTTGCTGAAGCGGCTAGTAGTGTTGATGATGTTGTAGTTCAAGAAATTGTCCCGGCTGTTAATGGAGCGACACAACAAATCGGCCTTATGTCAGTTATGGCTGGTCAAGTTGGAGAAGGATTTGCGGGCATAGGCGCTAGTTTAGCTGGACTTGCTGTTAATCCTATGACGTGGCTTATTGGTATTCCAATACTTATTAATGGAATAACTATGGGTATTTCCATGATAAAGAAGCATCAACAAGATATAATTGATCAAGCTCATGAAGCCACAACTTCTTGGGAAGAAACCAAAACTTCTCTCTCTGATTATGGAACACAATTAACAGAATTACGCACACAATTAAATCAACCAAATCTTTCTGATGCAGAACAATTAAATATTAAAGAACAAATATTTGATTTACAAAAGAAAATTACAGCTGAATATGGTAAGGCCGCTGAAGGAATAGATTTTGTAAATGGAAATTTAGACACACAATTACAAAAACTAAGAGAGATTAGTGTTGAAGAAGCTAGGTCTAATTTACGCAATAACAAAGGTTGGGAAAATGCTAGTAATAGGATGAATCAGACAGGTACATATAGAATGCTTGTAGGTAATAATCCTAATGCAATCAAAGATGTAATTGGACAATTTGGAGATACTTTTAAATTAGACGAGCCATATAATGGTGGAAATTATTCTATCGAATTATCAGCGGAATTAAATGTTTATGATGCTGAAAAGAAACTGGAAGAATTATATGATAAATTATATGATTTAAAATCTTCAATGACAGACGAAGATTGGGCTAAGTCTGGATTAGCCACGAGTTTCCTTTCAGTATCGGCTCAATTACAAGAAATACAAAAAATAACAGATCAAAATAAAGCAGATGCTAAAGCATATCTAGAAAATAAGCTTATAGCAGAGCAAGATACTACAGGAAAAGATTTATATTATAATTATCAAAAAGCTACAGATGACTATAATAAAGCATTGCTTATTGGCAATCAAGAGGAAATTGCCAAGACAGAAACCGCATGGCAACGATTGAGTGATCAAAAAGATAAATATTTAAGTAAACATTCCGACTATACGCCTTTATTTAATGATATAGATGAATCATTAAACGAAACAGCGATTCGTTCTCGTGAATTATATAAGAAAATGACTTCTGAAGAGGGACGGACAGCAATAGAAGCAACTTTTGGTACTATTAAAGAGAATAAAAAAGTTGGAAAAGACACACAAAAAGAATTGATATCTGCCGCTAAAAACTATTTAAAAGAAAGAAAGAAAATTGCTTCTGGTAAAGATGTTGGAGTTACTGAAAATATAGAAACATTACAAAAACTTGAAACGGCTGCACAAAAAGCTGACATTCCGATTAAATCTGTTGTAGATATGTTAAATAATACTAATTCTATTTCAGGTTTAAAAGACATGCTTGCAAATACGGCTGTTACAGCTGAAGATGTTAGCAATGCACTCATGGGTGCGAACGATGAGGCTAGTCGAGCAATAGCAGGATTGGCTCAAGATTTTGGTCTTGATTTACATTCTCCTAGAGAAGAGATTGATGCTTTTACAAATTATCTTGCTGAAATGGGTCATGTTGTGACTTCAACATCAAATACATCTCAAGATTCATTGAATGCTTTCTTTACAGACGTGTCTGGTAAAATTGATAAGCTTAATACCTTGACATCCGTTGTTCAAAAAGGACTATCACAAACTGGATTAAGTTTTACAAAGCTTACAGATGAAAAAGGAAACCCGTTACAGAGTGAAGTATCTCAAATTATAGACGCTTATAAAAATCTAGAGGGTTATGATCTTGGTTCTTTATTTGAAGAAACGGCGAATGGTATTCAATTAAACATGGACGCTTATCGGGCATTGTCTCAGGAAGAAGAAGCCGAAACTAAGCGTCAATATATGCTTGAAAGGGCACGATTAGAAAACGATTTGGCGCATGCGGCTCCTGAAGATCAGAAAGCTATTCAACAACAAATCGTTGAACTTGATATGTTGTCTTCTGCTTATGATGGTGCTACTTCTGCGCTTCAAAAATATCTGAATCAACAAAATGCTGCTGATTATGGTGATACCTATGCTATGTTGAGGGATACGACATTTAAACGTGGTGATGAATTGTTAAATCAGCATATGATTGGAACTGAAGAGTTCAGAAGTATCGCTCAATTATTTTCTAATAAATCTTTGGCGACTGCGTCCGTTGATGATGTTGTAGAAGCTTATAAAACTGGTACACAAAATATAAAGAAATATTTTACTGAAGACGCTGTTGACGGTGTGTATCAGTTTGCCCTTGATATAGAAGGATTAGGAGATAAATTCGGAAATGTCACTCGCTCTATTAATGAACAGGGTGAAGAGGTTTTTGATTTTTCGTATACAGATGAGCAGGTAAAGAATCTTGCCGATCATCTTCAGGTTTCGGTTGATGTAGTCGAATCGCTGTTTGACCAAATGAGAGCAACTGGAGCATCTATTTACAGATGGAGAGATGGTGGTTTTAATACTTTCGATGAATTAAATGCAAATATTAATGCCTCTAGAGACAGCCTCAAAGAATTAGCAAAAGAATCAAATGATCCGAATCTAGTGAACTTAGATATTGATGCCAATGATCTTAATACTGTTGATAAGTTAAAAGAACAAATATCCAGTATGGAAGATTTAAAAGCAAACTTAGATGTTAATTCTGATGCTTACAAAGAAGCAGAACGTTATATTGATGAGTTAAAAGCTAAGCTTAAAGAATATGAACAAGCTGCTGAAGATGCTAATAAGCCATTAACTGTAGAAGATTATTCTTCTGCAAATGATATGCTTGATCAAATGAAACAATCATTCGCAGAAATTGCCAAATATAAAAACGAGGATGGGACATATAAATTTAATATTGAAGAGGGTGGCAGCACTACCCTAACTGAATTAGCTAATCAGATTGCTTTATTGCCACCTGAGATTCAAGAGGAAATGAAATTTGAGGCTACCACAGACCCTGATGAAATACTTGCCCAAATGCAACAGAAATTTAATGAGCAATATGTTGATGTTCCGGTAGGTGCAGATACAGCCCAAGCACAACAAGATGTTGCTCAAATGACAGACACTATGGCTGGCGCAGATGTTCCAATTGATTTATATGCTAATACTGGGCAAATTCAGCAACAAGTTGACGAAGTAGCCAACTCATCTGGTACTGTAGATATTGATGCTCAAGTTACAGGCGATAAACCTCTCATTTTGCAATGGATTGATGGAATAAAAAGTACTCTTGTTATGGAGGCAGATGCTTCAGAAATAGATGCGGCTCGGCAACAGGCCGAACAACCATTAGAAGTTCAAGTGGGCGCTAATACGTCTCAAGCTCAAAATGATATTAATAATTTGGGAACAGGGGAAAACTCGCCCACAATTACACCACAGGTTGATTCTTCTCAAGCGAAAAGTGATTTAAACAACATTACCAATAATGGTGAAACCACGATGATGCATGTTGATGCAGACACATCACAAGCTGACTCAAAGGTTGATGCTGTAATATCTAAAGTCACTTCCCCCATCACGGCAATCGTAGGCATGGAAGTTGAAGCGTCTGAGGTTGAAACTGCTCGTGCTAACGCTGAAAAGCCTATTGAAACTCCCGTAACGTTTAAAGCAACTAATGATATGCAACAAGTAGCTAATGGTGCTGGTGCTCAAGGTGTTACAGCTACTAAGACAGAAAATGTTATTAAGAATGAGCAGACAAATGTAACCGTTAATGCAAACACTGGACAGTTATCTACTGCTCAGGGTGATATTGACAGATTTAAAGCTAATGATGGCGCATCTGTTAATATGTCTGTTGGCGTATCTGGTGTCGATAGCGTTACCCAAGCTTCTGATAAGGTAGACGCTTTAGCGGCTAAAAATGGCAAAAAGGTTAACATTACTATTGGTGGTAATACGGCGGCGTTCAATAAAACAATTACCAACGCAACTACTCAATTAAATACCTTAAATAAGAAAACGACTAATCCTGCTATCAAAGCTGATAACAGTAAATTAAAATCTGCTGTAAGCGAGGCTAAAAGTAAACTTGATACCATTAAAAGTAAAAGTATTACAATTAGTGCTCATAGTAGCGGTTTTGGTTCAATTCTTTCTGAATATAGACAACTAAAAAATAAATCAGTTACTATTACCACTAATAAGGTTACAAATATTAGAACTAATAAAATTCCTCCTATTAATGGCTCTGCTCATATAATGGGCACGGTGATGACAGGCGGTCATGCTTACGCTAATGGAACATATAGTGGTAAATGGGGACTCCAACAAGATGAAAATGGAAGTTTGGTCAATGAAATTGGCCCAGAGCTGGTTGTTAATAGCCGTACTGGTCAATGGCAGATTTTAAATAATGGTTATCCTACTTTTGCCAATTTTAAAAAGGGTGATATTATTTTCAATGCGGAACAAACCGAATCTCTTCTTAAAAATGGTTATATACAAGGATCATATGCTAAATTAAAAGGCAATGCATTTGCTGAGGGCACAACGCCTGATTTGGATGAAGAAGATTTAGATGAGGCCATAGGCGATGCGTTCGCTGCTGGTACAGCTAAATGGAACGGGCAGTTATCCGGTGAAGCGCATGCTGGTCATGCAAAATGGAATCCTAGTAAAGCTAAACGTTCAGGCTCTTCCAAATCTAAATCTTCCGGTGGTCATTCCAGTAAATCCAAAAAATCCAAAGGTAAAAAAGGCAAGAAATCCAAATCCTCCAAATCCTCTTCCAGCTCTAAAGCAAAGGATTTCCTTGAAACACTGGACGCCATTGAGATTCAGATTAACCGCATAGACGCTCTGTTCCAAAAACTCGACACTGATATTGGTAAAACTTATACTACATTTGGTGCTCGTACAGGCGCACTCACAACTGAATTCTCTGCGTTGCAAGCAGAAATTAAACGTGTGGACGCATCATTAAAGGGTGCTAACTCTTCTACCAACTACCTTCGTAAAGCAGCTGATGCAGCTCGTACAGCTGGTCTTAAGAAAGGTGACGAGGGCTATAAAGCAGGTTCACAAGGTGCATCTGGTGTTGGACTTAGTAGTGCATGGATTGCTAGGATTCAAAACTCTGTTAATACAGGCTCTTATATGACGCTTAATGACGTCAAGGATGAGGGACTTTGGAAAAAGATTCAGGCTTATCAGACTTGGTATGATAAATACGTTAAGCTTCAACAGAAGAAACAAGACTATATTAATAAGCTGTCTCAACTGACGATTCAGAAACTTCAGCTTATTCAGTCTCAATATAATGCATCGCTTGAAACAATATCAACCACATTAACTAGAAACCAGAATTTACTTGACTTGCAAACCAGTCGTGCAGCGGATCAGGCAAATTCTTATTTTAATGGAAAATACACAGCTTATAACAATCAAATTAAGACACTCCAAGCTGAAGCCAAAGCACTCACCAATGCGCTTAATGAGGGTGTGCGTAACGGTACTATTACTCGTGGTTCTGAAGAATGGACTAAATGGAGCAATCAGATTGCATCTATTAACAACGATATTATTAAAGCACAGAAGGATATTGCAGACACTGCGGTAGCACAGATTCAATATGTTCAGGATAAGTGGCAGACCACTTTGGATATGCTTGAAACTAATATGGATACATATGAGAAATGGATCGACAGATTCCAGTATACTCAAAATATTTATCCTATTCAGACAAATGCTACTAATAGCAACGACTCTACTCTTAAATATTATGAGACAGAGATATCCATGAACAAGACTCGCATGGCAGACCTGCAAGCACAGGCCAATGCTATGCAAGCGGCTCTGAATAGTGCTGTAAACAATAATAGAATTCAGAAAAATTCCGAAGAGTGGAAGAAGTGGCAGACCCAGATTCAGCAAGTTAAGAATGAGATTATTGAGACTCAGAATGCAATCAGCCAGTTAGCGGTTGACAAGCTTGAACATATTCAGACACGCTGGGAAGCTTCTATCGACCATATGAGTACTGTGCTTAAACGGTTTGAAGCATTCGCAGACCTTGAAGAGACCAAGGGTTATGATATTAGTGAAAAGTATTATCAAGAACAGATTAAAGGCAATAATCAAATTCTTGATGAATTAACACGTAAAGCGAGTAATCTTCAAGAAAGTCTTAACGAGGCAGTTATTCATGGACGTGTCCTTACTTATTCTGAAGAATGGTATAAGTGGGCTGAATCTATTGAAGACGTCAAGAATGAAATCGTTAGTACTCAAGAAGAAATCGCTGACCTCAACAACGAAATTCGTCAACTGGCTTGGGATCGTTTTGAGCGTATTCAAGATCAGATTAGTGACGTTGTAGATGAAATGGATTTCTTGAATGGTCTCATTTATGAAAATGACTTGTTTGAAGAAAACGGAATGGTCACTGATAAAGGTCGTGCATCTGGCGGCCTGATTGCACAGCAATATGATTTGTTAATGAAAGAAGCCCAGAATTACAGGCGTGAAATTCTGGCAATTAATGAAGATATTGCCAAAGACCCGAATAATCAGAAACTTATCAAACAACGCAATGACTGGATTAAGAGCCAGCAATCTGTTATTGAAAATGCCCGCAAACAAAAAGAGGCAATGGTTGACCTTGCTGAAAAGGGCATCAAGAAACAGATTGATTACATGAGTGAGTTAATTGATAAGTATGAGGAGGCTCTGGACAAACAGCGTGACCAAGAACAGTACGCCAAGAATATAGCTGATAAACAGAAGTCTATTTCCAATCTTGAAAAACAGCTTCGTTCTATGGGTGGCGATGATTCTGAAGAAGGTCGTGCAAGAAGGCAGCAGTTACAAGACCAGTTGAAACAAGCCCGTGAAGATTTACAGGATACTCAGGAAGATAAGCGACTCTCTGACATTAAAGAAATGCTTGGAGACATGCAGGACAAGTATGAAGACGTCCTGAATGACAGGCTCGATAATATTGACCAGTTATTCTCCGATGCTATTACTGTAATTAATCAGAACGGTGCTGATATAGCGGCTACGATTAGGGCTGTTGGTGCATCCGTTGGGTATAATCTGACTACTAATATCAATAAGACCTATGAAGGTGTTGCTAATACTGACGATAATAGTTCTGATACTGCGTTAGTATCTGGTACAGTTAATGGTAATTTTAATAATGGTAGTGCGACTACATTGAAGACAGCGCAACAAGCTGAAGCTGACGCTGAACGTGCAAGGCAAGAAGCTGATAGTACAGCAACTAAAAATATTGCCAGTGTTACTACTACCACTGTTAAGACCACTACGACTACGACTACCACTACTACTACCACTAAGAAGCCAACTACAACTACGAAGAAAGCGACCACAACCGCTAAAAAGGTAGTAGCAACCACTAAAAAAGTAGCAACTACTACAAAGAAACCGACTACAACTACTAGAAAAGCTGGTTTCCAAAAAGTAGGCAATTATTATTATTATTACAATTCAAATGGCACTATTAAAAAAGGCAATTATACTGCAAATGGATATAAAATTGAATCCAATGCTTCAACAGGTGCTGTCAAGAATGGTATTGTAAAAACTAACGATGGTTATAGAAGATATATTAAAAATGGCTCTATCCAACATGGTTGGCAAAAGATTGGCAATAAGAAATATTATTTCAGTGTTCCTTGGGATGGAGTTATGCTTACAGGACTTCGAGAGATTGGTAATCATACTTATTATCTTGATCCAACAACTGGAGCACTTCGAAAGTCTGACTTTACTCTTAATGGGCTTACTTATGATGTCGCTAGTAAAGATGGGCATATTAGAACAGCTAAAAATAAAAAAGGGAAGGTTGTTAAAAGATATGCCAAAGGTACAAAATATGTCCCTAAAACAGATATGTACCAAGTCGATGAAAAAGGACAGGAAGTCTTTATTAATAGTAAAGGTAAGATTTATACCCGTCTTGAAAAGGGTGCAGCGGTTCTTCCTCATAAAGCGGCACTTAACCTTCTTGATGGTATGTCCAATCCTGTTGAATTTATTAAAGATCATATGGATTTAAGGCCAAGCAAGAGTATTACAAATACAACGACAAGTGGCGACACTTATAATAATGTAACCTTTAATCTGCCCCGTGTCACGAATTATAGCGAATTTATGCGTGAGGCTCAGAAAGACCCGAACTTCACAAAATATATTCAAGAAATTTCGATTGGCACATTGAATGGCAATAACTCTCTCAAGAGTAATTCTATTCGATTCAGGTAATTATTTTATGACAGGCGCTCTTAATCGGGCGTCTGTCATTTTCTAATAGGAGGACAGCGATGAATAATATTAAAGATGAATTTGATGAGATTGATGAACTTGTGAATGAGTCAACAACTAACGATAATGATAAACAATTATTAAAAGATGCTTTGACTGAAGTCAGGGAACTAAAAAAAATGTATCAGCAGGAAATTGCTCGATATAAAGAAGTAACACGTCAGCTCCAAGTTGGATTAAGTGAATTAAAAACACTTAAGGAAGAATTTGCAGAACTTCAAGATTTAATGTATGAAGATGAAGATGAAGATGAGGCTGACGAAGATATTGAAGAATGAAAACAATAAGAAAGGCGGTGTTTCATTTTGGCAATAAGCAGTTTCACATATGATGGCATTAGCCTACAAGATTTTAATGACGGAAAGTATATTTTAGGATATTTTTCAGCTGATGAGAATCCCAAAGAGGGGCAGCGCAATTATAATAAGACGTCTCTGTTTATGGGGCTTGAACAGCCATTTGTCTATTATAATTATGAAGACACCATTACTTTTACACTTGGTATTATTAAAAATCCATGTTTAACAAATGAAGACGAGATCACGGTTAAAGAAATGGAAGAATTAAAAAGATGGCTTTGTAGACCAGCACCGCATTCTTTTAAAATAGATGACCCTAAATATGAAGATGTATTTTGGGAGGGGACGTTTCAATTAGAAGAAGATATTACAGGTTCAAAGCGTACAGGTGTGGTGTTAACTTTTGAGAGCACCCGTCCCTATGCATTACAAGAAGATGTAATATTAATGGGCGATACGGAAGCTGAAGACAGTATTATAATTTTAGATGAATCTGTAGAAATTGGCTATATCTATCCTGATATGGTTATTACCTGTAAAGAAAGCGGCGATTTAACAATTAACAACTCATTTGATAATCGGCAAACAATTATTAAAAATTGTGAACAGGACGAAACCATTACATTTTCCAAGTATTTACAAATTACATCCAGTTCCGAATCGCACGATATAGCTAATGATTTTAACTATAAGTTTCTAAGGATAGGCAATAACTTTGATACACAGGAAAATATCATCTCTTTTTCATTGCCTTGCGAATATAGCATTATTTATAATCCTGTGCGCAAGGTTATTCCTATTTAATAGAACAGGAGGACACAGATATGGATAACTATTATATTGAAACAGATTCAATCAAACAGCCTATATCTCCACCTGTTATCCTTGCGCATAAAAGCGGTAGAAAAATTGGTGTATTAAATATTGATGAACGCACACTTGTTATAAAAGTAGAATTGCAGGATTCTGAAATCTTATATTCAGAGTGTTCATTTGATGTCCATAAATACATTAATACTTTTTTAAACCCTTTGTGGAATGGAGTAAAGAATTTTAAAACAGTCTGTATTCCTATATCTGTACCTCATATTCAAGCTAAAAGTATATGGTATGAAATTGAAGTGACGATAGATGAAGAGGATGATACAGTTAAACATATAACAGGTACTCTTGCACAATATGCTGAGTTAGATCAAGTAAACAACTACGAAATCGAAATAAGAACTGAAGAAGATATGGCAAGAGACGATTATAAAGATACAACCTTTTATAATCCAGACGATCCTGATGCTTCTATCGTTCATAGGGTATTACACGATAAAGCTGGACATTATGTGATTAATCATGTAGATGAAAGCTTATGGGATGTTAAACGGACATTCTCATTTAATGGCTCCTCTGTTATTGATTGTTTAAAAGAATTAGCAGAAACGGTAGACTGTATTATTATTTTAGGAGAAAACATAGACGAAGATGAATGGTCATTACAGCGTACCATTTCATTCTATGATGGTAAAGATTATTGTCCTGAGTGTGGCAAACGTGGAGATTTTAGCAATGGCTGTACGAATCCTGAATGTACTCATAGCCAAAAAATTATTCCAAGATACGGAAAAGATACAGGGATATTTGTTAGTAAAGAAAACTTAGGTGAATCTATCAATTTATCAGTTAATACAGATAATATTAAAAACTGTTTTAGAATCACAGCTGGTGATGATGAAATGACTACTGCTGTGATTCTTTGTAATCCAGCAAATTCAAGATATATTTGGCGCTTTACAGATGATATGAGAATGGACATGTCTCCAGAGTTACGTGAAAGATATTCTGAATATGAACAAGAATATAATACATACAAGTATGAATATACAATGTCATTGGTGACACGGGCGGCTGATTATAATGAATTGTATGACAAATATTTGCCCTTATTAAAAAAAGAATTGGGTCATGTAGCCCGACCCATTAAAGGGTATATTGATTTAACCACAGCTTATTATTATTCAACTTATTTGCGGGATTTTTTACAAAATACAATGTTCCCTGATTCCCCAGATGTAGTAGATACAACTGCTGAAAAAGAAATGAACAAATTCACAATCACAACAGTGGGTGTTCGTAGCTTAACTGGTTTGTCTAAATCAACAACAGCAGATGATGTTGAAGAACTGGTCAGAGTTTATGTAGATGATGCTCGATATTCTATTGAAGTTGTGACAGATACATATGAGGATAAACAGTGGACAGGTTCTATCACTCTTACATCATTTACAGACGATGAAGATACATGTACACGTACTTTTAATTTAACCTTTACTCAGGCAACCGCTGAGTACCTTAAAGATCAGGTAGATATCTATATGAAGCGCAAAGATGCTGTGGTTAGTGGCGCTAAGGATTTGTTCAAACAAGAAGATAATATTTTTAAGGCTGAGATTAAAAAGTATAATCTTACATCTTTGATTGACATGAGAGCGGCTGCGGAAAGTGTGCTGTTAATGTTAGATGATGCAGGAATTACACAAGCAACAGCGCCCGATGTTTATCGTGATATATATAAGCCTTTTAGTGATAAAAAGGACTATCTGGCACAAGAAATTACGCTTAAAGATACAGAAGTAGGAATGTTAAACGCTTTGATTGCGCAGATTGAACAACAGCAAGATGTTATAAATACGGCATTGAATTTGGAAGACTATCTTGGTGAAACCTTATGGTTGGAGTTACTGTCTTTTAGAAGAGAAGCAGATCAAAGTGACAGCACTATTATTAGTCAAGGACTAACAGAAGCTGAGATAATAGAAAATGCAATTGAATTTTATAATCGAGCAGATGAAGATATTGATAAATTAACAGAATCTGTATATGAGATTGATTGCACATTAAAAGATTTGTTATTAATGCTTCCAGATATATATGAAGAACGTAAAATAGAGTTTGATGTGGGCAACTGGCTTAGAATTGAAGTTGATGATAAAATTTATAAGTTGCGCTTGTTAAGCTATGAAATTGATTTTAATAATTTAACTACCATTCAGACATCTTTTGGTACAGCTAATAGATCGAACAATACTATTTATTCTACTTTTAATAAAATGCTGCGCACGACAGCCGATAACAATCAAGGACTGGCAGATATTTCAAAACGAATGACGGACGCAGAAAGAACATCGGCAATTGTTAATCAAATATCCAGTTTTACATATACGCCTGATAATCGTTTGGTCGCTAATATTGATGGTAAAACGATTATCATGAACAACGATGAAACATTATCTGAATATTTAAAACGGTCTATTCGTGATGTTAACGGCGCTTTGGCTATTATGCTGACAAATGAATTTGAGGGGATCACTACTGATGAAGATGGTAACAATGGAGACTACTCTTCTTGTTATACAGATGTTCATATTTATTACGGTGATGCTGATATAACTGATAGTCCTGATATCGAATGGGACGTTGCTATTCCTTCAAGCGCTACTAGTACATGGGATGCAACAAATCATAGAGTAACAGTAACAAATACGACAGCTGATATTGTTATTATAGAAATATTTGCTACTTATAAAGATTTAGAAGTTAAAAAGGTATTTACGATAAAGAAAATTAAACAGCCATCTTCTCCTATTGTTGTTAATATTGATTCCAGTGCGGGCAATATCTTTAATAGCAGAGGTATAAACACTATTCTTACATGCACTGTCATGAAAGGTACGCAAGATATAACAGATCAAGTGAAAAATTTCCACTGGATTAAATATGATAAAGATGGCAACGAAGACCCTGATTGGAGTAGGATGAGTGCGCAAAAGATTACTCTCTCTACCGCAGACATTCAAAGCAAAGGTATTTTTAAATGTGAAGTATCTTTTTAATATACGATTATAGAAAGGAAAATGGATTATGGCACAAGTTACATATGGTTCTATAACTTTAGTTGATTTGACTGATGTAGGACAATTATCTGTATATCCTACAAGCAATCAACCTTTATCAATTATATATGACCCAGATCAAAATACATACACTCCTAACTGGAGTACTTCAACTACCAATCTTGTGTTAACCCCAGTTATTTATTATAACAATACTCCTTTAACAGGTAGTACAACAGGGGTAACAATTACTTGGAAAAGACGAGAAGGGGCTGGAAATATTACTAACCTTACGTCAGGAGAAACTAAACAGGCAAACGGTAATTTAAAAGTAACTGCCAATAAATTTAATTCAAACTCGACAATGATAAGCTATATAGTAACTGTTGAGTATGTAGAGCCTGAAATTCAAAAAACACTAACAGCCGAAGGACAAATTACTTTTAGTTTAGTCAAGCTTGCTTCTTCCGCTAAAACATGTATTATTTCTGGTGATACAGTATTTAAATATAATACAAATGGTACGTTAGTTAGTGATTCATATATTACACTAACCGCAAAAACAAACAACGTATCAATTCAACAATGGCAATATAAAGATGCAGATGGAAATTGGACTCAAATCACAGGTTCTGGCACTAGTGAGACATTAGTAGTAAATGCATCTGACAATACTCTCTTTGTTAATGATGTTGCAACTATTCAAGTAATTACTAATGATGAAAATGTTTATGATATTCATTGTATTAGTAAATTAAGAGATGGCGCTCCCGGTGATAAAGCAGTGACCGCTGTTTTAACCAATGAAAATCAGATGATCCCTTGTAATTCTTCTGGCACACCTATAAGCGGTGCGTTTGATGGGGCAACTTCTCAGATTATTATCTACAACGGTGGTACTGATGACACTGAAAATTGGACTATTACGGTTGCTGAAACGGACGTTACTATTACTAAATCTACAACTACTCAGACCAACGATACCGTAGCTGTAACAGCCTTATCTGCTCTTACAGGTAAAGTTACATTTACATGTACACGAAGTGGTTATGATGATATTATTAAAGTTTTTTCATTGGTTAAGGTTACCGCAGGTGCTAATGGTACTACGCCCACCATTTATTCGTTAGAATGCGATGCTATAGCTATTAATAAAACCACTCCTGCAAGTGGCGGTACTGTTACTTATACCCCTTCTTCTATTGAAGTCAAGGGTTATTCTCAGACTGGAAACAACGCAAGAGCAGCTTATGCGGGACGTTTTAAAATTACATCTAATTCAACCGTTATCTATACTTCTACAGCTAATGAATCCGCTTATACAATTAGTGCCAGTAATATAGCAACTGCGGCAGCTAATGGCTATATGGTAGTAGAATTATATAAAGCAGGTGGCACTACCGTTCTTCTTGATAAACAAACTATTGTTATTACAGCGGATGGCGCAAAGGGTGAACAAGGTATTCAAGGTAATGCTGGTAAAGATGCTATCAATGTAGTAATGGGCAACTATGCTGATGTCATTCCTTGTACAAGTGGTAACAAACCTATTAGTGAATTTCTTATTGATATTCCATTTACTGGATATAAGGGCACAACTCAGGTCGCTTGTAACGTAGCTACGCCCGCAAAGGTTTTAAATGTTACAGCTCAAGTAACTCAGGCAACTGCAACAGCTGTAGGACATGTTAAATATACACTTCCTACAACAACTGATGTAAATGCAGCAAGTGGCACATTATCATTATCTTTTACTTGTGAAGGTAAAACTATTGTTCACACTTATACATGGACTCGAAGCACGGCAGCAACTAACGGCGTAAATGCTAAGTTGTTTGAATTATATACTACTAATGGTAATGTATTCACAAGTCGTGAATCACAAGATATTACTATTTATGGGCGTCTTATGGATGGTTCTTCAGATAAAACAAGTTCATGTACAAACTGGACATGGGCTAAATGGCAAGATGGTGCTTATACCACTATCTCAGGTCAGACGGCTAGTTCAATTAAGATTAACAACTCTACGGTTGAGGGATTTGCTTCTTATAGATGCACTTGTAAATATAGTAATGTTACATACACCGCTTACTATTCGTTAATTGATAAGCTTGATCCTATTCAGGCAACGGCTTTTTGTTCACTTGGAGAACAGATTGTTAATGGGCAAGGACATGGTGCGTTTTATGTTATTGTAACTGATACAGGTACTGGGAAGGAACTTGACCCTCTTAAATCTGACAGATTCTTAACAGCAGCTCCAAGTAACCCAGCAACAGGTGATTTCTATTATCATCTTAATGCTTCACAAAAAACAGTCACATTAAAGAAATACACCGGAAGCGCATGGGCTGATGCTGGTAGTGGAGATTTACCAACTGGTACATATACATGGACATTCCGTGATTCAAGCGGTAACGCAACTACATTTAATGGCGCTTCGTCTGCAAGTGGTAAAGTTATTTATGTAGATGGTACGCTTGTAACAAAGAAAATTATTGCAGACGTTAAGGTTGAAATCTGATAGTTATATTAGTGCTCAAAATGCTGATATAACTATCAGCATTTTTTATTTGAAAGAAAGGAATAACTAATATGATTACATATGGTTCAACAACACTTACTTCTTACAATTCGATTGTAAAAACAGAAGTGTATTATTATAAGTCAACAAGTGCTACTTCTTTATCGGGTGGGTCTTGGTCTACGACTAAACCCACTTGGGAAAATGGTAAATACATATGGCAAAAAATACGGACAGTTTATGAAGATGGAACACATAGTGAAAGCGATCCCGTTAATATTACAGGACAGCAAGGCGCAATTGGAACCGCTGCGTATTCGTTTAAATTAAATTCTTCTGACAGTATTATTGGTAAAACTAAGGATGGGGAATATACAATTAAAAAAATTACCTTTAGTGCGACATATAAACAAGGTACAGGTGCTGTTTCTGCATATAATGGAAGATTTAAAATCGAATCAACTACGAACGGTTCTACATGGAAAACAGAATATACGTCAAGTGGAGATGAGTCATCTAAAGCGTTTACTATTCCTAATGATATTATAGCGATTAAATGCTCATTATATCAGAGTAGTGGCACTACTGTATTATTAGATATAGTGACCGTGCCTGTTGTTAAAGATGGTGTGGATGCAATTGGATTAAGAGATAGTATCCCTTATTATTTAGCATCTGATAAAGACACTGGTATTACTAGATTAACTCAGGGATGGACAAGATATAGACCACAATTAACGGCAGAGAAAAAATATTTGTGGGTATATTATGTATCTAGATATAGTGAAGGTACAACAGAACCTGAGTTGATTGAGATTAAAGATGATTTAGTTCATTTTGAAAACAACGGGGATGAGTCACCTGTTGAGAGTTGTGTGGTTGATATTGAACCTGTGCAAGATTTAAATGGATATGATCATCCGTGGCCTGCGGGTGGGGGAGTGAACAAGTGCAGTGTTGATACTTTGGCTGTCGGCGGTAGTAACCAAAGAACAGTAAAGACTACGATTGCAGAAATACCCGCAGGGGAGTATTACATCTCATTTATAAAAGGTGGAAATGCAGTCACAAATATCGGGATTCAATTCCTTAACGCATCGTCACGGGCAATTGCGTGGGTGACAGCTAGTTCAGTCATAGCAGGTGGGAGTGCTATCACGCTCAGTGAAAGTGCGGTTTTCTTGTATATCTACATTGGGCCTACCGAATATGATAACGGGGAGACGTTTTCGCTCAGCAATATTCAAATCGAGACCGGCACAGCCAAGACCGCCTATATTCCCTACTCCAACATCTGTCCCATCACCGGATGGACAGGGGCGCATGTGACGAGGACGGGGAAGAATCTTTGCCCACTATATACACAGCGGAATTCTCATGCCGGCATTTCATACGATATAACGAGCGAAGGCATTCATGTACACGGAACAGCATCCGGTTCAAGCTACTCATGGAGTTCTTATAGCAGTTATGATGATTATCCAATTCATCTTAACGCCGGAACTTATAAAGTTTCGATTGATGAAATGTATGGCGACAGTGCGAAGAACGCGTATCTTGTAATTTTAGGCAAGACATTAAGCGGGCAAGATATTCCAAGTTCGACTGTCCATTCTCGGCAAAAAAATAGAACTCTTGTCCTAACTGAGCCCACAGCTATTCAATATGGTATCTTTATTGCATCCGGTTCAACTGTTGATTTTACAGTTAAACCACAGATTGAGCTCGGCTCCACTGCCACCGATTACGAACCCTACTCCGGACAGACTTATGACATTACTTTCCCCTCAGAATCTGGCACTGTATATGGTGGGCAATTAAATGTAACAACAGGTGAGTTAACCGTAGATAGGGCGATGGTGAGGATTTCTGATTTATCATGGTACTACTCAAATGATTATGGTTATTTTGGAACCCAAAGAGATGTTGCAAATATCAAGAATCCAACTTCTGCCACAACACTGCTTAGCGGGCTGATTTGCTCTGCATACAAAAGCGGAGCAGCCGCAGAAACGGGTAGTCAGAAAGTCAATGGCACGATTGGGGTTTTCCAATCACGTATCCGCATCCGCGATGAAAATTATGGCTCTGATGTAAATACGTGGGCGAGTATAATGGGTAATGAAACCATCGTCTACCCTCTCGCCACTCCGCAGATTTATACTCTCACTCCTCAAGAGATAACCATGCTCTGTAAAGAAAACAATATTTTCGCAGATACAGGTCAAACCGCCATTTCCTACTATGATAATCAAACATCAACTGATCCATATGTAGATTATTCCGCAACATCAGCGTTTGAATATTCTGTAAAAGCATATGAAGCAACGCAACCATTATACACAAAAACATACACAGGAATTATCGGTACTGCCAACACATTTGCAGATGCCTCCTTTTATTTTGCCAAAATACACCCAACTGCATATACATCTAATTATAAAGTCAAGATGAAGATTCGTGTAACAGCACCTGTGGATTATGCTGAAACAATTGATATCCAACTTGGCGGTTATGGTAGTTCGTTCAGTAGTTATGATTCTTATACTACCAGAACAGGAAGTATTGGCATTTATTATGTGAATCTTTATAGAGCAACACAAGCTGGTATAGAAACTAATGAAAAAGGACATGCAATTGGTTTTGGGCTAAGATATTCTACAAACCCTACTGATGCAAATTACAAAAGAGATATAACAGTAGACATACTAGAATTAGATGGCTGTACTATTGAAATGTTAGATACTCCTGTTAAGTATGCGGATATGGATGGTACGGGAAGTACAAATTATACGGGATATAATGAATTAGCTGTCGCATCCGTTGGACAGAATGCGACCAATAATACTAATACACATTATACACAATATAATAACTCTGTAAAAGCGGGTACATTTGGAGTTAAAAGATATACGCTACTGATGCGTGACACTCAAGATACATGGGTTTCATTTGTAAATCAAGCTAATATTGTAGCAACCACAAAAACAGTTTCCACTAATGGACACATATTAGGAAAATTAATCTATTCCGCAGGTGGTGCTGAATATGCTTCTGGTGCAAATACATCTACAGTATATGATGCATATCCTTTTGATTTTAGATATTCATCTAATTGTGGGACTACATTAACGACTAATAAACCCGTATATCTTGTTGGTACAGTCAAAGCGGATGGGCTTTTCTATTTTGACACAACTACGTGGTGGACTCAAACTGAACCTACATCAGCAGATAATAAAGTTTATATTTATGTGGGTATGGCATATAGTAATTATCAAGTTTGGTTGAATACAGAAAACCCCGCTTATCAGTTTTATAATGGAGAATTTCTGTCGTATGATAAAGTTGTAACACTAAAAAGTATTAGTGACCTTAAAGAAACTCTCGAAGACCAAATTGATGGTAAGATTGAAACTTGGTGTCAGTCTACCGATCCTTCAACAGCATGGACTACTACTGACCTTAAAAATCAGCATGATGGAGATTTATGGTATTACACTGGCGAATCTACTTCCAGTTATAAAAATAACACGACTTACAAATATACCGCTTCAACAAATAAGTGGACAGCGTATTCTGCTAACACAGATTTGTTTGATAAAATTGATAATAAAACGGCGATTTATTATGGTGAGCCAACTACTGTGACAAGCGCAGAAGAGGGCGATTATTTAGTTGATGCTACAGATGGGAGCAGTTATAGATGGAATAGTGGCGCTTGGGTTAAAGTTAGTGATTATAAATCGGCTATTGATGCGATTGAAATTGGTGGAAAGAATTTATTAAGAGGTACAAGAACACAAGATGTATCATTAGGAAATTATAAAGATAAGGTAACTGCTACTGAAGAAACATTGTTTGGATGTACAGTTTTTACATCATCGATTAGATGGTCAGATATTGGATTTGATTTTAAAAAACAAATTTTGGATAGAAATTTAGTGAAAGCTGGTGATTCAGTAACTTATAGTATTTGGGCAAAGACAGACGACACAGAACCAAGAAATATATACGGTGTATGGGTTGGCAGTTACTATGGCGGTACTACAATTGCTGTTTTATCTTCAGAATGGACACAATATTCAAAAACTTTTGTCGTTACAGAAGAGATGTTAGAGGCTACATCTGCTGTTATGACTCGTTTTGAATGTAATACCAATTGCACAGAAGGTAAATACATATATTGGGCTGCGCCTAAGTTAGAGCGTGGTACTAAAGCAACTGACTGGACTCCCGCACCAGAAGACACTGAAGCTGAAATTTCTGCTTTACAAGAAGATTTACAAGCACAGATTGATGAAAAAATTCAAACCTATTATCAATCAACCAATCCCGCATCTGCATGGACAACTGCTGATATCCGTGCAACTCATGATGGTGATTTGTGGTGTTATACAGGAACAACAACTTCTACTTATACTAAAGATAATGTGTATAGATATAATGCCTCCAATAATACATGGACTACATATTCTGCGTCTGGTGATCTGTTTGATAAAGTAGATGGTAAAACTACAGTGTTCTATGGCAAGACAACAGATACATTTACTGACGTAGAGACTGGCGATTATCTTGTAGATGCTACAGATGGAAGTAGTTATAGATATGATGGTAGTAAATGGGTCAAGGTTACAGATTATCAAGCCGCTATTGATAGTATGTCAATTGGCGGTAGAAACTTATTTGTAACAGCCTCTCGTTTTCATCCAGAAGAAAATGCTTTTACCACTACATCTACGAGCAAAGATAATCACATTGAAAATTTCGATGCAAAGGGCGGTATTTATACTGTGGAACCATTTAAAGCGGGTGATGTTATAACCTTACAAGCACAGTCTAATTTACCATGGAGCAATCGTCATGCCAGTGATGGTACAGCACCAAACACAGTAGGTTTTTGGATACAGGCATATGATACGATGGAAGACGCTCGTGCAAGAAGAAATCTGAAGCGTTCTCGATTCTTAACAAATGATTTAGGTGAAAATCATACTTCGTTCTTACACACATTTACTGTACCACAGGATGATGATGGCAGATATTATAACTTTAGATTTAATTCATATTCTGATGGTACACAATCTGTTACAGCAAAATTCTGGGATTTGCAACTGGAACGTGGTAATAAAGCAACTAGCTGGTCACCTGCACTGGAAGACTTACAGGTTAATATCGAAGGTGCAGAAAAACGCAATTTATTACTTAATACCCAGAAAAAGACATACAGTGGTTACACTATGTATTACGATTTATCTGAATCTGGTCGGCAACTCCAAGAGGGTGAAGTAGTCACATTCTCTATGAAAGCTACGGTTCCTGCTGATAGAAAACGTTGGGCTATATATAACTCAGGTGGTTATCTTGCTATAAGTCAATGGGAAGCTATTGAGCCTGATGGAGAAACAGCAGTCATTTATACATGGACAGGCGTATGGAAGTTATATCAAAACGATGAACCTGTAGCTAACGATAAATTACATGTATATATTGGTACGTCTGGAGCCACTAGTTCTGTTACTGTTGAGTGGGCAAAATTAGAGCGTGGCAATACTATGAGCACATATTCTCCTGCTCCAGAAGACATTAACTCTTCAATTAATGCCGCTCAGACTACAGCAGATGAGGCTCTGGCAGCGACTCAGCCAATTTCATCTAAAACTTTTACTGGCGTTATAGGAACGGCAAATGATATTGCAAATGCATCTCTTTATTTTGCTAAAGTTCATCCTACAACTTATACCGATCCATGGATGGTTAAGATGAAAATTAAGGCATCTGTTCCTAGTGACACTAACTTCCGTAAGACTGTAGATATCACCATTCATGGATGCTGTAGTAACTTTATATCGTATGATTCTATAGTAGCAAATTATAACTCTAATCCTATTTATTACTTGAATCTATATAGAGCAACACAAGCGGGTATAGAAACAAATAAAAAAGGACACGCATTGGGCTTTGGATTAAGAAGTGCTACGTCTCCTACTGATACAAACAAAAAGCGTACTTTTGAGGTTGATTTGTTAGAGGTAGACGGATGCACGGTTGACTGGATTGATACGCCTGTTAAGTATGCCGATATGGATGGCACAGGTTCAACCAATTACGTGGGATGTACTGAATTGGGTATAACTTCTAATGGTCAGAACGCAACTAATAATGGTAATACATATGATAGAATTAAATATTCTACCATTAAAGCCGCTGAAGCCATTGCAAGATATAATATTATAGTAGGAACGAGTGCTGGTTACAAGCATTTAAAGTCTGGCACACCTTGGGATATTACTTATCCTATTTTATATGCGGATGCAGCATTAAACGCTAATGCAACTGGTTCTAGTAACTATCTTACAATTCCTTTTACAGTCACTACTACGCAAAATATGACATTAACTCCTTATAAGCCTGTATATATCGAGGGCACGCTTGATGGTACTACATTTACTCCTATAGATACCACACCATTAACGCAGACTGTTCCAACCTCAGATAATGGACACCAGTATATATTATTAGGTTCAGCTTATAGTACAACTGCAATTAACCTTGAAGCAGAGCATCCTATTTATCAATTCCAGAATGGTAACTTCGTAACAGTTGCTGAAGCTGCTTCCAGAATTGGAGCGAATGCTGAGAACTTAATTAAAGCAACTTATGCCGTATGTAGCACTGCGGCTGGGACTAATGCTAAAACAGCGGATTGTACAAATTTTGAATTATATGAAGGTGCTCGTATTCAAGTCACATTTACTAATGCTAATACAGCAAGTGCTCCTACTTTAGACATTAATAACACAGGTGCAAAAGCAATTTATATTAATAAAACTGCCGCATCGGATACTAATCTTCTACTCTGGACAGCTGGCTCAAAAATGGAATTCGTATATGATGGTACAGGATGGATTGCACAGAATGTTCCTTATGCTTTATATGGTACATGTTCTACTGGCGCAAGTACTGCGGCTAAAGTCGTAACATGTAATGAGGCGGTCATATGTAAAGGTACTACAATATCAGTTAATATGACTAACACCAATACAGCTGCGGATGCAACACTAAATGTTGGTTCAACGGTTGCTAAAGATATATATGCTAATGGTGCTAAATTGACTACAAATAGTCGCTTCAATTGGCGTGCGAATACTACTCAGAAATTTGTATTCGATGGTCAAGTTTGGCGTATGGATGATGATAGCGTTAAAGCACTTGCGACTGCATATATTACAGAAATTGATGATGATGGTATTATGGTACATCCTGAGGATGATGATACAAGTGGATGGGCTATTTCTGATGCTATACAGCTGTTTAAGAATGGAATTAGTTATATTAAGTTATGGATTGAGAATAATATCCCGAAGATTAGAATTGGTAAAGAAGATCAGGGACATATTATTCTGGATAATGATAGTGTTGACATTAGGAATGATGATAAGGTACTGGCGAGTTTTGGTGCTACTAGTGTGATTGGTGATGAAAATGACTGGCATCAAACGATTGCGGCTAATCAAATAACTTTTGCCAAGGGCAATAATACTATAACTTATATATCCCCTGATAAATTATATACGATTAATGCAGAAGTAGCAGATGCTTTTTATATTAGTAATTATTCAATAAGGAATGCATCGGATGGAAAATTAGTAATCGGATTAAGGAGGTGATTATATGGCGATAGCAAGTGGAACTTGCGGTACATGTAGTTGGAATATAGATAATAGTGGAAAATTAACGATTAAGCCTACTAGTGGAAGTAGTGGAGAATTAGCCAGCCCTTATCTAATGGGGCACTGGCCTTGGTATACATACAAAGATTCTGTTATAACGGCTGTCATTTCAGGATCAATTACTGCAAAAGAAGACACCTCATTTGGCAATCCTAAGATTGGCGATTTTCATTCATTATTTGACGATTGTGCTAATTTAGTTCAAGTTTCAGGACTTGGTAATTTAAAAAATGCCAAAGATTTATCACTCATGTTTACTGGATGCGATAAATTAACGACCTTAGATATCCAAAATTTAGATGTTTCTACAGTAACGCACTTCAGCTATATGTTTAATCACTGTTATTCACTAACTTCTTTAAATTTATCTAATTTTATAACATCACAAGCAGTGGAGCTAGATGGTGTATTTTACTATTGTTCTTCATTAACTACTTTAGATCTTACGAGAGTAGATACCCGACAAGTAGATTTTAATGCGGGCGGCGTTCATGATTTGTTTAACGGTTGTGAATTGTTATCAACTGTAATACTAGGCAATAACTTTTATGTAAAACCATATTCTCAATATACAGATGAACATAACTGGCGATCTACTCCATATATGGATTCAGCTAAGAATCTAACCAACGGCATAATGATAACATCTGACGAAGCATTTTCCGAACTAACCAACGCCCAGCGTGCGGGTACTTGGCAACGCAATGTCTCATTTACATATAGAGTCTCCGCATATCGTTCAACATCTGGTACAGCAGATGAAGATGGTGAAAACGCTTCTTTCGATATTCAATGGGCTACCAATGCAACTACTACAGATCGCATATTTAGAATATATCAAAAAGAAGCAGGTGCTGTCTCCTATCCAACCTCACCAGTATTAACTCAAAATGTTACTGGTCATTCAGGCAATACCACTTTAACAATAAATAACATCGGTGATAACGCATACGATTTTAAGGTTGAATTCTATGATGGAACAAACACTTATTTAGCGTTCCCTTCAATTCAAACAAACATTCGTTTAATTACAATAGATGAAACAGGTAATGTCTGTTTATATTTAAATACATCTGCTTCATCAGGTACAACAGATGCAAAATTATATGATGCTATTGCAGCTCTTGGTTGGCAAGGAGACGTATTAGTATAAGGAGGTAAAAAGTATGTATCAATTTTATACAGCAGAAATTAAAAAAACACAATCGGGTGAATTTGAACATGATATCCACTGGTATTGGGATGAAAATGAATACCAAGCACAACTTAAAGGCGAAGCGGCTTTTTATGAAATTCTTTCAAGAGCGGCTACTTCTACGAATCTTGAACATGCTGCAATTTTATTTTCTTCAAAAGGGAACAGAATTATGGACAAATGTTATACTCATACGCCTATTACACCCCCTGAAAATGCAATAGAGGGAATGGAATAACAGGAGGTAATTAAATGTTAAGCATAAAAAATCTGCTAATAAAAATATTAGACAGAAACACCCGTAAAACTCTTCCGACATCTATTATTACAGTAAATAGTGGTTTTACGATGAATGCCTGTAACGCATATATAATTAATAATGTCTTTTTCTTATCAGCCCGTTTTTCAAAAACATCTGGGGCTGTGTTTTCTACTCCTCGTGAAACTGTTGGAACGCTTGATTCCGCTTATAGACCTGATTATTTACATATAAATGCAGCAAGTGGAAGTACCACAATTAACGGTCACGGGAATCGTTGGACGACTACTTTAATAAGTACTGATGGAAAGATACATGTTGATACTAATTACACAGATATCAAAAATGCATATGTGCATGCTGTATATCCTTTACCAAATTAAAACAGAGGTGATATAAATGAAAGTTACGCCAAAATTAATTCTTACAATCATTCACTCTCTTAAAGGCTCAGGTGCTAAACAGAGAGTGAAAGAAATTTACAATACATTCGCTTCAAAACATGGCAAATCAAAAACTGACGGAAAAGCATGGTGCTCTGAAACAGTGAGTGCTGGATTTATTAAAGCAAATGCCACTGAACTAATCGGTGGCATTGCTCAATCTTCTGGTGATCACAAACGCCACTTTAAACAATTAGGTATTTGGAAAGGTGGACATGATAGAATTCCTAATGTTGGAGATATCGCTATTTTCCAAGATAGCCATGGTAACCCTAACCATACTGAAATGGTGTTTTCTGTAAATAAAACAAAAGGTACATTCGTAGCACTCTCAGGTAATTATCTGGGTGGTATTGGATTCCGAACCAGAAAAATCCACGCCTCAAACATTCACGGTTACGGATGCCCTAAATACAATTCATATAATACAGTAACACCTACTGTTGTTATGAATGTATTAAAAGGTAAATATGGAAAAGGCGCTAAAATCGGCACTACTAGATATGACCAGCTTGCAATAAGTGGCTACGATCCTGATGCTGTACAAGTTAAAATTAACTGGGTCATCAATACCGCTCAAAATATCAAGAATGGTAAATCTAATTACGGAAACGATGATGAACGCAGACAAAAGCTTGGTCTCTGGTATGATGTCGTGCAAAAACAAATTAATGTACTTTACGGCATAGACAAATGGTAATTAAAGAGGTGATTTATATGAACGATAATGTTATTAATGCCACCTTTGACCACAACACAGAAATTACAACGAAGCCCAGTACCCAATGGAATCGTGGACAGGTGTTAAAGATTAGTGGAATCTATAACCTGCCAGCAGCATTTGAAGTTGAGGTATCTAATGATAGAGAACGTGGTGCTAAGAGATATCTGGGACACGATTATGAATTTGTAATCCCAGATAAGTATTTTGAATCTGGCAAGATGATTTATATCTGGATTATGAAGCGTGTCGAACCTTCAGATATTACATCAAAATATCTTGTTAAGATTCCTCTTAGGACACGTCAGAAACCATTGGATTATGATGTCGATCCTGAAAAGAGAGATATCGTAGCTGAAGCTATTGTAGCACTTCAGGATGCTGAAACTGGTATTAATACTAAAATGGATGAAGTAATTAAACGTGAGAAAAAGGTTGAAAGAATTGAAGAATCTTTTAATAATCTTACGGCACTTGCTACTACTCTTCCAGCTGGGTCTGAGGCTACTGTTGATAAAGAAAAGGTAGATACTGATGAAGAAAATTATATGATTTTTAGATTCGGTATCCCGCAAGGTATCCAAGGTGAACGTGGAGAAAAAGGTGAAAAGGGCGATGTTGGTGAAACAGGAAATGGTGTCCAAAACGCTATATTAAATTCTGATTACACACTAACAATTAATTTTACCAACGGAACTTCTACAACTACAACGCCTATTCGTGGAGCAAAAGGTGATAAAGGTGATGCGTTTACATACTCTGATTTTACACCTGAACAATTGGCATCTTTAAAAGGCGAAAAGGGTGACAAAGGTGATAAAGGTGATAAAGGTAACACTGGAGACAAAGGTGATACTGGTGAGAAAGGCGACAAGGGTGAGAAAGGTGATACAGGAAACGATGGTCATTCACCTGTCGTAACGGCATCTAAAACTGGGACAATTACATCTGTTAGTGTAGATGATCAGGTTATAGCGACCATTAATGACGGAGCAAAAGGCGATAAAGGTGATACTGGTGAACAGGGTGTCCAAGGTGTAAAGGGTGATAAAGGTGACAAAGGCGATAAGGGTGACCAAGGTGAGCAAGGCATCCAAGGTGAGAAAGGCGAGAAAGGCGACAAGGGCGACAAGGGCGACAAGGGTAATACCGGAGAAAAGGGTGACAAAGGCGACCCCGGTGAAGTCACGCTTGCGGATTACTACAAAGTCTTTCCTACTGATACAGCCACTGGAGCAATCGCTCATTTTACAGACGGCGCAGACTCTATCCCCATGAAAGATGTTCTTGTACATATAGATCCTGTGCAGGAAGGAAGCGGCGACCCGTCACCGGATAATATCAGACCCATCACAGGATGGACAGCGTGTGAGATGACGAGGTGCGGGAAGAATCTGTTAAATGCAAGCGACTATGAAAATGTAACAAGAAATACGCTTAACGCAGAACTTTCCCAAAAAATTCAGGATGTTATTGCTAAAGGTGCAAATGTTTTTACTATAAGCGGCAATACTGCGGCTGTTCAGGTGGATGGTAACATTATCTCCTTCATAATAGAATATGCAGATGGAATCTTAGATACGACCATCATTTACAGGGGAAGCGAAAATTCAAGCGGAGCATTAACCGGAGATTGGAACGTTTCAACAAATCCACAAAAATCTATAAAGTATGTTCGCTTTGGCGGAAATACCGGAAGCGCACGATGCACGTTGACAAATTTACAACTCGAACTCGGTTCCACCGCAACCGACTACGAACCCTACTCCGGCGACACCTACGACATCACCTTCCCGTCTGAAGCAGGCACCGTCTACGGCGGGACATTGGATGTGACGAAGGGCGAATTGGTGGTTGATAAGGCGATGGTGAGGATTTCTGATTTGTCGTGGATGTATGTGTCAAATTATAATTACATGCATACCGATTCTGTAAAACCAGTTATCGCAAAACCAGATTCAACTACAACCCCGCTTGATGGGCTTTTATGTTCTGCTTATAAAACGGCGTCTGCACAACAGGCAGGGAGTGGAAATGTAAATTTAACTTGCGCTTGCGATTCCGCGGGAGGAATGCGCATTAAAGATAACTCATACACAGATGTTAATACGTGGCTTGCTGTTGCGGGTAACGAAACCATTGTCTACCCTCTCGCCACCCCCATCACCTACCAGTTAACCCCGCAGGAAATCACATCCCTGCTCGGCACAAACAACCTGTGGGCGGATACCGGCAACAGCGATGTGGAGTACAAAGCGGATACGAAACTATACATAGATAACCTTACTCGCTCTACAGAAGACGATATGACAGCAAATGCTAATATTTCTAAAGATGCATATTTTACTATCGGTAATACCCTTTATAAAGCATCTACTGCTATCAGCACTGGTGAAACAATTGTTCCAAATACTAACTGTACTATTGTCAGCTTAGCAGACGCCCTTAACGCTCTTGCCACATCAATAGGAGGTAATTAATTATGCAATATTATATTATAGAAATTCAACAGTATGAAAATGGTGAATATGGTCACCTTGTACATTATGCTTATGATGAAAATCCTGATAAGGCTCGTTTGAAAGGCGAGTCTATTTATTACCAAGTGTTAGCAGCAGCCGCTGTTAGTGAGCTTCCTAGTCACGCGGCTATTATGTTTACAGCTGATGGTTTTCCGATTATGCATCAGAGTTATAAACATGAAGTTGAACATAAAGATACAGAAGACGGCAATAACTGAATATAGGATATAAAAAGAAGAACTAGATTATTAGCAATGTTTTAATTGAAATGAGGTGATCACAATGGGTTTGAATGAATTAATTGAACAAATTCTTCATCAACTTCATCCGTTTGAAAATCTTAGTTCTTCTATTATTTTTATTGGTGTCATACTCTGTACATTTGTACAGATATCTCCTATTAAAATCAATCCATGGGATGTAATGCTTGGATGGATCGGAGAGAGATTTAATTCAGGCATGAATAAGAAAATAGAAGGAATGAGTAACAGGGTTGACAATTTGGAGAAGCGGTTTAACGAACAAGTAGAAGATAATAAATATGAGAAGTTGAAGAAACAGCGTAAATATCTGATTGAATTTGTTGAAGAAGGCGTCAATGGTCAACGTCACACAAAAGAATCGTTTGAAAATGCTATTAGAGCATGTGACGAGTATGAAAAATTTGTTAAAGAAAATAATATTGAAAACGGTGTCATCAACTCTACAATCCACGCAATCAGAGCAAAATATGAAGAACATTTAATTAACGCTGATTTCGCAACAGAAGAACATTATATTAATCAATAGGAGGAAGTAAAATGGATTTAGTTAGTATTATCGCAATCGCAATTCTTACAGAAGCACTTATTGAATATGCAAAGACTGTCATTGACAGCTTTGACAGCAAAGATTATAAGACATTTAGAACTCAGCTTGCCAGTATCGTACTGGGCATTGCTATGAGTTTTGCATTTGGTATCAACGCATTTACATCTGGATTCACGGTGCATCCGATTATCGGTACAGCGATAACTGGTATCATTATCAGCCGTGGCTCCAACTATGCGAGTGACCTGCTTAGTAAGCTTACCAAGTAAAAATTAAATAGGAAAATCGAAGATATTTTCAACTCTGACACGCTTCACGGGTGTTCCTCTATCTAAGGGGAGCACCCTTTTTTTAGTGCGAAAAACACATTTATTTTGGGAAATACAGGGAGTAAACAGATATGAATAAATTAACTAATGAAGATTTGAATTTTCTCGTAACCCGTGGCATAATAGACATATCCGATATCCAATCTATTATAGAGATGGAGAAGAAAAAAGAATTAGTAGAAAAACATCCTTACAAAGCATGGCAAGGGAAGAATGGAAGCTGGTATGTATATCTGCCAGACAAAGAGAAAGGGAGGGTCTTAAAGAGGAAGAGTACAAAAGCTGGGATTGAAAAAGTTATATGTGACTATCAAGAAGATTTAATCGGCAATCCAACGTTAGAAGAAATTTTTAATGAGTGGAATGATTACAGACGTGATTTAAAAAAGATTACATATTCGTCTCATTCTCGTATGAAACAAACATTTAAAAGACATTTCCAAGAATTTGGTAAAAAGAAAATTCGAAACGTCACACCACTTGAGATTATTGAATTTCTAGAAGAACAAATTCCAAAATATCATTTAACATCAAGGTCATTTGGTAGCTTAAAAACAATTATACGAGGCATTCTAAAACGGGCTAGACGTCAGAAGTATATTTCATGGAATATTGGAGATGTCTTTGATGATTTAGATGTTTCTGATAAAGAGTTCTTCAAACCGTATAAAGAAGATGAAGAAGAGGTCTTTGACGAACATGAGACAGAAATGATGATCAACTATCTTAAAGACCATTGTGATATTAAAAATTCTGGGATTCTTTTAATGTTTGTTAGTGGATTGCGCATTGGAGAATTAGTGGCCTTATGCCATGAAGATTTAAATCCAGAAGATAATACTGTAAAAGTAAGACGGACAGAAACAAGATACACAAACGATGAAGGGGTAACCATTTACGATATAAAGAATTATCCTAAAACGAAAGCTGGAATGAGAGAGATAGTTATTCCGAGTGCTTATCGATGGTTGATTCGTGATTTATATTTTGGTTCAAATCCAGATGATTTTGTATTTAAAGAGAATGATGAAAGACTCACTACTTATCATATTAGAAAAAGAGAGTATGCCGTCTGTCGCAAACTTAATATCCGTAAAAAATCTCCGCATAAGATTCGTGCAACGTATGATAGTATTTTGTTAGATAGCAATGTTGATAAACGAATGGTTAAAGATCAGATGGGGCATGCTGAAATCAGGACGTCAGAGGTTAATTATCATAGGAATCGTAAAACTGTTGACAAAAAGAGAGATATTATCGATGCAATCCCCGAATTTTGTTGACTTGATTACATTTCACCTAATATGTAATCAAAATAGAACGCACAAAGTCTTATTTCATAAGGATAAATCAAATGTGGTTTGTCTTCGATTCTCGTTGCCAGCTCTCCAGAGGAAGTCCAAACCCCAGTATTTATCAGGGATTCGGGACTTCCTCTTTTTTTAGCCTGATTACAAAGTAATCAAATGTGTAATCACTATTATAATATATAGAGAAAGGAGCGGTTGGATATCGGGTTATTTTCATATTGTACCATATTTAATACAATCATAATCCCCCTATAAAATCTTCATATGATTCGCTGTTCTCAAATTCTACACCAGCACTTCCGACAGCGCCTTCATGATACATCTGTACTCGTTCAGCATCTTCATTATAATGATTAATAAAATCATCTTTAGAGCCACCGAACTTCAAGCAATAAAATTGAACGGCCTTACGAAAATACCTCTTTTGTGCGCCTACATCTAATTCTTCGGTCTGATCTACAATCAATGCCTGTAACAACATATATCCGAATAATACTGCATTCAAATAATCTTCTTTCAATCTCTGATTTAATTCTTCATTGTCGTATACAATCAAATCCTGAGTCAAATATATCTGACATAACAGATGATATTTAATTAGATATTCTACCCAATTAGACATAGCATATGACTTACCATCCTCAATATCATGATGTACTTCATATACAGGATAATCATAATGTTCAATGGTAAAGTCAGGAGCAATATATTCAATGAATCGTGTGATTTTGGTATTGAAATATTCATCTTCAGCCATGCGTAGAACATCATGTGGATACAGGTCATATCCAATTAAAAATTCACGCTTATAAAAATTGCCCCCACATGAGTTATCAGCGTGTCCAACATTCTGTGCTACAAAGTTGCCAGATTCATAATAAATAGTCTGTGTATGTAGAAGTACCAGACTCTCATCGTAATTATCAATCTGTTCTTTCACATATCTAAGACTTGATGGTGTTAGGCAATCATCTGCATCAACAAATGTCACCCACTCCCCAGAAGCAACCAGCAGCCCTGTCTTTCTTGCTACACTAGGATTATGGTAACCGTCACTACTCATTACTTTAATTGGGAAAAACGAATTAAAATCGTCTATTAGGTCAAGTGTATTATCTTCACTGTGATCATCGACTATAATAATCTCATAAATATAATCACGACTACTAATGAGTGATGCAAGCACTCTGGTAATAGTGCGTTCACCGTTATATACAGGAATGATTACAGAAAATATTTTATTGTTATCACTCATGATTAATTAACTCCTGTTGAGCCAAGACCACCTCTTGCATTATTTCCAAGTGTGTTTACTGGAATGATGTTGAGAGGCAACTGACCTTCCTGAATTCTAAACTGACAGATTCTGTCATTCTTATGAATAATTGTATCACGAGTAGCGTATACAGGCATCATCCACCTGTCCTGATCTGAGGCGTAGCCGTTATCAATGACGCCAAACGAGTTTGTCTGAATAATACCGTACCTTTTAAATGTACTACTCCTTGGTGCCAGAATCGCTTCATATCCTGCTGGAAGAGCAATCGACACACCAAGATCGATATACTTAAAATCACCCTTCTTTAGTTCTACATCTTCAGCACATCTAAGGTCGCACCATTCTCCACTATGCGCCTGAGAAATTGGCTCAAGACCGTCTACGTGATACTTTACTTTTACTACTTTTCCGATGTCCATTTTTCTTCTTCTCCTTCTTCTCTACAATTCCCAATGTCTTAAATCTGTAACGGATTTTATTTTTCGCCTTTTTAATAAAGTCGCCGTATCTCCCATATTCATAACCATAAAACGGGGTATATAAATTATTGAATGTATCCATTACATCATAAGAGGCACGGGTTAAATCGTTGTTTAAATATACTCTACAAAACAGCACTGGATGGTCTTCCCAGAAATGCACAGGGAAGCTGTATCTCCAGCATTCCCTGTCCTTATCATATGTGAAGCCAAGTTGCTTATAATTTTGTTTACAATAATCTGTGACAATAATCATATCTCACCCTTAATAACACATCTGATACGGCAATTACTAATTCCAACCTTGTCATATAAATCTCCTAATTACAGGTCTACATCTTCTGAGATATAATAACCTGTCATTTTATTTGTTTCACAATAATTTTTAATTCTCTTCTTTAAATTACTAGAACGTGTATATTCCAACAAATAAGTATCAAATTTGTGCCTTTTCAGGCGTCTCATGTAAGACTTGTACCATTTATGCATATCCTTAGTCTGCTCTCCAAAAACACCCTTTTTTCCATCTTTATCACGCTTAGAATAATCTTTAATCAATGAATAGACTTCTTCCTGAGTGACACCATTGACTGCATCTATGCCAAGGTGTTTAGGGTCATGATCCATAAAATAGTCAAAGAATTCAGAACCGCCATTAATCATGACATAACCGCCAACGGCCTTCACCTTCTGAATAGCAATCAGGCATGCACCGTACATGGCTTTTGATTTGTGATATTCGTAAACATCCAGATTATCAAGCCAATAGCCATCAAAGCCCATTTCTTTATATTTCTTAGCCTGAGTTACTAAATGCTCCTGCCATGCACCCCTACGCACATCCACGTAATATTCATCAGGCCAGTCTTCAAGCCGACTAAGATTATATTTCTTATATGTATTGTACCAGCTACGACCTTTTTCATTTGTGCCCAGAGACAAATAAGCCAGTACACGATAGCCTTTCTTACGAATAGCTTGTACTTCTTCAGCTGTATAGTCTTCAGGTTCAATGACAATAATTGGTCGTGGGTTAACCTTTTTGGCCTCAAGCTTAGCTGGATTAACTTTTGTGGTTAAGCATACTTTATATTCAACCATTCTTCTCCAATTCCTTTCTTGCAAACCAATTCCAAAGATACGTTAAAAATATGTTTATATTAAGTGCGACCTGAGAATATACACTAATTTTCTTATTTTTAAAGTCTTTAGGAAACAGCGATGTCAACTCAATCTCCCACTCACATTTGTTCCAGAAATAGTAATGCAATTCAATAATAATAGATTCATTAAATCGTTCAATCTGTTCTTCTACATTATTAGGAGCTTGGTCATGTGCATTCATCCAATGAATCTGACACATATCCCAAAATTCATTGTGATCGAAAATGTTATATTCTTCGATACATTTCTGATTATAATTTTCTCGATACACTTTCCAAACAGGTTTATTCTCGTTCATTTAATTACCTCTTCTTTCAGCTTTACCGACTCTGCCGTTTTATTGTCTGAGATATATACTTTTTCGAACGCCTCAAACAAAGATGAAACAGTATAATCATGATACTCATTCCAATGAGTCAACATCAAAGAAATAGTTATATCATCCATATTACACACGCTGCTATAATGTAAATCAGCACCATGCATCAGGTCTATTTTAATATTATCCAGCATTTCATCTACGGGTAAAAGACCATATCTTAAATATCCTTGACATATATTGTAGACATTTGTTGAATCAAACATTGTAGGATTAATATTTTGTTTATCGCATACATATACTATTTCACCATCACCATGTCTGGTCATATAAGTTCTTGACACATAACAAATTTCTACTTGTGTTTCTTCAAATATAGAACGCCTAGCATTTTCAATTATTTCAACAGTACATTTAATACCAGTATTAGAAGGTGTGCAATATTTCCAATTTCTTTCTGGCTGCTGTTCGCCAATCATCAACCCTTGACCATTTTCAAAGATGACATTTTCATATTGATTAATAATCACATCATCAATCCAAATAACATGATGGAATAAGAAAAACATATCATCAATAAAATGACGCTCCAAACCAGACATATTAATAGATGATGGCATTGAATCTAAATCTTTTTTATAATACTGCGTTACATCTTTAAATGAAGATTCAGAAAAAGTAATTAGTTTACATGCATCCTGAAAACTTACAGAATATACATCATTATTATATCTTTCTAAAGTTTTCCAAAAACCACATCCCGTACTGTTAAACTCTCCTGTTTTTCTAAGTTCAATCAAATTAGAAAGAATATCCCAAGGTGTAACAAACTTACAATCAGGATGCATATATACCTTGGGCGTGATACCAAAATTATGTTGTAATTCTAAATATTCTTCTACAAATTTTATGGGGTTGACCACAAAATATTTAGAAATATATGTGTCAGCCCCACGAAATGTAGCAGAACTAAAATGACTGAACACATGGTGTTTACCATCAGAGGTGTCTACTGTATGTGCTCTCTGAGAGGAACCATTTGTTAAAACACCAAGAATAGTACCTTCAGCTTTTGAGGCAAAGTAATCTGTAGCCAAACCTTTGCCCTCGTCTCCAGCAAGTGCTCCGATTATAATTTTAATCTGCTGTTTGTTCATTTAATTTCACCATGTAATATAACTAGATTCAGTTTTTTCAACATTTGGTGCTGTTCCCGTCTGAGTGCCACCATTCACAGAATCTTCAATACAATCAACAATAGTCATTGGAAGTCTTTCAATTGTAGATACTTTCAGGCGGTTTCCAAGAACAGGGCTGAATGTTGAATTAATTCGAGTATCATACCAACTATAGCTATCTTCAGGATCATCAACGGCAATATGATAAATATCAAACTTCTCAGTTGCCATCTTGTACAAGTCTTCCGTCTTTACGTCTGCTTCTGGTGTATCTCCAAATACGCCTCTGATATTGCGTTTATATAGAATAGGATTAAGAGGCTCGTCACCCATAGTAATAATAATGCCCTTTTTACCACGCTTCCAACAATCAAGCTTTGTATGTCTCAGACCAAAATACCAAGCAGCGGTATAGGATTCATAGCCATTTCCACCACCACCATGTTCCATATAAAGCTTATCAGTATGTTCTGCAATCCTTACATCAGATTCAAACTGAGACACCTGAACAGGCGCACGGTCACACTCAAGGTCTCCAACACCCATTACAAGGAATTCAATATCAGTAAACTTCTCATAAAGCATTGTCATGATTTTATTCAAGGATTGTGCAGTTTTTACACAAGCACCGCCCATCGATCCTGTAAGATCCAGCGCTAGGATTACAGGAATTGTGTTGGGATGTTCCTCAGAATCTACACATTCTCTTGTAACATTATAAGGCACCATATCTTTGTGAATATAATGCTGAGTATAATAATCTGTCAGGCTATCATTGGTCACAAAGCCAGTACTGCTTACAGTACGTCCACGACTATTGGAATAACTTGTAAAACTACTTGTTGTAAAACTTCCGCTACCCATTATTCTTCATCCTCCTGATTGTCATCTTCTGCATCATTATCAAAATCAAACATTCCATCAAAGTTGAACATGTCACTAAGACCACCGTTACTCATCATTCCAAGCATCATAAGATTGCCCATACCATTGTTATCACCATTTTTACCGCTCATCATTTCAGACATCATCTTATACTTCAGGATGTTCTCGAAGCCGTTTTTCTTATTGCCGTCCTTAGAGAAATTGAACATAGAAACGATTTTGCCGTAAAAATAAGTATTGCCCATAAACATATGGCGCTCAGGAAGAATCTGTTCTACTGTAGAATCTTCATAATTGATTACGGTAATAAAAGAAGGATTCACATCTACAACGCACTTAGGCTTACGACCGCCACCTTTACTCTGAGCAAGGATAATATCACCCTTTTCAACCTTGTTTGTAGGAATTACAAAAAAGAACTCTTCGCCAATATCAAAGACGAAATTGTTGCAGTTAATCAGCTTGCCAGTCTTAGTATTATAAGACTTGTAGCCATTTGTTGTGCGAACAGCAATATTACCATTCACATCAAGTCGAATGTTGCCCGGATCAATTCTACCAAACATACCATTAAAAAAATCAGTGTTCATCGTTTTACTCCTTTGCTTATGAATTTAATTAATAATTACTAAATACCCCTGAAGGGACTTGAACCCTTACGCCTTATAGCATCAAATTTTGAGTTTGACATGTCTACCATTCCATCACAGGGGCTTAAAGCGGATATTAGATATCCGCAATATTATCTTTAAATCTCTGCATCAAATCCTCAGGAATCTCATATGTGAGCCAACTCCTTGACGCCAACATATCACATTCGTGAATCAGCATATCCATATCATTCTGGGGTTTCTCCATGGTGCCGATCTTTGGTGTTCTGTCCCAACCATAGCTGTCAATCCTATAAGTATTCCATTGTCCAGAATGACGTTCGCACATATTACACAGCACCTCAAGATACTCTTCTTTAAGAGGATGCTCAGTCTTCTTATCCTGATTAATCTTAACCAGCTTCTGATGTGCCAAGAGTGGATGCTCACCAGTAGTATGTTTCATCCTACCCGCTACTCCATATTTACACATATCATGTAATGCAGGAACACAGCGCATCAAATCTCGTGCGACTGGATAGTTGAATTTCTGTCGATTATACTCCAAATCAAGAAGCATATTCAAAATATCAAAGAACATATAGATATGAATAAGCTGCCCGTATTCTCCAATCTGCTGTTTATTATGATATTTTCCAGAGCTACTTGCAGGTTTATAGAAAATAGCGTCTGGAATTTTTGTCACTACTTCTTTAAAATAGTCTAAGACTTCTTGTGTTTCAAAATGTTTAAACATAGGTTCAAACACTGCAATTTTTTGTTCGTTTGTCATAGGGTACACCACCTTTTTCATTAGTTGGGCTATGGTGATATTAATAAACCACACATAGCCCATAACGGAGGAATACTAGTAACATATTGTTATTGTATATGTTTAATTATTGTTTGTCAAGATATTTTTTCTGCATACTGGTTATCAGATGCAAAACTCTTCTCTTTAAGAAAACCAAAATATTTTAATTCTGCTTTTTCTCTAGCGACAACTGCATCTTCATATGTTTCATAACTACCTAAGCTAATATTTTTATTTTGATAACCAATATATGCAATCCATTTATTAGAAGAAGGATGATGATATACACCTGTGTGACCAGATTTATTATTTTTATATATTTTTTGGTTAATATTATTTTCTGAAATTGTTGTTAAACGCAGGTTTTTTCTTGTGTTATCAAGTTTGTTCCGATTCTTATGATCACATATGAGATCTTTTGTTGGGAACGTATTCAAGACATATGAATGAAAAAACATATACCCAAAATTATCACCCATATCAGTTCTGGCATATCCCTGCTCAGATTCAAACCATGTAAAATCATCTTTAATAGGTTCCCAATCTTCTAAATCACACAAGAAATAGTTAGGTGTATTATTAAAATATACTCTAACTGTTTTCCCGTCCTCTAATACTTCATATTTATTACGATTAATATTATTTAACCCTAATTGGCGTGCATTCTCAATAGCATAGCAGCCACAAGACTTAGTATCACCATTCCTCAAATATTTTCCCATTTTAACACAATGGGCACCACAATCACATATACAATTCCAATATGCTCTTTTGTCCTTTGTATACGCAAAACTGTCAACAATTAATTTCCCAAAACGTTGACCAGTGATATCAATTATTCCCATATAAGTCTCCTATTTTTTAGGGATTATATGGCGTAAACTTATGTTCGGCTATAGTCTTTTGTACATCAATAATTCTTTGATTTGATGATCCTCTAAAAGGTAATGTTAAATCTTTTAATTCATCTACAAACTGCCCATCGATCACATAATCACATAAACATATAATATGATTCTTTAACAAATCATTGATCTGCTCAACATTCACAGTGGCATCAAAATCCTTAATAGACAATGTATTGCCTGTCCAAAGCCATATTTTTTTATTAGGAAAATTATCCTTTATCTCCTTAACAATACTATACATATCAACTAAATTTTGATATGCTAATGGCTCCCCACCAAGAATGGATACTCTTGTTATATATGGACGATCAATCAGTTTAAAGAATTCTTCTTGTACATCGACAGTCCATTCTTTACCGCCATTAAAATCCCATGTTTCTTGATTGAAACAATTTTTACAATGGAAGGGGCATCCCTGAACAAACAGAGAAACCCCAACGCCAGTGCCGTTACACACTTCAAATTTATCAATAGAATAATATCTCATATTATCTCTTCCAATTAGGTAAATTAAGACTATGTTTATAACGCATCTCAGTCTCTTGTTGCTTACCCTCATTAAATGCTGTAGTATAATCGCCCGTAAGATAACCTGTCACTCTGCGCAGCCTTTGGATACAATCACCACCACACTGAGGGCATTCATCATTAATATCATCTGTATAACCGCAGTCAAGACACATATCATTGGGAACATTTATAGCGAAATAAGGGATGTCTTTATCCATTGCATAATCAATAATCTGTTCAACTGCATCTAGATTATTTTTTACGCTGCTTTCTAATTCCACATATGTAATACATCCTGCATTGGAATATCCTGTTAACTGAGATTCAATATCAATTTTTTCGTATGGATTTACTTTTTCCCAGACAGGAACATGGATTGAGTTTGTAAAAAACTTTTTATCAGAGATATTCGGGATCACACCATATTTTTCTTTAAACTTCTTCATTGCGGTAAAGCACAAATTTTCAGCAGGACTATAATACACGCCAAAATTTAATTTATATTCTTCTTTAAATTCTGCACATCTGTCTTTAAACAACTGTTCAATTCGTTTTGCCAACTCCATACCTTTATCAGTTGTATGGTTACATCCAATTAAGATTTGAAGAGTCTCAGCTAAACCAAGCTGTCCGATAACAATAGTTCCGTGTTTTAAAGCAGAACGGATACCTTCTTCTGGTATATAACCTTCCATCAGACCATTTTCATACATAAATTTAGCAGATTTAGGATTCTGAGAACAAATCCAATTGAAGCGTTCAATAAGCATGTCTTTAGCTTCATGAATCTTTTTATCAAGAATCTCAAAGAACTTATCAATATCTCCATTAGCTTCCATAGCGAGGGTAGGCATAATAATTGTTACGGGACAAATATTACCACGACCATCTTTTGTCTGTCCCATACCGTTAATATCTTTCCCGTTCACTGTCCTACATCCCATTGTACTAAAATATGTTTTAGGGTCATTCCTATCGTATCCTGCATTTCCAGACCAATCAACATTCGCATAATTAGGATAAAGTCTCAATGCCGTAGATTGAATAGCAAGTTTCTTCAAGTCATAATTAGGGGTGCCCGGTTTATCATTGACGCCTTTCATATATTGAAAAATTCCACAAGGGAAAATAGATGTTTTATGAAGCTTGCCAATGCCTTTAATTGACACATCAAGAATGGCCTTTGTTACCATTCGTCCCTCAGGAAGTGTACATGTTCCATAATTAATAGAAGTAAATGGTAATTGATTTCCACTACGTGACTGAAGTGTATTCAAGTTATGATACATACCTTCAACCGCCTGATATGTTTCTTTTGTTACCATATCAATAGCATACTCATAAACTTTTGGGAATTTCTTATATCTCTTATCTTCAATAGAACATGCGTCCGCATTCCAATCAGGGTCTGGATTTTCATGTGCAATATATTTAAGGCCGTCTTTATAATGTTTCCAGAAACTTTTTCTTACATAAGGAACCATCGTCCAGTCAATATGGCTTGCAGAAACTCCCCCAAATTGCTGAAGCGACTGCAATTGAAAAATAACTGCCACAAGTTGAAAAGCAGTATTTACAGACTGCGCAGGACGAACATCTGTCTGACGAGTATTAAATCCATTTGCAAGTAATTTATCAAAAGGTACAGTCAGACAATTGTGATCTCCAACCACATAATGGTCTAAATCATGAATATAAATCTCATTATTAATATGATTATTTTTTGCCATCTCAGACATGCAATAATCAAGAGCATATTTTTTCATAACCACGCTATTGGCTTCTCCCATTCGTCCACCAAATGAGTATTCGTCAACATTAGCGTTTTGATTTTGTACATTAGAAGCAGTAATTTTTTCACCAATATCCTGAATTAATTGACTTTTTCTTTCACGCTCTCTTGTACGCTTATCTCTATAAAGAATATAGTGTTTTGCAACGTCCTTACGATTGCTTTTCATGAGTTTTTCTTCAACTAAATCTTGAATTAATTCAACACTTAATCCCTCATGATCAGCGCCCTCAAAATATCCTTCGATATAAGTGGCAATCTCTTTAGCCTTATTTTGTGCGTAAGGCGTCTTCTCTTCCCCCAATGCTCTAAAAGCATTTAAAATAGCGTCTACAATTTTTTGTTTATCAAACTCGACCTCGCGACCGTCTCGTTTAATTACTTTCATAGGTTAACCTTCTCCTTCTACATAATTAACTATCTCCTTCACAACATCTCCAATCTCAGTATCTAAGTCATTCCAGACAACTTTTTGAGCAAAGATGTCCATGACGGAAAAATCAATACCATCAGTTTCAATTCTTCTAGCGACTTCTTGTTTAGTATCACCACGGTGTTTGGCACGCTCTCTAATTGTGGCGTCATTACATTTAAGATATATGACTCTAAAGTTTACAGACCCGTCACGTTTAAGTTCATACATCTTATCCACACCAGAAGGACTCAAAATAATGACCTTTTTTTGATCATCTCTAATCTTCATAACGTCCTCTTTAGCGCTGCCATAATACCATGTCTCACCAGAAGCTACCTTGTACGACCTATACTCCAAAAAGAATCCATCCTGAATCTTCCCCTCGAAATCCTTTTTGGAGATGTAATGATAATCTACACCATCTGTCTCACCTCTTCTCTTAGGTCTGGTAGTATATGTCACTACCTTTTTAAAGCCTTTATTGATTAGTCTTTTTACAACAGTGTCCTTACCAGAACACATCTTGCCAGTAATAATAAGTAACATATTTAATTATCCTCTTCTTCTTTGCACATTTCACGAAGCTTAAACACCATATCTACAATACCACCCATGCGTGTAGCAGACTCAGCCTGATCTTTAGCATCGGTGCCATAAATTACATCAGTCTCTTCTTTAAGCAGTTCGTAGCCCGCCATCATTACATCGTAAAATCCAATCATTTTCATTATAAACACCCTCCACAACAACCATATGGTACATTCTCATTGAACAGTTCATCAATTTCTTCTGCATAAGGATGGAATTCCTTTGGAAGATAATCTACATCAATTCTCCAGTCATCATGATTTACATACGATTCTGAATAATTGTTCCTAAAGCCGCAACCACCGCCACTTGTCCAAAACTGAGGCAACATTTTTACATCTTTATATTTGCCGTCATAGTCATAGCCAAAATAATATCTTTGATCATCGATTTCTAATACAAGCACACCCATACATAGAGTCGGATATTTACCTGTATATTCAATGAATTTAACATGTGACGGGGTATATTTAGTCCCGATTAACATAACTCACCTCAACGTTTCTTTCGAAAAACTCCACACGGATTCCACACATATACAGCGAACCATATCCAATATATTGCGAACCAGATATTTAAGGTATGTAAGACAAATGAAAAATAACATATCTGTAGTACAAGAAGACAGCCTATACATAGCATGATTATTCCTAAATTAGTCAACATCAATCCCCCTTATAAGGCTTGCATTTTTCTTTCCAAGCTACGACTTCAAACTCAGTTTCATCAATGTGCCAGCATTCTTCCATAAACCAGACATCTTCATGCCATCCTCTTGGGACATACCATGTATTAGTGAACTCGTCCCATACGAGATCATCATCCTCATAATCATCCCAATTGTATGCGCTGTCGTCTACAGGGATAGACCCATCTTCATAGAATGCATTACATGTTGCATACCAATATTCAGATGGATTGTTGTGCTTTTTCCATCTGAATGTAATTTCGACAGGCTTCTCAGATTCAGGAAGCCTATCAGTTACTTTAATCCAATCTTTATTACCTTTTGCCATAATTTGAATTTTCTCCTTAATCAACTTTTTTAACATATTTTGTACCACCAAATACACTGCCTATAAGTCCCAATATAAGCCATACACCAAACGCCAATCTCCAAGAAAATGTTTTATGAAAAGCCCAACATATACCTTTAATAATCAGTCCCGTAAGACCAAAACTGGCTCCTAATATAAGAATAATAGGTATAATAGAAATACCGATAATTAATATATAGCCTAATATATTTTTAATCATTTTGTTCATTTTTAGTGTCCTTTATTTAAATCTGTACTTTAGCAAGAAATTCTCGATTAAACCAAGGCATCTGTTCTTCAATCTGATCCTGAATCGCTTCTGCAAGTTGCTTAACTTCTGGATTTGCAGTTCCACTCTCATTTCTCATACGATATACATGTGCCCACTGAGCCATATTGCATTTAAATATGAAATTGGAGGGAATAGACTCCATATATAACCCACGCTTTACATCACGATTATCTTTTAAATCCTCTTGAATATAGCCGTTCGCTGACCGAACATAAGTTACATTATCTTTTTTAAATTTTTCAGGAACATCAATCCCCAAATACCCAAGTGCTACACCCAAAGGAATGATTTTATCCTTATAATAATCAGACATTTCTCCTTCAGAAAAATCCGCAAGACGTGTAGAACTACGAATAATTCTGTTATCAAAACGTTTAGCGTGGGCATCCCAATCATCCTGTCCTGCTCTATGAATTTCTTCAACTGTCACCGAAATGGTTACAAAATCAAGCATTGTAGTATGCTTCCATGCATATTTACAAAATGATTCGATTAACTGACGAATCAGTTGCAAGTCTCCATCTTTCCAAAAACGTCCTTCTAAACTATATAATTCGTTTACTTCTTTCCAAGCCCGTCTAATATTTTCTTCTTTTTCTCGCGTCCAAGTACGTTTACTAAAATATAAAGTAGTAAGTCCATCAGCCATACCTGTAATTTCATTCAAATATACATTCATATTTAATATTCCTTTCTTAATCTAAAACAATAGTTCTCCATTTTTTATTCTTCTCATATTTCCACTGAAATTCGCCACAATAAATCCTCGTCTCAATAGAATCTATATGATCCATTCCAAATAGAAAGTCTCGAATCTTATCACAATCTTCAGTACTGAAATTATGAGAAGCTTTAGCCCGTTCCAAATCACGCTCAATCTCTTCCTTAGACCATTCTTCATCAGTTAATTCAGACTGGCGCTTCCATTCAGCTTCCTGCGCATCAATAACAGCCCGTGCTTCTTCATAGGTTTTAAATGCTTTGTCCTTCTGAAGGGTAATATGCGGATAAACATATGTAGAATTATCATGTTCTTTCCTGATACGCCAACCAAGCTTATTACTTACTTCAGAATGTGGAACTGTCTGGTCGTAATCTTTAAGATATATCAAAAACCCATGCTCTAAAGCTGTCTTCACATCTTCTGGACGGTCTAATCTAAGAGACATTTCCAACAGATGTTCGTCTGAATCAATAGGGACTGTGCTCTTCCATTCAACCTCAAATAATTTAGTATTATAAGTCCATCCCTTAGGGAGCTTCTGCCATGAAGTTACATTAGGAAAATCTTTATAAGGAATACCATTAATATAACGGTTATCATGCATATGCAACCTATCGACACACACAGCATCAGAAAACTCTTCTGTTACAATACCGAAATCTACATACATATCTACTGACCATTTGTGATGTGCAACCCAATAAACTACATCTCCCGGCTGAAATTTCATTTAGCACTCCTTCTTAATAATCAGTTAAAATTGCGACATTATCATCATTAAATGTTACTTCAGTGACCTCTGAAAAATCAAGGTTATATAATAATTTAAACCTCATATATGCCACCCCTTTGTTAGGAGCATATGTAATAGCTACGTCATCTGAAAATTTATGATCTTTCATGGCGTCTGGTTTTGCATAAACCCACAATTTGTCCATTGATTATTAATCTCCTTCCACAACAGCGAGAACAGTTACTTAATACTCTGTTAGTATAACTGCTCTCACTGTATATGTCAATATTTAATTTTTACATGTTTAAAAGACTAATTTAGGATGCGCAATTTCATATAGACATTCCTGTAAGTGTGTCTGCTTCTGACTTACTGCTTCTTGTGCCGTGGCATATCTAAGCGCTGATGTTTGACATGTCAGATAGCATTTCTTCTTAGCACGAGTGATGCCAGTGTATACAAGCTGACGAGTCAGGAGGCTGTAGGAGTCGAAATCTAAATTAAGTATAATATAATTTGATTCTGAACCTTGATATTTATGATATGTAATAGCATATCCCAGATCAAGATTCTTCCAATACTCTTTAGGAATTTCTACTCTGCCAATACCCACAAAATCGATCACCATTACATCAATCCAATCACCAGTTTCTTCATCTTCAATTGTTGTAATATCTTTAAGAATACCAATATTACCGTTATACACAACAGGGTCAACTTTATAGTTATTAACAGTATTAATCACTTTATCCCCAACACGGAAGATTCTAACCCCAGATGATGTAGTTAAAACAGTTTCTTCTTTTTTATTACCAGAAGCAGGATTATATAGTTCCTGAATATCATTATTTAATATATAAGTATTCGCTGTTCCACGTTTCTTTACAGGTACAAGAATCTGTGTCTCCATAATATCAAAATCTTTTTGAGACTGAAGAACCTGAAAGTGCTCCATAACCTTATAAAAACTATTACTTTTATCAAGATAGCAATCTAATACAAGGTCTTTCAATTCACCATCTGTCCTTGTCCCAGACCAGTCTTTATCTACAATTTGCTCTCCATGCCTAATAGCCAGACTATCCGTAATAATAGCTGACTTAGCAGCTTGCCTGTGAATTTTAGTAAGTGGAATATCAACAATTTCTTCCGAATGAATTAAATCATGAGCGATATTTCCACACCCGATACTTTCAAGCTGACCATCATCACCCAGCATAATTAACTTAGAACCAGATGGAATAGAACGAATCAAATAATAGAACAAACTGGCATCCACCATTGAGATTTCGTCAAGAATAAAAATATCATAACCAAGCTGTTTATTTTGGTTGTAAATAAAATACTGATATTCTGGATCGCCTTTAGGATATCCTAGCAATCTATGAATCGTATATCCTTCTTCACCTGTTAATTCAGCTAATCTTGCGGACGCACGACCAGATAATGCACACATCACATGAGAATAATCGGGGAGGGCTGCAAGAATGCCTGTGACTAAGCTCGATTTTCCTGTTCCAGCACTGCCATGTACAAGAATGATATTGTTTTTTAATCCAGTTTCAATACCATTTTTTTGTTCTTCTGTATATTCCCAACCTTGTTCAGATTCAATTTCTTTTATTCTTTCTTGCCACCCGCTATACTTAAAATCAGATTCCGCATCACGCAGACGAAGTAATTCCTGCGCAATCTGTTCACTTAACCAGCGATAATAACTCAGCCCGATTCTTTGCTTATCGTCACTGCACCATAACTTATCGCCCAACTCTTTAATAGCAGCTGTAATATCCTCATCAGCGACATCTTCACTAACATTGTCCAGAATCGCTCCAAGTAATTGGTCTGTGGTCACCCATGACATGCCGTTTTTACCACACTGATTAAGATAATATTTAATATACTCTTTAATACGGAGCACACCCAAAGGATCAACACCACCCGCAATAGCAATGTCATCAGCTTTAGACCAACCAACCCCCTCAACTTCATTGACAAGGATGTATGGATTATTTTTCACCTTGTCAATTACCAAGTCTGGAGAGCCATAGGCTTTTAGCAGACGGTCAATCATATTATTAGTCAGGTCATACCCCTCTAATTCAATATAGATTTTTGCACGCTTATAACTCATATCAAATCTACGAACCCATAAATTAGCGGTCTTAAGTCCGCATCCTTTAATCTTGATAAGCGACTCCATGTCATGATTCTTGAGCGCCATAAACGGGTCATCAAGTGCATCATACATCATATTGACCTGTTTTTCAGTGAACAGAGAGGCAAGATATTTCTTCTTGCCCCTATCATCTGTTTCTGCAAAATCAATCCTGTCCCAGATGGAAACAATATTATACTGGTCACCGTATTTATCATCATGAACAAAGTCGGCAATCACTGTACACATTTGACCTTGTTTTAATTCGGGCATCTGTCCTTTAAAACAAGCATTATTAAATCTACCTAACTGAACTTTACCCTCAATCTCCCGATCAACAGAACAAGAGATAATACCCCAGTTGTCTTTGAAGAATAATACTTTTTCAATAGACACATCAGCCTTTATTCTTTCATCACTCATCTACTTTCGTCCTTTCAAACTGCAATTCTAGTTTACCATCTGGTGTTATATTTTTAATTAAGTTTACTGTATGGTTATAAATCGTGTCTTTATATATAAGAGGGAAAAATTGATCATCTCTCCTAATGCCACTAATAAGAAGCTTGTTACCACGTTTAAGCCAGCTTTCTTCAAGTACCTTCTTCTTGCCATCTCCTAATGGCTGCGAAATACGCTTATTATAAAAGGCATAAGAACCTTTATAGAATTTCACGTTGACTACACCATAGCATGTAAGGAGTGCTATAGAGTGCCTGTTATTGTCACTTTTTAAGACAGTGCCCGCAATACGGCATACACGATATTTAGGCACATTCTTCCACTCACCATCAACCTTTCTCCTATACCATGTATAAGGTTCAGGATTCTCAGGCAGATTAAAATAATTTACAATACCATATTCAGCTTCGTTAATGCCGTCCAATTCATGGTTCTGGTCATAATAACAACATGCTTCCATATTCCAAGATGCTTCAGTACCAGATGCTTTATCATTCCAAAGAGACTGGAAAAGCGCACTGTTATAGGTATTTAAAGCATCTTCAGAGCCAAACCAATCACGCAAAGGCTGCGTTAGCATATCACATTCTTTCAAAAATTTCTTTTCTGAAATAATGTAATATCCGTCCTTCACATCAACTATACACTCCTCTGTAAAGTATTTTTTGACAGCTGGTTGCGACATATCATCCAGAATAAAATAACGGTCATGATAGCCACGTTTAGGAAGTTTTTTATTAGGATCAATATAAAGTTTATATAATCCCTCATCATCCAGAACATATTGTTTAATCTTAATGCAATTCAAACTGTTTCGATATTGCTCTGGAATAATACCGAATTCCTGCATCTTAGGAAGCTGTGTCATCGTCAACTTTGACAACGGTTCAAAACAATAGTTACGCAAATACCATTCCATTGTTTTAAAACGGTCTGGATTATGTAATGTAAGGAAACACCCACCTTTAATTAATTTAATCATTTGAGCAGGATGGATGATCTTAGTGTCGAGCATGCGTGTTGCAAAGTCCTGTATGGATACATAAGGTGCGTTCTGAATAATTGACTGAGCCAATTCAGTGTTAACACCATTCACACCTTTCATACTAAAAACAATCTGTTCATTTTTAACATCAGGTACAAATTCAAACTGAGGATTATTAATATCAGGATTTGATATTGTAACACCCTCATGCTGAATCGCCGCAATAGCGACAGCCATTTTCCCATAATCTGTGGCATCGTTAGCATCAGCGTTATATGATCCTGAACGAACGATAAGATTTGCTGTCTGCCAATAAATAGGATTATATTTATAATTAAGCCATGCTTCTTGCAAGCCAATACAACTATAACAAAGTGTATGTGATTTATTAAATCCATAGCCTCTCTGAGTATATATCAATTGATACCAAACATAATTAGTCAGATTAGGAGAAAGATTCTTTTCTTTTGCATTCTCAAAGAATTCTTTTTCTAATCGTAGGAAATCTTTAGGATTCTTCTTAGCTACCGATTTTCTAAGCTGGTCACTCCATCTTAAATCAAAACCGCCAATCTTAGGATGCATCGTCAAAAGTACTAGATATTCCTGCGCTTCACATATACCATATGAAATACCTAAAATATCTTTTAAGATGTCTTGTTCTTCCTGAGTCAATCCATATTCAGTCATCTCATCATACCAAAGCTGAATGTTCTCATGAAATCTCGCATATTTTTCAAGAGGCATCTCATCACCTTTATTCTGTGGCATAAGTCGAATAACTGAATTGATAGTTGCCAAATCATCTACTGAATGTGGCTTAACTAATGATAACGCCTTTTTACCTGAATCTTTATCAAACTGAAACAGATTCATAATTTTCTGGTCACCAATCATTTTCCAAAGTTCAGGTGCATCTCTATCTATATTATATATTCCAAGATATTTCATATAGGTAGAATATAAATCACCTTGCCACTGTATTTGATTGTCTTTTAAAAGAAGATTTAGAGTAGCATGTAACAAATCAGTAGCATCCGTTGACAACTCATCAATCTTAATCAATGAAACTGCTTCATCACCATGCAAATCAAATTGTGTAATAACATCACCTGAATTTGTACGCATTAAAGCAGTTGATTCAGTCAACGGTTTATCACAAATAATAATACCACCCGCATGCGATCCGATACCGCTAATCAGTCCCTCAATTTTCTGAGCAACTTCCCATAGCTGCGGTCTGGCATTCATTTCTTTTACAAATTCAGAGACAGGTGGATTCTCTTCATCTCCATAATACATTGTCTTTAAACTACGTGCTTGTCCTCTGTCAAATACTACCAGAGAAGCAATATAAGAAGCTACATCATTTGAAATGCCAAGACCACGACTAGCTGTAAGAATAGCACTCTTGCTTTTCTCAGTTTGAAGCGTCATGACCTTAGATACTCTATCTGAACCATAAGTGTCAATGAATTTTTGGATAACCGCTTCTCGTTTGGCTGATTCTATATCTGTATCAATATCAAGAACACTCGTTCGATATGGATTAAGGAAGCGCCATGGATACAATTTTGTCTTTTCTCGTAACGGATCAACCTGAATAATATCTAATAGATATAGTAAACAAAAGCCACCACCAGACCCACGACCGGGCATAACTAATGTTCCTGCTTCCCATGCAAGCTTAATATAATCTCTAACTTGCATCAGGTATTTTGACCATCGAACCTTGTTAACTTCAGATGAAATCTTAATATATGATAAACATTCATTTATCATTTCATATCCACGTTGACATTGATAATGTGTGTTCTTTGTATCAATAGATCGTAACAATTCTCTGGTCATATGTCTGTCAGCAGGATATTCAGAATGATAAAAGAAATCCAACAAGGGAATGTTATCCTTATATTTAATAAATAATTCTTTATCAGGCTCTGTCAAATCAAAAGGAATATAAGGAATATCCAACTCTTTCGTCAATGAATAATACTGAATCTTATCATAAATAAGCATAGTATTATTTAATCCTAACTCAACTGCATCATACCCGATTGATTCATCCATATAACTATGAACTTCCTCTTTGGTCATGATATAAGTTGTAGTATAGAAATCATCAACTTCTCTATCACCTTCAGCAGCTTTCAAAAAAGCTTTATGAATTTCTCTATCTTCCTTTTTCAGATAATGGGCGTCCAATGTAATAATATAAGGAACGCCTAATTCCTGAGATAGCTGAATAATAGCTTTATTAACAAAAATCTGATCTTCATGTGGATTTGGTTGTATCTCTAAAAAGAAATAATCATTACCAAACCAATCAATCATTGTTTCGATCCAATAATTAATATTATCCCAGATTTGAGCACGCTTCATAGGGTCTTGTTCATCTCTATATTTAATAAGCTGTCTAGGAATACTTCCCCCCAAACATGCAGAGGAACCGATTAAATGCCCTTTATATTTCTCCAATAACTCCTGCAAATCAGAATAATAAGTTGGCACTCGATACATCACAGACATAAATGAATTGTTGACCCAAGCTTTGGTACTTAATTCACGAATAGCTTTATGACCCTCAGCATCGAGTGCAATTAAGATAAAATGAGGATAAAAATTGCTTCCTTTATTATCTGCGGTAATTGATTCAGGACACAAATAAATCTCATTTCCAAGACCCAACTTAAATCCTTTATATTCTGGTTTATCCTTAACTGAATCAAAGTATTTTAAAGCGTCAAGATGACTACCTATTGTCTCATGCTCTGTTACCACGCAGCCTGACCAGCCACACTGTCTATGATATTCAATAAAATCAGGCACCTTAATAATAGCGTCCCTAAGACGATAATTTGAATGATCCGTATGCCCATGACATGAAAACATATATATCTCCTATTAGAAAATCAATTTACGACCATCATTTAATTTCGTATTGTTATTATCTACTTTTTTACTCACTTTGTCAAGCGCATTATAACGCTTGTTGACACGCCAGTTTTTATTCTCCGGTGTCCAAAGACTATAATATTCGCAGTCACCTTTGAATTCATGTGCTTTAGGATTCGTGACACTATAGCTACACCATGCACAAAGCGGGCTAGGCTTCGGAATCCAGATACCACTCTTCTTATTCTGATCAATTTTATCAAGAGTATTATCTAATGTTCTTTCCAGCCTTTTCTCCCAACCTTTGGTCATAGCTTTCTGACTCTCATCAATTAAAATAAAACGATATAAAAAACTAATAGGAATCCGACCAAACATCTGATAGATTGCTAATGCATAAATCCCAAACTGAAGTGATGTCGCAATTTTATCGCTTTTATATATAGCTTTCGAGGTCTTATAATCCACTGTACGAAAACTACCATATATATTCTGATCCACTCTATCAATAAACCCATTAAAAATAACTCTATCTTTATATACAAATTCAAACGGCAACTCAGTATATACAGGACGCCAGATTGATGTGTCTTCCATCTCATGATACATACTCTTTTTAAATACTTCCATTTTTTCTTCGTATGTCATGCCTGAAGCATTATCTGGCGTATACCATTCTTCGAAATATTTCCGCTTTAATTCATCTAATCCTAAGATGTGCTCTCTCGTCTTTGAATCCGTTTCAACCGTACCATATTTCAATATGAATTCCAGATTATCATAATCAATAGGCACGCCAACGATAATATCTTTAACACGTTCTTCTTCTATTTTGTGAAGCAGCGACCCCAATTCAAGTGCCAGTGTGGTATCTTTGCTATATTTCTTTTCACCGTATTTAAGGTTATATTGAAAAGGACAGTTTTTATAAACTTCCAATCCGCTATAACTCAATCTAGGCAGCACACCTCGATCAGCATTAGCAACAGACCTCACTTTCCCCTTAAAAAATTCATCCATCGACTCATTATAATTCTCCACCAAATCATTACCCATATTTAACACTTCCCCTCTAATCCAAAATTAAGGGGTTTTTGATGGTAATTTTTGATGCCATCTACTCACCCCTTCATCCCCTCACAGGACTATCCAGAACTCAAAATTTAATTCTTTTTTCCACTTATTTTTTACTTCTGCCAGTCAATAGAGCCATACGGGTAGCAAGCCATACCTGTGTCTTCCCATCGACCACTATTTGGATTCAGCCACTGATAACAACGGCGATTAGCATTATATCGACTCATCCTACCAGCAGTCAAATATTTGACGCTTGTACTATGACGATTGAGTTTAATATATCTACTACTTTTTGTCTGCTTCTGACCGTTACTCTTAAAGTAATACATCTTACCATGTCTGATCCTAAGAGCATCAGTTGTACAAGAACCCTTTGGATAAGAACTTGAACTGGTTTTATGCCCATAATAAGTTTTACCATGATATTTAAAATATCCTGTTCTGGGCTTACCATTTTTCATGATATATACATGTCCAGTTTTAGGATCAGTCCAGCGACCATTCTTAGGTTTAGCCGATACAGATGTCGCAAAAAATGCGACTACCATCATCATACACAGAGCAGCGACTACAAGTTTCTTCCAATTGTTTTTCATATTGTATTCTCCTGTTATTCAGATACGATAGATACTTTATAACCAAGTTCTTTTTCAATTTCTTTCAGTGTCATAGAATGAACTTCAGGTTCATTTGCAAGTTCCAAGTTATTACAACCAATAAGAAAAATCTTCTTATAATCATCGTCACTATAATCCATTAAATCAGTTGCTAAAGTAATTAATGCATTAGGTGATAGCGCATCGTCTACATACAACACTTCAAATACTCTATCATCATCGTGCTTATGCTCAAAATAATTTGTAGAATCATTATACGCATAACGAATCAGATAATTAACATCCAAATCATGAACATGGTCTAGAAACCATGCAATATTTGTTGTATAACCACCACCCCAATTTGTGACTCTTACCAAATCTCCGACTTTCATATCTTTCACCTCCAATCAAAACTGAACAACCATTGTATAAGTGAACACCACCATCAACACCAACGGGATAACTGCTGTCGCAATATCTTTAAAAGTGGCATCCTTCTTACCGCCAAAGAACGTTCGACAGTTCAATCCCGCAGCCATAAGAGCACACATGCCACCAACGAGTTTCACAATCAGTTCAATAATCACACTCATAATTCTCAGTCCTTTCTTTTCATTACATCATTAACGTCATCCATCGTTACTAAAATTTTTTCTTTCATTAACTGTAGCAAGATATCTTTACCCTTATCAGTGGGAGAATCTTTATACCCAAGCCTATGCTCTTTATCAAGCACTAGATAAACCCTGACATATGGTACAAGAGGCGCAACCTTTTTAATCAGCTTCTGATAATACGCAGTTGCTTCAAAACTATCTGACTCTTCATACTCTCGATCCAGTCCTACGATAACTTCTTCGACTTGTAGCTGTTCTAATATAATTTTAATTTGTGTTTTTGAAATGTTTGACCCACATAGTCCGACCACAAAACTATCATCTCCAAAATATGAATAAGCTTGTAGCACTGATTTTTCAGCTTCAACCAGCATCACTTTCTTACACTGGCGAATCTTATCTTTAGCAACATGAATGCCATATAAGTTACTACCAAGCTGATGACTCAAGAAGCGTCCACCGATTTGCAATGGCACATATTTACCAAAACGTTCAACATCTTCATCGTCTAAGAATCGTCCTCTAATACCGATAAGCCGCTCATTAATATCTCGATGTGGAATGGTTATCTGATTAGTTAATCCATAATAACCAATTTCAAATCTGGACATTGCTTCACGAGTAATATGTTCGTCAAGCCAACCTTGATATGGTGCATACCAAAATATATCAAGTATATTCTCATTAATCTCAGTCAGATTAGGTACGGCTTTTGAGTTTTTCTTTGCAGATTTAAGACGATTAATCCACTCAAAGTCTGTAATAGTTTTTTCAGGTGGAATCTGCTCAGGGTCTTTCTCATATAGCCGACCAGTTTTAGAAGCTATATAATATAAAGCACGATAGTAAGTTAGTGTCTTGCCTTTTAATCTATGAGCACGAATAACCAATTCAATGATTCCATATGAATCTGAACATGTCCAACATTTGAAGCGGTGAGAATCATGATAATATGTTAATTTATAAGGGCTATCCCCACCGTGACAAATAAAGGTTGAGAATAAAAGATTCCCCTGACTATCTCGCTTATATTCTGGTGAGCCAAGTTCTGCACAAATCTTAATGATATCTTCGTCAGTTAATGAATCTAATATTTTTTTCTGATCTAAATACATATCTTCTCTCACCAATCAAAACTTCTTTTCACTGTCTGCTCTTTTGTTTCTGCCCAATCTTCAACTGTTTCAAGCTGAGTCCTATGTTCATTAAAAAAATCATCTCCCATAAACGTAACATCACCCGCATAAACACCATTTCCATCCCAAACATCACAACCATACTTCATTGATGGCTCTCTAAATTCGTTAACACTAATTACTTCAATCCGATAATCCATACCATTTTCTGAATGAAAAATAAATTTATCATTTTCTTTAACATTCATTATATTCTTTTCTTCATTTCTAACTGGTTTCGAATTAACTTCTTCTACAATTTCGGGTTTTTCATCATGTACATGGGACTCCAGAACAGAATGCTCCTGAATCTTAGCTTCAACTTGTTCAATCTGAGTAAAATCAATATCAATAAGATTAAAATCAAAATCCGTTACGAACAGGGCTTCTTCTGTCATCGTACCAAGATCAATATCGCTCCAAATAATTAATTTTGTCAAACGTCCACGCCTAACTTTATACACCCAATGCCCCATATTCGGCATCCGTAATCCAAAATGAGTTTGAATAATTGTATTAAGTTTCTCACTCTCTCTAGCGTTAGGCGGCATTGAAATAATACCAACATCCAATTTATTCGCTAATGCTTTTGCCCCAGCAAGAAGATTCTGATCTTTAATAAGAGCATTTTGTGCTTCACCATTAAGCTGTGATGCGGTAGCAATATGAATATCTAATTGTTGTGCAAGGGTTTTTAGTTCTGTCGAAAAAACTAACAGAAGCTGGTGTTCTTTTAAACCGCCCATCCTAGTTTTACTGGACACTTCTGACATCAAACGCATACTATTCCATATATAATCAAAATATATATATTCAACACGATATTCCCTATTATATTTTTTAATTATATTTTTTATATCGTCAATTGAAAAATCAGGAATATGGACAATATATATAGGTGAGGATTTAATATATTGAACGGCTTGTTTTACCCTGTCTAATTCCCCCTCTTTATATTCTCCATACAAAATATGTTCTTCATTTACTTTAGAAACGGTTGCAATAACTATAGTTTGAATTTCATCTACAGTCATTTCTGTCGTAATATATAATGTGGGTTCAGACAAACCAGTATATTTCCAATCTTTTGATTTACTATCATAATAATATGGTATCGAATCTTTTACTGCATCTCCTACAGCCATACGACTTTTCCCGAAACCTTGGGCTGAAGACCTCATATAAAGGCACCCTTTTCTTGCACCTCGTGTTACAGTGGTTAACCCATCATTATTCAATGGCATGCCGACATCAGGAATCTTCATGAAACTCTCAATCAAATCCATTGCATCATCAGCCGCCTGAATCTCAGTAGTTAACATATTGGTACAGTACCGAATCGTAGGAGTGATAACTAAATCCGTTTCTACCAGACCGACAATATCCTGTTCAGTGTAATTGTCAAACTTTTCCATCTCTTTGGTCAAGTCCTCTACACCAACAGTCGGATCAAAAATCGTCTTAGTATTATACCCCTTTTTCTCATAATACCTGAGCAAAGAATATTTTCTGAGCCTATGATAATAGTAATCATAATTATCCAGACTGCTTAACTCTCTAGCATCAGCTAAATATTTCAATCCATCATTCGCCTGAAATATCTCATACTGTTCTTTATACGATGAAAGATATGAATCAATCGTAAATTCGTCAATATCTTTAACCCCTTGCATATATGAGTTAAAGATAGCCACATAGATCAATTCATACAATGTTTCTGTATCGAAATCCGTCCTGTCCAAAGGTCGGTCAATATCATCAATCAAAGTGGGGTCGAGCATTAAACACCCAATCGTATTCAGAATTGCCCGTTTATCAGTTAGTGTTTCATACATTCGCATCTCCCCCAATAGATGTTATATCTATTTGTTTAATTTTCTTCTGTTTCGTGTCTATATAAACAGTCTTGTGTTTATACATACCTTTAGTGTTAACATCTTTGTTCCTGTCCTCAACACCCTTAACAGCCTTATAATGAGCCTGTGCTTCAGTATAATAATAAGGAATAAGACCAACGATATCTTCACCAAAATCTTTTTCAAGAATGTTCCGCATGTAGGTAAGTGTAGCATACAGTCCTTGGAATGTAAAGGCATATTTTTTAATATAGTTTTCTGTAAGCGCATACACCTTAACCGGAAGTTCTGAAACGCCTATATTCTTTTTTAAATAATCATAATATAAATTCTTCTGAATATACTCTTCATCTGTAAGACCGTCTTTAAGTTCGACCTGCGCTTTAGGCTTTGCTCTGGTCTTCTTTTCTTCTGCTTTCTTCTGAACTTGTTCTTCCTTATCTACATGAATGGCCTTGGCAGCAGCACGGAAACATGTGATATGCGCATAGCGATTCTTATAAGGGATTGATTCATTATTATCTTCAATTGGAAGTCCACATAACACACATTTCCGCTTTCTGCCTTTAGCCATTACATTCTCCTTTTTAATTTAAATATGACAATCTACAATAGTTGCGACCCAATCAAACTCAGCCGTATCAATAAAGCGCTCTTTAAAATGAAGATCCCATTCAAGTTCATCGGCAGGATCACCATCTGTACAAGCCCACCAGCCCATTTGAGACGGCTCATGCCAAATACCATCTGGAGTTACAACCGCATGATAACAAGGGAGTTCCTGAGTTTTGATATATGTCTCTGCATCTTTAAAACGCTTTTTATAATATTCAGGGTTATAGAAGAAGTACTTATCCTTTTCTCCATCAGCGCCTTCAATATTCACATTCCACCATTTAATTATATCTTCTCTTTCTTTCGTGTCAAGAGGTTGCACCCATTTAACATGACGCACAAAAGCACTATTTGTATGATGAATATTCCCATATCCTGCACGAGCAGTTGGAATTATTGTCAGCGCATCACTAAAGCGACCGCCAACCTGATACCAATCCCACTTACTATGAGGATTATAAGTACTTAAAATATTGTTATCATCATCTACCATATTACCATACCATTCACATGCTTCTTGGAAGATTTCATCATCAGACATATCTTTACATGTATTCGGATATTCTTCTCGCATCTTATTAATAGCCTGAGTACGTGTATACTTAATATAAGGCTCTACTTCCAAATTCTCATTATAAGGCGCAAGCAGGTCTTCAACGAACTGGTCTTCTTCATGTAGAACTAATACTGCAAAATGACTCATTATGTACTCTCCTTTTTCTTGTTAATTCCATTTTCACAAATCTGCACTTCATTACCCATCTGCGCTGGTTGACCTACATATGGACAATTAATACAAGCTGGGTGTGAAGCACAGATTTGGAGCATTTGTTGAGCATAATTATTTTGTTGATTACCCATGATGTCTATATTGATTCCGTTTATATTCATAAGTATTACCTATTAAATGTGAAAAATATCTTTCAAATGAATTGTGGATATTCATTTGAAAGATATTGAATTAATTAATTATTATTACTATGAGCACTTAGATCTTGTTTTAATTTTTTCTAATGTCGAGTCTCTTAATTGATATCTATCAAATTCCAAAGCTTCCTCTACTGTATAATTACAACTATTTAATCTTGCTTTGGTTCTAAAATAGTCAAGATTAAGTTCATCGCACCATTGTGCAAGTGTTTGAGTACGTCCTTTATAAGTGAGAAGCTTATTGGTAGAAACATTATTAGCTTGCTCTGTAACAGTCGCCCATCTACAATTTGATGGTTCATAATTACCATTGCCATCAATTCGATCAATTGTTAAATCATCTTGATATCCATGTGACAATGCCCAATCTTTAAAAATAAACCAATCATACCACTCATCGCATACTTTAATTCCACGTCCACCATACAAGTCATAATGTATATTATATTTAGAATCGCATCTATTTCTCATAGCACCCCAAATACGATACAAGCGCTCATACTTAGGATTTGTACTATCGCCATTCCAACATCCAGTCTCTTTATTCCTCTGAGCGGTTAATTCTGATTGTAAACATCCACATGATTGAGTATTACCAGTACGCAGTAAAATTTGACTCACAATCACTTCATTCCCACAGTCACATTTACATCTTAATTTACGATCACTTTTTTCATCGCAACCCAAATCTTCTATTACGGTTAGCCGACCAAATTTTTGACCGACTAACCAAATACCATGACAGCGAACGCATCCCGATTGGTTCTTTCTTACATATTTTTTTAAATCGCATCCATGTTTAGTAGATAAATTCCCGCATTTACTACATTGGCAATTCCATGTCAACATTCTTTTATTATATTTAATTTTAGTTTTTTCTGTTTCTTCTTCATTTAATCCTAGAACTACTAAATCACCGAATTGTTTTCCTGTTAAATCTTCATATACACCCGGCTTACTCATTAAGCAAATCCTTCATATCTGAAAGAATAACTTCTACAGCTTCCTGCTGCTTAGGTGTGCAATTAGAAACCAATGCACCTTTGCCAAGAACATTTTCAACAATTTCAGTGATTTTTTCTTTAGAACCAAACTTCTCAACAATCTGAGCGCCAATTTCTCCGACTTCATTCATGACATCTTCAAAGTCTCGTTTTTCGGTTTCAAACATAGCATCACGCTCTTCTTTAGAAGTTGGTGTAATACCTTCAGCCTTAGCCTGTCGATCAATTGCATCATAATAAGCTTTTACAAGATTACCTGCTGTAAAATCCTCAATAATTGGATCAAAATATTCGTTTCTTGTTCTTGCAAAACATTCTGGTGTATCTACAAGTAACAGAGAAGAATGAATTGATTTTCCGGTATCAGGATCAGCCCCGTTGCTTTTTACATAGCCAATAATTTCACTATGATTAATAAGGATAGGAAGCATTCTCTTCGCATCGCCTACAGGGAAATTCTTTCCTGTATCATCTGTCATGGTATGAAGAATAAATACAACACAGAATCCAGAACCAATTACTTTAAGAATTTCTGACTCCCATTCTGCTTTCAGGTCACCCCATAAGCCATAACCACCATTACCTTCTTTAATTTTGTTAACACCTTCTGTATTAGCGACATATTTTTCACAATAGGAATAAAGAATTTCCATTTCATCAAGAACAAGAGTTTGAAAATTTTTATGTATCGTTTCAAAATTTTTGCGATTACAAAATACTTTTACAAAATCTTTAAACTCTTTCCATGAAAGAATAGGCTGAAAAGGAACATTATTAAGACCACTCAGTCCACTCTTACCAAAAGCAAGATAATATGGACGCTCCATTTTTGTTGCAACAGGTGTCTTTCCTAAACCGCCTCTACCATAAATCGTAATAACCAAACCATCAGTTGTTTTTTGAACCCTAGACATTTGAGGATTCATAAGATCGTCTAATGAAAATCCCATAATTATATATCTCCTTTATTGAATATTTGTCCCCAATAATATACATTATTAGGGACAAATTTAATTTTATTATATATCACATATCATATATTATTTATATCAGATATTAAGATTCAGCGTCCTACCATGCCTTGCACCGCTAGGTCTTGCATTATCCGCACCAGCACCAGTCTTCGACTTATTTTTACCCTCTTCAATCTCACGCTCACGCTCCTTAATAGCCGCCTGAATCGTTGCCATATCATAAGGAATATGATCCTTGTCTGTCTCTTCATCACCGTCATAAGGCTCAGAACCACCTGTCACAAGCAGCTCATTAATATAAGTCCTACGAACCTCTTTCTTAGGTTTACCGAAGGCTACAGGCTTCTCGATAGTCTCTTCAATGCTGTTGTTAATAATATCACCATAAAACTCAACTGTCTGACCGGGTTCATAAGTGGCTTCACATGCATCCGCAAGTTCCTCAGGCACAATCAGGTCAATAGGTTCAATTCCGTTATAAGTCGGCATCCAACCACTAATCTTGAGTCTACCAGTCTCACTCATTTCACCATCAGCATCCTTGCCCATTTCAGGTGTAATAGACTGAATAAACATTTCAACCTCAAATGTAGCGTCAGGTTCTACATCAGCTTTATTGCGAATCCTATTAAAGAAACTACCACGATAGCCAACAATCTCATTACCATTTTGTCCTCTATAAGGATTCAGCTGACCATTTGCACGAATTACATCCGCAGCATCATCACCTACATCAGCCACAGACTGGAATTCATTCATCACAGTAACCAGTCCTGCATAGGTTTTGTTCTCAGTTTTATCAGCCTTCTTCTCTTTAGAACGCACATTAAATGTGACAAAATTCTTATCACTAGTCTTCACCGTGACAGAACCCTCAATATGCTTCTCACCAGTCTTAGGGTCTGTCTTAATCTCAAGCTTCTTATCTGTCAGAAGTCCTACTGCTGTTGCCTTTGTCTTTGCCTGTCTCAGATTTGTTTCCATACTCATTTTCTCCTTATTTTAATTATTAATTGTTTGTTCTTGTATTTGCAAGCGCAATAGCATCAGCAAGTTCTTCTACTCTTTTCTGTCTGCGTTTTGCCGCTCGTCTTTCTTTCTTACGTTGAATCTTTGCTTCGATCCGCTTTTCTTCTTCTTCGAGTTCTTTCTTGGCCTGAGCCAGCTCTTCATTCCTCTTCATTACCTTATGTGCATCTCTAATAGCTTTATTAAACATAGAATTGCCAGTCTTTTCATCTCTACTCATCAAACGCTTAGTGATGCAAATACCAATACCAACATCCAGATTAAAGGCGTCATCTTTATCACAGACCGCTTTGGTTGAAGTACCATCAGCAAATGTCACAATTACTACTTTATTATTAATTGTTTTAACATCTGTGATTACTGGTGTTTTATAACGAAGTACATGAGATGTGTCAATATCAAAAGTAATTGGTTCCCACTTATCTGCTCCGCAATCTATAAAAAACGTATACTTCATAGGTTTTTCTTTACATGGCATAATCTTCATCTCCTTTAATAAAATAATCTTTCATCATTGTTAATATCTTCTGTCCAATAAGTTTCATATTTAATTATTTTTATTCGTTTACATTTTGGGCACATGCATAATTTAGTACTGCATGAACCGCTATCGTTCCACCATGTCTCTACCCCCTTATCTTGTAACGAAAAGGAATGATCACAGTGCTTACACTGAATCAATTCCATATCAATAACTTCCTTTCTATAGAGTACGTTGAGTTAGTTATCTCTCAACGTCTGTCTATATTCTATACTTTTAATTTTATATTGTCAATCATCTTTTTCATCTTCGTTTCCAAAAGGTATCCTATAAGTAATCTCAGCACCACAATTGGTACAATGACACATTTGATAAATACCCTCGCCCTCTTCTCCAAAATCTTCAAAACTGAAATCTGCATCCCAGATCACAGCTCTTGCTAAACAATGAAAACACTCATACACTATCATCACCACCTTTTTTGATATATTCCAGTAATTCACTTGGCTTACCAACAAAGAATGGCTCTTCTTCCCAACTACTTACTTCAATAGTCAGAACATCATCTGCATTTCCATTATTATTAAATTGATGAGTTACTTTATAATTATAGTCACACCAGTCTTTTGTTTCCCAAGTAGGCGCATATAAATATAAATTTCCAACTCCATCTTTGAAATCATGAACATATTGTGCAGCCAGATCGGTTATTCCGTTTGCATAATCATGTCCGTAATCAGGAATTCCATTAACCATAATCTTGTGTAGCAGCCATTCACATAATGATTTACCCACACCTTCAAGATAGCCATCAAACTGTTGATATACATAAGCTACTTTTGATTCACCGTTTTTGTTTTTTTCAATAAAACTAATCGTACTTCTTGTCCCCATTTAATTACCTCTCCATTTGTAATATGCTTCTAAAAAACCAGTACCACAATAAATTCTTTCACCATCTTTCCACACATGATATACACAATTAGTATAATACCGATTATTCTTGTACCAATATTCATTTAAGGATTTATAAAAGGCTGTATCACCAGACCCCTCTAAACAATATAGAATAGTTTTATTAGCTTTACAGCCCTTAATCCATAATTCAAATTGCGTCATTATCTCACCAACATCATCTTGATCCATAATGGCAAATTACTATTACCAATCCAGTAATGAAAACCAATATCTAATCCCATTACTGCAACAATTATAATCATAATAATAAATGTATATATCCAAGATTTCATAAAGCGAATTCCTTTTTTTTAAATAGTGGGAAGTGTTGGTGCCGACCCAACTCCTATGGATTTTCAGTCCATCGCAATAACCGTATCTGCCAACTTCCCAATATATAATATAGATAATAGGGCATGAAGTAGTCGAAACTTCTCTTGCTGTGTATAAGACAGATGCGCTAACCGTTACACCAATGCCCTGTAAATGGAGTTTCTATCGTTCTCCTCACGCCAATTCAACGCCACTTATGATGCTTCCTGAATTGGTAATTGTGTGCATCAGCCACCACCCAGACTCGAACTGAGATTGACTGATTACAAATCAGTGCGCCTACCATTGGCAGATAGTGGCACAGCTCTAGGGAGGATCGAACTCACCTTTTCTGGCATGAAAAGCCAGCGTCCTAACCATTAGACTATAGAGCCTTATTTTTATTTGTTATACCAACAAACATAAGGATATTTTTTAATATCATCCCATGTTAGCGATCTATCCCAAACACTTATATTCGTTTCTTTTTCACCATCATGAAAGCGACCACATCCATCGAAAGAATTATAAAATCCATTAGCGACTTCCTGATAAAATTCTTTTGTAGTCATTACTTCTCCATACTCACATTCTGTTTTAACTTCTTCAATTGTTTTCATTATTTAATCCCCTGTAACTTTATTTTGTTTGTATATATCTTAATATAATTTTTTCTGGCAATGTACCACATAGAATAATATCATTTATTTGTGCGCCAACAATCCCAATTCCAAACATCCATAAAACAACTGCGGCACAAATTGCTAATCCAATAGCATCAGCGCCAAAATGGAAGCCTAAAATTATTACTCCAATGCCCATTAATATAAGAATTGATCCAATTACAATCCAAAAAATAGACGAACGAAATTCGTAGGTAATTACTCTTTGCGCCAAATCTTGTAAATAAGGGATAACGTTTTTATCGCCCCAATTTAATGCCAACCCAAATTGTTTCGCTAATTCTTGTAACGTCTGTTCATTAATTGTCATTTTAATTACTTTCTCCTTTGAATCGAAACATTAATTATCACAGCTAATAATTTTCTTGCCATCATCACAACCCACGATTTCTCAATCGGCAGGAATGCTCCTGTACTTGCATCCCAATCTTTAAATTCTTCATACAATGTTACTTTAGCTGAAATATCGGGATATTGTTCCTGTAAACCCTTCAATTCTCTAGCCCATGCATCCCACTGTTTGTCAGATATTATATTTTTATTTAAATGATAATATAAACAAGAATGGATAAGTATTTGATATCGCCGTTGTTGAATTTTTTCTGCTATTTTTAATTCTTCTCCAGTAAATAAATCATATGTGTTTTCTTTAATCATCTTTTAATCACCAAAGAATGCGCGGTTTATCGACCAATCTAAATTCAATTACATCAGCTTCGCCGCATCCAGCAGTTTTAGCTTTAATAGTTTTATAATATGTTCTGTCGTTTTTAAAATCTTTCTTCAGAAGCCTGACCGCATCCTTATAATGCGATCCATTATTTTCAATTTGATAACGACACCAGTCATTAATTTGCTTTCCGGTACATGTTTGGTCAAGTTGTAAAGAAAGTGGATTTAACATAGTAATACCTCCTTTTAGTGCCCCTGAGGGAATTCGAATCCCTGACCAATAGATTAAAAGTCTATTGCTCTAAACCAGCTGAGCTACAGGAGCATATTAATATTAAACTCGCTTGAAAAACACCCTTACAACAAAACTGCCACGAGTATTGAACAGCCACATCCACTAAACTGTTCTAAGTTTTTTTAAGAGGTACGTCCCTATATTGGATTTTGACGGGACGACATTACACGGATTTACACCGACACTCTCTTCAGATGTTAAACGGGGATAGAGAGAATTGAACTCCCATATGGTGGTTAACAGCCACCTGTTCTGCCATTGGACTATATCCCCTTTTAATATTACAAATGCGCATTATGTAATATAGAGTTATGAATATGTCTGCTTTGGGAATAGCTACTCACAGTAAAATTTGCGTTGTACACCACTTATACCATATTCCTCTAACGTCAAGGAGCGGAACTCGAATCCACACCCTCAATTTCCAAGCTGATTAGGCTCGACTTATGAGTTATCATCAATGTGACGTAGAGTTTGATCAATCCTCTACCGCTCTACCAATTAAGCTATCCTTGACACAATTGCACCACTATGAATCGAACATAGACCTCTTCCTATATGTCTGGAAGTGCGCTACCATTACGCCATAGTGCGAACACTTATCATACCTTTTCACCTGTCAGCAGTCGATCAGTCTGCTCCACCCTCAGTCACTCTTTTAATCTTCATCCCTCAGTGATATTCTTTGATAAGCGTCAATACATCCATCAATGCGTCCATCGATTTCTGTATTGAACATGACCCTAGAGATTCGAACTCTACCTTGTGGTTTTGGAGACCACCGTGCTATCCGCTAACACTAGAGCCATGTTTATATATAGTTGCATGCAACTTTCTTTTTAGCCAACAGGACGCTTTGTTTTGGTTATATAGATTAAAAGTCTATTCCTAAATAATTTTGCTGTAAGCGTCCCAATCATACGGAAAGGAGGTGTTAATATAATATTTTAAACAAATGAGTCCACCATTCTTCTACGATTTCCCAAATGTTTTCTTTATGTGTTTCTATTAATATATTTTTTGCTGATCTATCAATGTCCTGAAAGCACAATATTGATTCTAAATCTATGAAATCTTTGACTTTGGGGTAAAAGTAATATAAATCTATATCTATTTCTTTTTTAATTTCATCACACATATAACAATAAGTATCATGAAGAAAAGTCCAGAATGTAAAATCATTTACATAAGCATCCCACTTATTTTTATCTTCCATTTCCAGACGCTTCTCGTGCGAATGACTTAACAATTCCTTTGCTTCTTCATAAGTTAATGGTGACTCATCTAACCAATTAATTTTCATTTATTTTACCTTTTTCGAGTATTTTGTTTTATATTTTTCGTTTTTTTTGTAAGTGTCACATAAAAGCGTGGGAGGGATTCGAACCCCCGATGTCATTATAAGAATAGACATAGATTATTTGCTGTAAAAATCACGGGCATGATTCGTTTTTTCTTCCTTCGACCACTTGGATACCACGCTATAGTTACAAAACAGGATTCGTTATTAGGGATTTGAACCCATTCACTCAAATTTTTGCAGAATTTTCATTTATCCATTTTTGTTTTGCTGTGCGAACCCCAGAAAGCCGACCTATTGGATTCGAACCAATAACCTCGCCATTACCAGTGGAAGAAAATAATTGCTGCTAGGATTACAATCATGATCCATTCATCGTGCTCTACCGTTGAGCTAAGGTCGGCATAAGGGAGCAGTAAAGATTCGAACTTTAAAAGTATTTTGCAGAACTCAATCACTTTACATGATTGACGCTATCCCTAGCGATCTGCCCCCGTGTTAATTATTACAGGACACTGTTAAGAGAAAGAAGATTTCAAGTCTTGTTCTGTTAAGTTTGCTGTAAGTGTCCCTTGGAAAGTTTTATACATCATATAGATGTAAGTGCGTATTTTAATACAAAACAGTCATGCTTTCCGTTCATCTCTGTTTTGTAGTAGCTCCGGTCGGAGTCGAACCGACACTCCAATCATTAATGGAATCAGATTTTAAGTCTGACGCGTTCTGCCTATTTCGCCACGGAGCCATATATTTAATTCAGGTTATTGTTCCACTATCAACTACTTACAGAGTCCTCTTACTCAAGCCTGAATTAATCGGAGTGACAGGATTTGAACCTGCGGCCTCATAGACCCAAACCATGCGTTCTACCAGCTGAACTACACCCCGATTTTACTTATTGAATGGCGGGTATACGCCTGACCGATGCTGGCACCAGTCACCTTGAATTGCCTATGCCATTACTAGATAGGCTCACGTTCCCTAATCTTGTGTGCGATTGCTGTGCATGCGTCACGATCATGACGCATTCATTTACTTTTGTCTCAGTACTCTGTGCCTACTCAAAAGTAAACGTGTCCTTTCTCAGGACAAATGAATGGAATATATAGCGTCCATCGGCGCTTATGATACAGGTTTTAAGTGTCTGTATCCACTATATGAATTATCTGACCGTAATCGGTTCATATCGTTTTGCGTTGACAACCTGCATTACAAAATCCATAGGACTCATACCAATTGCGCCAATTAGATTCTTGAATGTACCCGCAGACTGACCACTTACAAGAATAACTCCCTTGCGATTCTTATCTGCGTGGAATACGTCATGACGGCTCTCGACATTCCAAAAGATAACAGAGGGAATCTCATAACCATTTCTAGCAAATTCGCTCCTCATCTGATCATAGAACGTCCAATTTTCACCACCACAATAATCAAATTCCATATCAGAAATGATAACCAATGCCTTAGGCATATCTTCCTGAGGAATATGATACTGAATAGCCGTATCAAGAATCATTTCAAAAGCAGCCTTACAATTGGTACTGCCACTCCAATTATGATAATTAATATTATTAAGAATCTGTTTCAGTGTCTTTCCCTTAATCTGCTGATAAGAAGGATTAGAACTGAAATTCATCCACAAATTCTTGAATGCCCCATGATTCCTTTGAGCAAAATAGATTGCCAGACTAACAGCTGTATCCATTGGTCTGCCCATCATAGAACCGGAAGTGTCTGCAATAACAATTGCGTTAGTGCCTTCATTTACATAATTAGGAAGCTGATCCCACTGTGCCTGAAGAACATTCTCTTCTGTTTCATTCAGAAGATTTCCAGAATAGTAGTTCGCGTTCCAACAATTATGAGATGAATACTTACTAATAATGTCATACGGATACAACGTACTGGAATTAATTTTCACTTCTCCAGTGACCGCTTTCTGCGCAAACTGGTTGAAGCGCTCTTCGTCATGCTTCTTAAAAGCATTTCTGTAAATCATCATGGCTCTGGAAGGAACTTCGGAGTACTTAATTTCATCCCAACGTCCAGTAGACATAAGTGCCTCTACGATACCAATCTGCTTACGCATCGCACGCACGATTCTCTTGAAATTATATACATCATATCCAAGTTTCTGTGCGGTCAGAATGCCAAGAGCACGAGTTTTGTCTGAAGAAGCATCTGCGGTCTTAATCCATTTAGCCAGAAGAGAGATAGCGTTTCCTTTAGCCATATTAGCGAGGTCTTCCTCAAACTGTTTCTTCATGGCTACCCACATTTCATTTTCAAGAGGAGTGCCGACCAGTTCATACAAATCATCATATCGACCATAAACACCAATCAGGTCAAGATTAGGACGGATTACCTCAGGATGGTATTTAGCGCAATATTTCAGAATAACCCTGAATACTTTGCGTTCTCCAAGACCAGATGTCTCTTCATCACCACGGATATCTCTTGCGTAAAAGAGAATTTTTGTGGCAATAAGAGGATTTGCCTTATATGCTTCCTCAAAAAGTGTGGTGATACGTGTTTCATCTGCATTTCTGAGAGCACCAATTGTACCGAACAAATCGAGCAGTGCATCACTTGTTGTGTTCAATGCAACAGCACCATTTTCAGTACGTGTCCATTTCTGTTCCTGTTTCATAGCTTCTGCAAAATTCATCTTTTTATCTCCTTTTTTCATGACACCGTATTGGGGATTCAACGCCCCTAGTTTTTTTGTAGTTGAATTATTTTCTTGTTACTTTGCTGTGTGTGTCACAGAATCGTATGGAATGGATTCGAACCACTGACCCGCTGACCCATAACTTGAATGTTTCGCTGTCATAATCACGAACATGATTAATGAATTCTTTTTTCAGCTGCTCTCCCAACTGAGCTACCATACGATATTCAGGACTCGTTATTTTCTTTGATCCGCTATCAAAATAATTTTGCTGTATGAGTCCCTTTTATTTAATTTTATTTTCTTTATACAGGACGCTAAAGGAGGGATAAACCGTGAAAAAGAGAATTATATAGTCTGATCATCATATCAAAGTCCATTGCTCATTGCTGCGTGCGTCCCAGACAGGGGTGAAGCGATTTGAACGCTCACGCCTTACGGCACAGGAATCAAAATCCTGCATGTCTCTCCAGTTTCATCACACCCCTATGTAGTAGCAAGTTCGCTTCCGTTCCCTTGCTACATTCTCTATTATACTCATCCAGAATACAATGTCAACACCTAATTTTTAATTTTTTCATGTTTATTTTCATACCTTTAAAACTCCAATACAAACAAGACATTTCCCTTTATTATCAAAGAAACTATATTCCGTTCCAAACTGGTCTTCTTCTCTAACGCATTTGACAATTTCATCAAACCGTCCATGAGTGTCAACATTACTGCCATCAACAAAATACCTGAAGCCAGAACCGTTTTCCGTTTCATAAATAAACATAGTAGATTTACGGCAACTAATATTAGCGCTCATAAAGACCATACAAATCAAAGTATCAGGATCAACAGCTTCAAACTCTTCACAAAACTCGTTAATAGTCATTACTTTGTCTTTTGTCATAAGTGTCCTCCCTTTAAGATTATCTAGTTATCAAACGCCCGTTCGTACTGTGCATTTATCATAATACGAACAGGCGTTTCTGTCAATATGGAATTTATAGGAACTTTATTTTCAGACTATTCCAATATGTTCTTATATTTCGTATAGAAAGAAGAACGAATTATCTTTCTGTCATATTGTAATTCAATTTTCTTTAGACGTTTGCTATATAAATAATCATAAAAATCAAGTCCTGTTTCCTTCATGCCTTTCTGGATCATATTGATCATTCCAGATTCGTGACACTGTTTCGTGTTAAACCATTTATCAATGTCTAAGAACACACAGACACGTTTAATTGTGACATAAATCGCTCTTCCGTTATGTAGTGGGTCATCATATTTTGTATTACGTTTGGTCTTAATTATCTTTCCGTTTTCTACAAGGCCAGTTACCCGTGCCATATCACCAGACATTGGATACAGTTCAAGTGTTTGATTCGACTCTTCTGCGAAATCAATTAAGTCCTGAGATATCGACAACACACCTCTGGACACCCTGATGGTTTTATTTTCTTTGTCGATATCATCCATAGATGCATTCCAAAAGTCTTCAAAATTCTTTCCCTCAAGACCTTCATATAATCCTAAGAAGATAAACTTATCACATGCATTAGGAAGCTGAGCACACCATGCAAGCATCTGTTCCCTTGTGACGAGTCGTTTCTGTTGAGCGACCTGATTCACACATCCAAGCAGCATATCTCTGTTAATCTCTAAGAAATGATTCTGACTATCAACGACTAAGTTCTGTTCAAGTGCCCACTGAGCGTACTGGCTAAGTCGGTTATTGATAACGTACAAGGTATCAATGGATTTAATATTCCATGTCTTGTACATATTCAACAACTCATATACAGTAAAATTAAATACATCCTTATCCAGTTGTTCTTCAAAAGCATTCGTCTTCTTAAAATCTAATTCTAACGCTTTGGGCGGCAGAACTACAGTTGCTTCTCTTTCGGCTTTATATCTCATTTTTGTTTCCTGATTATACATGGTGTCTCCCCTCCTTTCTTTTATAATTTATCTATTGCATTCAGCATAGACTTCTTAGTGACCTTATTAGAAAAGATGCGTTTATCTAATTCAGACACATGGCTGAGTTTTCTGGCAATCATAAAAGGCGTCCAATTCTTAGAGATGCCGTAGATCAAAATCAGTAGTTCTTCAAATGTAAAGCGCTTATCAAACCAATCTGGATTCTCTTCTACGAACGCATTAATGCCGTTTTTCAGCCTATTTTTGACGCCCAAGATATCTGACATAGGAGAAGATTTCATTCCCTTGAAGAAAATAAAATCTACTATATTACCTGCATAGCTGAAATTAATTTGACCACCATTCCTAAGTACTTTTCCTTTAAGGTCAAACATGGTGTCTGTATTAAGTCGTTCTAATGCGATATTAGCAGGACTGGACATGTTCATAGATGCAGAATCAACCTTGCGCATTTTTGTCTTCTGGTCTTCTTGATAAATAAACTGTTTCACTTTATCATCGGGGAAAGAAATAATGCGTAACTCAATAGGATAGTTAAAGTCTTCATTGACTTCTTTTAGCTGACACATTGCCAGATAACGGTGATAACCATCAGAGATATCAAAAGCGGGTATCTGATTGATTGTTAATAGATTCCGTCTCTGATCATATGTCCAGTCAGTTGTCTCAGGCATATTTAATGTAATTACATTAGGAATGAAATTACCCTGAGACAGGCTTGCTTTAATTTCTTTTACTGCCTTTGCATTGATAGCAATTTTATAGGATTCTTTATTGCCTCGTACAATACGTTGCATTGTGCGCTGTGCATTTGCGTTGTAATTAATAAGCTGAGCCTTACGCAATTCAATTAAAAAGTTTACATCAGCTGCACCAATCCATTGATCAGGTGCTACCTGAATACATTGAATATCAATTGGGAATTCAAATTCATCTCGCTCATATTGCTGGGTGCTATAAAAAGAAATTTCATTCTCTGTGAAGAATTCTTTTGCTTTATCAGGTTTAATCTTATTGCAGATCAGGAAGAGTAAGAACTCATTGTCCTCTTCCATGTTAGTACGACCCGCAATAATATCTGTTATGATACCAGTAGGAACATTATTTTCAGCTTCAATCTGTGTTGTTATCTCATTTAATTTTTCTTGGTTAAACACAAGGCTGTTACATCTGGAGCGCAGATATTCAACCAATTCTTTTTTCTCTTTTAACATTTGAAGCCTCCTTTCTATACTGGAATGGTATCATATAATTATATTTTCTGTCAATGTATTTGCTTTAATTTGTAAGAATATATTTGCCGATGCTTTGATCTCTTGCTGGAGTCCCCGATATGTTAGCCCGTTTTCCCACAGGCAACCATCAGCGGTATAAATTTTATATAATTTACGCCACTTCTTTGTAAAAGGGTTATAAAAACTATCATCTATTACTTTGATTCCATATTTTCCTTCAAGATATCTGATTCCTTTCATTAAGACCACCCCATTACTTCAAAAGCTTGTTCTTTTAATTTTTTAAAATAAATCGAATGTAATTTTTTTAATTCGTTTTGCCAGTATATTCCAAAATAAAGAGCTAAATCTCCGGGATGCTGTCGCATAATATAATACCCTATATATTCGAAATCTTGTACTGAATAAGATGCAACAGCTTGCACATATTCATCTTCCATTATTAATTTCAAATTGCCATTTGCATCACGAATAGTAGATATTTCTACTTTACATTCTTTTCTATATTCGTTCGTAAGTCTTCTTACTATATCAAAAATTTTTTGCTTTTCTGATTTTGGTAAAGCCATGTATTCTCCTTATATTATTCAGCCGCGGCCTCCAGATACTCAACCACGTCATTAATCAGATCCTGAAGTCTGTCTTCAATTTCGCTTTCATCGTCATCCTCGTCCTCGTTTTCATCAAGGTCATGAATCTGATCAGTCTCATAATCCTCATACTCAGAAATGAACTCATCAATTGCATCAATGGCTTCGTTCATATTATCCTGTGCTTCCTGACTCATTTCACCACGCATGCTATACTGAAGATTCTCAGGCATGGAATCAAAAGCCATTTCTTCATCCATGAGCACCATTTCGATGTCAGATTTAATTCCCTCAAGCTGTTCAATATCAACAGGCGTAGAGACGTTCTCCATAGTAGCAGTGATGTTGTTAAGTTCTTTTCTTCTCTGGTTATTCATTCTTTTAATCTCCTTTTTTATCTTCTATTCCACATATTGATTGCTTCTTGTTTGTTTGTCCAAGTATCAAATGTAGCACGACAGTTGGGACATTTAACTCGCCATCCATTATTAGCTATTTTGCTTAAAGGTATAAGTTGTATTTGTTCTGGTGGACAGTGACAAAACGGACATTCCATTTTGATTCGTTTATCAGTCATTATTTTCTTCCTCTCGTTTCATAAAAGCGATTCTATCATCAATCCAATATTTAAGTGTTTCTTCTATTCTTTCTGCTGAATGTCCTTTATCTCGATTAGTTTCTCTTATCTCTGCTATAATTGCATTATCAAGCATAGTCATAAGATCTAAAAGATTATTTATACGTATCTGTTGAGGTGTCATAATAGCCTGTTTCCTTTTTTAATCGTTCTTCATCTTTACGTGTGTCAGGAATGTAGTAGTCGTAGCCCCAAGCCGATTTGATAGCTACACAATACCAGTATCCATCTTTCATTTCCATCTCAAAAGCGATTTGCGTTGGTAACCGGGGTGCCTGTTCAAAATATGAGGACAATTCTTTACGGAACTGAGCCAGTGTTTTTGTTTCATGATTAATATGATGCTTATGAGATATGTCGTATATCTGTCGTGTCATTTCATTAAAGGTCATTTATTTTTCTCCATTTATCAATAACTTCATTAATATAAAACCCTCTAATAATATCTTCTAACCAAAGAAGATCATCAATTTTAAGTGCGTCTATTACGGCGTCTCTATCTTCCATTTCATCCAAGTAAAATCCAAGGAGTATCATATTATTTGGATACAATTTTTTATAGTTCCATATTGTACTATAATATTTATTAAGTATTTCTCCAGTAATAATAATATAAGTTGCCATATGATCTTCATACGGTGTTAAAGAACTAAGCCAATCAACATATTTTTGAATTTCTTCTGTTGTGTCCGCTTTAATAACAAATCCCAATCCATCTCTATTACGGATTTCTTCCATATCATCTATAGTTACTGGTTCAAATCTATAAAAAGTCGTTTGAAACATAACTATTACTCCTCTCCAAATAAGCTGCCTGTGTCTCTCTTCTTTCCAGAAGAAATGATACTACCCATAACATCTGCGGTTCTTTTTCTGTTGGCTTCTTCATTACCACGGATATATCTTTGCGTTGTGGCAACAGATTCATGATTCATCTGTTGTCTCACCAATTCAATATCGTGTGTTCTGTCATAAAGAAGTGTCCCAAAAGTAGCACGAAGAGCATGTGGCGTGATTTTTTCATCTCCATCAGTAATTGATCTGGAATATTTATCAACTACAGAACGGATTCCTGTGTCAGACAATCGTCTCTTTTCATTCGAAATAAACAGCGCTTGCTCATCCATTTTATTTGCTTTAGTAAGAATTTCTTCCCTTTTAAGTAGCCATTTCCGCAATACAGTTTTTGTTTCTTCAGGGATATTATGAAGATTTACCTTATCACCTTTATCTGTAACTCTGATGCAGCTGTTTTCAAAATCTACATCTGAAACATTCATGTTTTTAAGAGCAGTAATACGAATTCCAGTTGTTAAGAACACCATAACAATTGCCATATCTCTGGATCGGTATTCATTTTGTAACCAGAGTGCCCGTTCATTACCAACACCAATTTCAATGTTCCTGAACATCTGATGCATCTGTTTAATGGTTAGGTGCTTCTTTTGCCTTTTTTCCTTTGTCTCTTGACTTTCAATAAATTTAGGACGTTCTGCATCTTCCATGAAGTTGTATTTGATTTTCCTAGATGCTTTTAAATATTTTGCAAAGCATTTGATTGCAGAATATTTTGCAATCTGGTTGGAAGAAGACAACTTACTCTGTGCATCTGCATACCTCGTATAATCATCCAGTTCAATATCTGTTATATCTTTCTGTATATAATTTAAGAAATGGAGAACATACAATAAGTAATTGTAGATGGTTCTGCGTGAACGTTTTGTTCCACTCTTTGCCCAGTTTTTGAATCCTTCCAAGTAAGGCTTGTCTGGGTTCTTATTAATAACATCGGCAATTTTTTTATCAAACATTTCGTTATCTAACTGTTTACCTGTCATCTTCTGTACCCCCTTGTTCTATCTTTTATATCAAAACCGCCAAATTCTTTATACTTTTCATAAGAAACAATTTCTTTTTTATCAGTGTTATGATATGTAATACAATAATTATGAGTTGCGTTGTCCCAGCCAAGCCGATAAAAATATTTGTCTTTCATATGATAATGGAGAAGACAATCTTCTTTTGTTTTTTTATTAAATGCATGTCTTTCCCAACACCAACATGTTCCATGATCCATTCGCCATTGAATATCTGCTATATATTTTTCTTTTGAATAGTTTCTGTATACCTTATGCGTATTAAGTCCCATCAGAACATTGTCACCTTCAATAGCGTCTTCCGTTTTCTTGTTGGTATATACCCATTTGCAATGATATACTTTTTCGCCAGTTGCTGTCCAACGTTCACACATATCGACTGTATCGATATAAGTCTCTTTTCCCTCTTCAATCGCTTTTCTAATAGTTCCCGTCTTCTCATTAAAATTATTCATCTGTGTATAGAAATATATAAATGGAAAAACAAGAATAATGATTAGTCCAATCATATAACCAACTCCTTTCCAACAATTTGTTTGTGTATAAACTATAACATTTACATACCTTATCTGTCAAGTATTATTTCTCTTATTATTTAATTTTCTATTGTTTATATTTTTTTAATAATTATCTTCTTTAATTATCTATTTACAAAATGTTTTTTATCCTGTATAATAGAGGGTGGACGGGGCGGGTGATACTAATAATATAATATATATTTCTATAATATATTAATACAAATATATATCTATAATTATTATCTTAACCCTCCCGCCACCCACTGATTATAATAATAAAATATTATTTTGTCAATATTTAATTTTTATTTCTTTAGTGTCCGTAATGCAATACCACCAGATCTTCCCAATCATCTGGGTTAAATCCTTTTAACAAATCCAGACAAGGTTTGTATCGTCTGTAATACTCTTCCTTTTCAATTACATCTTCTAACATCTGGATAGCGTCTTTAATCGGAATTTCCGATAAAAGTTCTCCGTAAGCGTCTTCTGTTATTTCCGTATTACCATCATCTGCAAGGATATAACAATTGGTAGCCGGGTATTTATTAAAGTTAAGACTCGGCACACAGCACAAATCAAACATAGCAATCTTTTCACCCCATGCTTTATTGCCCCAATTATAATGATGTTTATCAACTATATATAATTTACTTTCGTATCCCATATTTATCTCCTTTCACTTATTTAATCACAGGGAAAATAATAGCAATTCTGTTTTCAAATGGATAAGCCGCACCATCTTCATATGCATATATCAACACTGGTTTACTTCCACCAGCGATGTATACATGATATTTAGTTTTCTTTCCTGCAATATTGAATCCAATCACTAATCTGTTATCAACGAACGCATGAATCGGGAAGAATTTATTTTCTGCTTCAAGCTTCCATAGTGTGCTTTTATTTTTTGTATCTTTTACCTTGGACATTTTATCAGGTGTTACCAGATAATAGGCACCTGCTTCAGTTGTTTCCCAGAGTTTCTTTAAGCCTATATGATGCGCATAAAATTTAGTTGCGTCCAGCGTCCACCTATCAGCAGGAATGGTATAAATAATCGTTCCCCTGCGATCAGTTACATAATATTCTCGTCTCTCTTCACACCAATCATAATAGAACGTATCATCTTGCATCTTGTCCTGAATCTTGTCTGTGTACTTGTAATAGTCTGTCATCGTATCTTCCTTTCTGCGGTCAGAATAACTGCAAAAATTGATTAATTTCTGTTGTCTGGGTGTGTTCTGGTATAAGTGACGGGGTAGAATGTTAAGACTTAAATTTAGCCAAATTCGAACCTTACACAACCTTCATTGTAATTATCCATATACCAACTATCAATTTCTTCCATGACTTCAAAGACATCTTCCTTATTACACATCGGACTTCCTTCAAAATAATTATTAAACACTTCTTCTACTGCTGCAAAGTCACTTGTCCAGAATTTAAAAGTAACGGTTCCATCTCCATTATCATAAATATAAATTGTCATTATTATATTCCTTTCTTTTAAATAGGCATTGTCACAAGCACATTTCCGTTTTCGCTCTGAGAGACTTCATCAAAACCGAAAACATATCACTCATTCTTTAATCTCCTTTGTAATATCTTTCCAACCAATGCTGTCACAATAATAATATTTCTTTTTATTTGTTTCCATATCCTGAACAAGGACAACATCACTTACACTCATTGAATGTCCTCTATATCCATCGGGATGGTTAATATTGAATATTTCAAAAAGATACCCAAGTAAATCCATATCGTCAGCTGCTTCTTCATATCCGTTCCAAACAGAACGGTAAGGCTTGAAAGACCAATCTGCCATTTTATTAGCCAGTTTCCAATTCAAGAAAGCAAAAGGAACATTCGCTCTAACCTGATAAATAACGTATCTGTAATTCTTCATTCTCTTAGTCCTCCCAATCTGCATCTTCATATTCCTGCGCATCTCTGATTACATAGTCAAGAATATCTGTGAAGAAATCTTCTTCCGTGCTATCGATGATTTCTTTAATTAGTTTCTCTTTATAAATTTCATAAACGTCTTCAAAGCGCCATTTAATAAAATCAAGCAGTTCTGAATAATTATTTCCGTCATTCAGATATTCCTCACATACCTTGCGACCATCTTCATCTAACATCGGGTAGAATTCATCCCAGAAGATTTCGCCACCCCAATTATCTTCTGCGATTTTGATTGGATCTTCATTTCTGTAGTCGAATGTATAAATTGTATGCCAGTCCGGAATCCACGAATTATAATCTGTGAAATAGAAGACATCAATTTCTCCTGTTTCAGGATGAATCCCCACACGAGTAATATAAACGGGATCATGGAGCACATCGCTGTATGCCTGTTTCATGGTCTTAATGATTGCGTCATAATTCTTTTCCATCATTTCAGAAATCTTCATGTTAATCCCCTTTCTATTTACCTGTCGTTAATTGGCAAATCGTACTTATCAAAATCATCTGGTCTTGCATAGAGAACAAAGTCGCCACAATCAGCACCCGTTTCTGTTTCACTCATCTGTTTATATTTTTCTGTTGCGTTGGATAGTAGTGTTTCGTATTTATCCCAATCAATATCACCGTCTTTCTTTTCAAACGATTCATACATGAAGCTTTCACTTGCCACTTCATCAATCCAAGTATTGTATTCGCTTTCTGTAATTTCTTTATAATGATTTGACACACAACAGTTTCTTTTAAATACCATAATGTATTTCATTTGTATCCCTTTCTCTTTAATAAGCGGGTTTCAATGTATTCAGATCATATAACTCCTCAGGATAAATGTGCAGTTGTATTTTCTCTTTTTTATCATTATCAGATAATAAAGTACATAAATACATTGGCTGACACTCTTCATCACATTCTTGAAGAGTAAGCTGTCGCTCGACTTTTATCACCCTTCCATCATATTCCTGATAATCAGAATAATCAGTTTGAAATAAATAAAGTTTTCCAATTTCAATCATTTGCGTTCTCCTTTTAATTAATGATTAAATCTAATATAAACATTCATCCAGTCCTCACCGAAGTAATCGATGAATTGTTTCTCTACCTCAGGATATTTCTCTAAGATAGTTATTTTAGCGTTTGAATCCCAATCAATAATCGCACACCAGTCGCCAACATATTCTCCCTTGCTGAATCGTAATGTGTCAAGCAACCAGTTCATTGACTCTTGACGGCGGATTTTACGGATGCAGTCTTTCAGAGAAATGAACTGTGAAGGAAAGATGATATTGTACATTACATCATCGATTTCACTTCCTTCAACTCGCACGCCACTAATTTTAGGATCAAAATTAATCATTTATTTTATCTCCCTTCTATTTAGTCCATTAACGGATTCTCTTCAAACATATCATTCCAATAATAATCAAGTGCTTTTTCCCAATCATCATCAGAAATACCATATGCATTAGCTAACTCAACATCATCAAAAATAACGTATTCATGGTAAAGGTCATGAAGATAAGCACCAATTTTATAATCTTCAATTCCCTGTTCCCTTAACTGTTCTACTCTGTCTCTGTAATAAAGTATTTCTGTGTCAATCCGAATCTTCTGTTCTTTCAGTGTTAGGGCATCAACGTCTTTCTTAGTAATTTCTTCGTAGGTCATGTTAATTATCTCCCTTCTAATTAATGAAACAGCATGTCCAGATCAACTTCTGTATCATTATGACCAATTGTTAATTTCCAGTCATTTGCTCTTGCCCATTTACGGCATTCCATTGTGGTTCCTTTAAATGCAATCACTGTATCGTATTCCAAGTTCTCATATACAACAGCGTTTGGTGCGTTGTCTATCCTTATTCCAAAGCGTGGTTCGTATCCGCTTTGGATTGAAAAATCATATAGTCCATCTGTACTATCAGCTGTATAAACTTCATTAAGCCAATTGTTAAAATTAGGTTCAAACCCTTCAGCTTTACACTCTTTAATACAAGGTTTTTCATTTTTCTTGTACCATGCTTCAATAATCCATATAGGGAAAAGCATTTCTGTAAGATTGCTATTATCACATTCTGTTTTACTAAATAATCCTGTTGAATCACAGTAGATACATACGGGAATAGGTTTAATGTTTTTCATAATTATCTTCCTTTCTTTAATTAAAATTCATATCTATATACATCAGGTTCTTTTGTTGCCCACTTATCAAATGACAAGTCAAGACCAAGTTCATTTACGCATTGCTGAACAATTTCTTTATCTTTGTAACCAATGTCCAGCGTTTCGATATCCCTATATTCACCATTCTCATCTTTACTACCCCAGAGCCAATTATCAATTTTCATTGCGGGATAGAATCCGATATCATAACCGAACAAGGTATTCAACCATGCGTGCCGATCAATGTCTGCATAGCACTCAGTACCAAGTTTCATTTCCATGAGGTCTTTGATCCAGAATTCCATTGCAGGAGTTCCGATCTCATCATGGTCAAAATAACCTGCAAAATCTACGAGCAATTCAATTGCATCTTCTCTCGTCATAGCGTTCGTCTCCTTTATTAATTAATTATGAATCACCATCGTATCAACAAACGTACCACCATATGCACCGCCATTCAGTAACATGTCGCCAAGCGTTTTCATATCAATGGGTTCGATTGTGTAATTGGAAGGATCATCAACTTCTTCTTTAATTTCTTCGATGCCACCTAACTCGGGATAATGGTTAATTTCCATTGCACGTTTTAAAGCATACTTTTCAGGGTTCTCTTCCCTTGCAGTGTTTACAATAAACTGTGTAAAGTCAGTTTCAAAAGTCACCACATACAAATCCATTTTGTTCATCATAATTAATCTCCTTTTCTCTTAACACAGACACTCGCCATCTATTCCTAAAGCAGGAATTGAAATATCAAAGATTTCTGTTCCTGCGTTATATCCTCGCCAAAAATCTGTCAGATATGTAGGTTCCGTTTCGCTCATATAATCAAACAAACTATCGCATACTGTCTCAATCCAAGCAGTATCTTCTTCATGTGCTTCATCTGCATTAGCACACATTTGCTCAATATCATATCCTCTTGTCTGAATTTCATCCCAATCTTCTTCAGGGATAATGTAGTATTTCTCTTCAAGATATTCATTGACCAGCGATGCTTCAATCGCATCTGCAAGGTCAGGGTCACCAATGCGGTCAACGTGTTTCCAGATACTCATAAGTCTTTCTGTCATGTTCAAATCCTTTCTGTTGCTTTAATTGCGGTTGCGTTAACTGTTTCTTTTATTTCATCATTACCATTCAGAATCCAAAGCTGTTCAATGATGTATTCAGGATCAACTTGCGTCAGGAACGTAAACCAGTGTGACCTGAAGAATCGATTAATAGAATGGATTGTTGTAATTGCTCTCCATTTTCCATCAATTGATTTTGGATTATGGAGATATTTCAACGCTCCCTTGTAATCGTGTGTTGCCTGAATAATAATTGCGTTGGCAAAATCTTCCCAAGGTTGACGACTATCATAATTAATCATCTCCATATTCTTCTTCCTTTCTTGCTACAAGCATTAAGTATTTCTTTGGTGTTTTGTTGTACAACCGAATCGTGTGACCACTTGACCAGCAATTCAGGTAGCGTTCCTGAATAATTGCGGTCTTGAATCCGTCACACATCAGAACCATGTTTCCGTAACCAAGCGTTCCTTCTCGAAGTGTAATAATATCAGGTTCTTTGTTTGCTTTTCGGCAATTCTCTGTGTAACGATTAATGAATTCTGCTACCGCTGTACAGGTATATAATGTCTGTTTCATTTAATCTCATACTCCTTTCCGTTTATCTTTGTTCCTTTTAATCCCCTTAATCTGTTTACTTCAGACTGAAGATCATCAGGGATGTTAAGCACTGTGATCAGCACTTCATCTTTAAACAGATAAGCGCCGTTTCCGTAAAGTAGGATTTTGTTTGGCTTGCGTTGTGACAGATAAAGACCATCGACCCATTTCTTCAGGTTAACGCTTCCACTTGTTTCTGCATGTGTTACTCCATGTCTCCACACACGGCGAACAATTTTTGCTTGAACAGATTTTTGTATGCCACATCTCTGTGCCATCCGAACTGATG